TTATTTCCCCTCTTTAATATTCTCTCTTCGTGCCTTTATTATATAATATAAAATTTAATTTATAAATATTAAAAATAAATATTCCTCATAAGATTTCACAAGGCTGTCGCAAGTTAAGTCGCTACGCTCCTTAACTTTTGACAAAAAAATTAAGCCACTATCGTGTCTTAACTTTTTCGATTAAAGCTTTTCTTACGAAAAGCCGATAATTTCCCAAAGATTTCTTTAAAAAGATGTAAATTATATATTATTTCATTATTGATTTTTATAGTGCCTCTTTAAAATAAGTACCTTTTATCGTTGACAAAACATATTAAAATAATGGAAATTTGCATTATTTTTCAGGATTTGGTATCATTCCTTGTCTATATTATTATATTAATTATTATTATTTAATATAAATATAATATATATATATATATATATATAAGTATTATATTATATTATAAAGTATATATAAATATATAAAAAATAAAGTGGTAAAGTAAAAAAGTGGTAAAGTAAAAAAACACTTGACTTTTACAATGAAATATGGTATAATTAAGAAAAGATTGAAAATTTACTTTTGTGCTTACAAATTTCAATATCAAAGCATAAAAGTAATCTATAACACGAAAGGAGAATAACGAAATCGTGTGGAACGAAATGTCATATTATAAATTTGCCAATAGAAAACACGAACTACAAAGAAAAGATTTAGCTTCGGCTGATTATGAAAATGTAGTATTCTATGGTCTATACGAAAATTTATGCTACGACAATACTTTTGGTGTTGAAAAAGCATTTGTAATAGATGAATTTAATAAATAATATAATTATAATGCTCTGTAAGGCTGAATAAGACACTTTTATATAATAATAGTGAAATTATATTCCTTTAATATAAAAATGGCTTATATAGGCACACAGGCGATATAAGGAGTGATAAATTGTCCGAGTTTGGAATAAAAATTAAAAATATTAAGGCAGGAACGCTTTATGAATATAATCTCGGAGTAAGGGATAGGCTTGATTATACTGACGCAATGTTTAATAATTCATTGTTTAGTAATTATATTATAAATAAAGGTCTTAATGTTTACAAAGGTGAGTCTACAAGAGATATTGTTTGTCTTGAATTTGACTTTGGCTCAAAGTCTTATGAAGAAAAAGTACAACAGATAGAAACGCTTATTGAAAAAGCAGATGAAAAATCATTAGAACGATTAAATGAAATTTTAAATACAGTACACGAGAATAAAGATAAATTTATAAAAAAGAGTATGGAAGAAATAAGAGATGAATATTATCAAAATGGTGTTTCTATTGATTATGTGACAAGAGATAAGAACGGAGCAATAAAAAAGACACAAACAATTCATTATAAAATGCTCTTTAGAACGCCCTCAAAAGCTAAAGTCGGGCAATCTATCTTTATTAACGAAAAGTATTATAAAACAGCATACGAATGGCTTACTATGGGTTTGGGGAACAAAATGGATAAAAAAAAGGCAAAAATTGTTGAAATGTCTGCTTATGCCCCTTTAACTACAAGCACTATTGTAGGGAACATTCATATTCCTGTTGAGGATATTTTAATTTTAAAAGACCAAGATAGTTATTTTCAAACAATGGCAAATATTGTTAGAGCTGAAGAGTATTTTGTTGAGAAAAAAGTTATTGATACAGAAAAAACTGAAATTAATAGACAAAAAGCTTTAAGTCAAGGTAAAAAGCCTAAAAGAGTATTTAAAAAAATACGAGTACCAACTAAAAAATGTGTCGTACATAAAGAAAATGTTAATCTAAAAAATACTTTATGGGATGGTATGGGGTTAGTTGAAACTTCTATAATGCCTAAATATGTCAACGGAATGATGTTGTTAAGAAATCATTTTTTTAAAATGTGTGGATTTAGAACTAATTTACAACAATTTTTAAAAGATTGGTGTATTGAAAACAATGTTGATTATGAAACTTTTGAAATTGAAGATATGTTTGGCGTGAAACATTTAGCAAAAAATATTAAAGTTATTACAACAGACAATGCGATTAAATGGAAAAAGTTTACAGAGCTTATGGGGGATAACCCTTATAAATATTGGTGTGATAGAATAAAGGCTGACAACAGCATTTTTGGTATCGTTAAAACAGACCATAAAAGTAAACTCGGAAATGTTCAACAAATGAGTTATCAAATGGTTAATTCATTGCCTTGTAGTAAAGATGAAATTAAAGAACTTGCTCAATATAGTGTAGCGTATGTTGAAAAGTTAAAGCAAGATAACGATGAGTTTGAAAAGTTTTTAAGATTAAATGCAAATGAAATAAATCATTATGAAATGATGGCAGATTTATATAATCAAAATAAAGATTTTGCAAATAGTAAGTGGTTTAGAACTGAAAAGCGAAAAATTATTTTTGCTTATGTTGAAAAATTGCGTAAAGGCAAAATAACTGTCAATGCAGATAATTTGACAATGTGTGGAAACCCCTATGCTTTACTGTTATATGCAGTTGGCGAGGATTGGACTAAAGACCCTTGCTTTGAACAAGAGCAGGGAACTATTCAATGTTATACTACAAGATTTAATGACGGAGAATATTTATGTGGTATAAGGTCACCTCAAAACAGTCCAAATAATATTTGTTATTTAAAAAATACTTACTCAAAAGAGATGCAAAAATATTTTCCTTTTAGTGAGAATATTGTGGCTGTGAATTGTATTGGAACGGATTTACAAGATAGGACTAATGGCTTAATAAAATGGGTCGGTTAAGTGGAAACACTTTTCTAAAACTATTCGGTGAAAATTGGAACGCTAAGTGTGTGTAAAAAAATAAACAAGGAGGTGATTTTTTGAAAGAACAATGGAAGGATATAGATGGATTTTTAGGCTATTATCAAATTAGTAATTTTGGAAGAGTAAAATCTCTTTGTAGAAAAGTTCCTCATCCACAAGCAAAATGTGGATATATTGTAAGGAATGAAAAGATTAAAAAGCCAAAAACAAATTCAGATGGATATAAAGTAGTTTGTTTACAAATGTGTGGAAATAAAAGATATGTATCTGTTCACAGATTAGTAGCAGAAGCATTTATTCCAAATCCAAATAAATATTTAGAAATAAATCATAAAGACTATAATAGAACAAATAATCGTGTTGATAATCTTGAATGGATTACACACAAAGATAATGTTCGATATAGTTCCGATATTGGTAAATATAGTGTTTGTAAACTCGGAGATAAAAATGGTAAAAGTAAGTCTGTCGACTTATATAAAAATGATAATTTGGTAAAATCGTTTTCTTGCATAAAGAATTGTTCGGAATGGATTAAAACTAAACAGAACCTTAAAGGAAGCATAAATGCAATTAGTGGATTTATAGCAAGAAGGGCAAAATGTAATAAGCCTTGCTATGGATATATTGCAAAAATTAACACACATAAGCCAATCAATTACCAAGACTGCTGAATGTCGTAAAAGTAGGCAGTAAGGTTTAACGACTACAAGGTGAGTAGACAAACAATAATCCTTTGCAAGAGTGCCGAATACCCTAACGGATAAGACGAGGGTAAAGAGATAGTCTGAACTTATGGGAAACCATAAGAGGTATGGGATAAAAAACCTATACGATAACATATTGCAGATTTCGATTCTGACTTCATTTTTGCAACCAATAATCCCATTATGGTTAAGTGTGCAAAAAGATGTTATGATGAATTTCCTACTATTGTAAATCAACTAAAAGAAAGTTCTATTACATACGAAAATACAAAACTTGCTTATTCTCAAATGGATAATAAATTTGCTAAATCAAGGCTCGGAATAGGATGGTCGAGTAATTTAGCTCAACTTGCTATGAGTTATTATTGGACTGAACAAGATGAAGATTTGTATAATAATTTTGTGATTTTATCTGTTGTTGCCCAAATTATAATTGATGGGTGTAAAAGAGAGTATGAAATTAACGGAATGGATGAAATAGACAGAATACAAAATATGTCTTGTATGCAAAAAACTAAAACAATAATTACAAATAATGACAAAGAAAAAAAAGTCAAATGTGATTATCCTAAATTTATGAAATATACAAAAGATATTCCGTATACTAAAAATGGTGTAGAGTTGTCTTTTGAGATTGTTAGAAATAATAAGAAAAAAGTTTATGATAGAATTAACTATGATATAATTTGTCCTATGAATTGGCTTGAAGAAATTTTAGACGAGATTGAGCCAAGTGGTACAACAAACACTATTCCGACAAATGAGTTTTTTGTTAAGATTGAGGGAAAACCTAATCATAGGCAAATGTCTAAAATACGAAAACTCGTTGATGAATATGATACTTTTGTAAAAACTAATAAAGAGCAAGGAAATGATGTTGAAAAAAATATTGAGAAATTTCAACAGTTAATTGACAATGTTTCAAAGGTTAAAGTAAATAATTTAGTGACAATCAATAGACTTGTTGAAAGTGCTTTGGGTCTTGAAAGTAATATTACAGGTAGACCTATTGATAAATCAACATCTAAATTTACAAGAAAAATGCTTAATGTTTTGTATAAAACAAACAAAGAAAAATTCTTAAATTGCTTTATTTTTGGCGAAAATGACTAAAAAATTGCAGAAAACTATTTGCGAAAAAGCTTTGAAAATGGCTTGGTTAAGCCAAATTTTCGATATTGAAATGCGTCTGTAATATGGAAGGGGAACGAGGAGATGTCCTTTATTACATTCCAACGCTATTGCCAATGCGTTTAATAAATATGGGATTGCAATTATATTCTCAAAGTATTTTTTAAGATAGTCCACTTAATTGTGGGCTATCGCCTTAAAGGTAAATTTCATAGAAAGGAGAATTAAATAGTGAATAATAAACTTGTTAAATCAAGAATTTTAAAAGTTTTAAGAACTTATTATAAAGAAAACATTTCGGCTGATGAAGCAGTGCAACTTATTGATACCGATGAAAAAGCAAGAAATGATATTATGAATGTTCTTAGGCAACATATTAAAAGAAATGAAATTACGGAAGAACAAGTTACGAGAGAATTAACTCTTGGGTACATAAATGGTGGAGATATGGTTAAACTTATTGCAAGGAACTCTTCTCTTTCCATTGACGAAGTTGATGAAGTATTTACAACTTTCGTTCATATTGTTGACACTCTTATTAAATCAAATAATAGGTCAAATATTAGTTTTGCTATTCCGTATTTTGCAAAAGTAGAATTTAAGCATAAAAAGGGTAAAAAAGCAGGTACTGTAATAAATTGTCCTTCACAAATAGGTGAAAAGAGTACAAAACATATTATTGAGGAAGATAAACCCGATTATGATGTTTTTAAAGTAAATGTTAAAAGAGAATACAAAGAAAGACTCCGTGAATATTCTTCTAATAGATATGAAAAAGAAAAGAAGAGGAGTAAAGCATAATGGGTAGACCGAATGATTTAAGAACAGATGACTTTTATAACCTTATTGCTAAAAAAGTAGGTCAAAATGCCACACCCAATCTTGCAAAAAAATATCTTAAAGCACTTTATGAGGTTATTTTAGATGAACTCAAATTAAATGGTCGAATAAGTATTTTTAGATTTGGCATTTTTGAAATTAAGCAAGTTGGTGGATATGACAAAAAAATAAATCTTGACGGAGTTATAAGATATGTTCAACCTAAAGAAAAGATAACCTTTAGACCGTCAGATACTTTTAATAAGGCAGTAAATGAATGTGATTATACTTTGCCTAAAATGAAAACAAGAAAAATTTATAAAAATGCCAAAGAAAGAGAAAGAGCGCATTATGAAAGACATAAGCCTCCTAAAAAGCCTATGGAAGATAGTGTAATCAATTTACTTAATAAGGTGGTTAATCAATAATGAAACATAAATTTGACTCATATTCAATTACTGATATTGTTGGTGTTTTGGATAAAAATGAAAATAATGAATTGTGCATATTTGTTGAATTAAAGGATAATATTAAGGAAATTCCTATTATTGACCTTTTAGATACAATGGTTGGGAACACAGTTCAAATAAAGACAATACTCGAAAAGGAATAGTATGATGACCTATAAGAGATTTGAAAACGAAACAGAAGATGAATTGATTTATCGTGTCTGTTCTGAAAAGGATATTATTGGCACTTGGCAAGATGTAGCAAAAATTCTTAATGAATTATTAGATAATAACTATTCTGAAAGTGCTTATAGAAAAAAATATCAATCTTTTCAAAAAATAATGGTTGCTAACCAATCTAAATTTGCTGATAGTGAAGAACTTTTGAATGACATAAAAGAACAAACAAGGGAACTTGAAAAAGAACGAAAGAAACTACAAACAGAAAAACTTGAATATAACAGATGGTTGCGTGAAAATGCAAGAGATGAACTTTTTGAAGAAAAAGTAATTGAGTCAATCAATGAAAATTGCAACTCTGTTAATATTAAACCTATTCCTGTCGAACATAGCAAATTAGGTTGGCAATTAAATTTTGCAGATTGCCATTATGGAAAAGATATTAAAGTTTATGGACTTATGAATGAAATTATCAATGAATATAGTCCTGAAATTTTTGAACAGAGAATGGAAACAATTTTATCTGAAACTATTGAAAAAATAAAGTTGTTTGACATTAAAGAATTACACATTAACAATCTTGGAGATAGTACGGAAGGTTTTATAAGAAATTCTCAACTTTGGTCTTTAAGATATGGTGTAGTTGATAGTGCAATTAACTTTGGTAATTATATAGGCGAATGGCTTTTAGAATTATCAAAATATACAAAAATTATTTATAACCAAACGGCAGGCAACCACGATGAATTAAGATTGCTTGACGGTAAAAAGAATGAACATCTTTGTGAAACAACAGATAAAATAATTGCTAATATCATTAAAATTAAAAATAAAGATAATCCTAACTTTACTTTTAAAGAAAATAAAACAGGATTTATTTATGATACCATTGCTGGCTTTAATTTTCTCGGTATTCACGGAGAAGTTAAAGATTTAAGTCGTGCAATTAAAGATTATAGAGAAATTTATGGCATAAATATTGACTATATTATTGCAGGGCATAAGCATTATAATGAATATGCCAACTGTGGTGTGCGTAGAGGTGCTATTGGCGTGGCTTCTGTTGTAGGTATAGATGATTATTCTATGAGAATAAGAAAGTCTGCTGACGCTTCTGCAAGTCTTATTTGCTATGAGGAAAATAAAGGTAAAGTGGCAGATTTTACAATAGTATTAAATTAAATTAAGATTTAGTAAAATATAATTTAAGAGAGAGCAAAAGTTCTCTCTTTTATTTTTTAGTACATAGAGGTGAAAGCGTTGGCTTCTAAAAACATAAAAAAGGAAACCGATATGTTTCTTTGCCTCGGCAATAATACAGAATTAGGGTGTAGTGGTATGAGAGGTGCGACTAATTTTTACGAAAGTTGGTCACCTTTTGCAAGTGGGCATACACCTTATTGTAAAGATTGTTGTCAAAAAATGATTGATTATTATATTAAAAATGGTTGTAGTATGAAATCAGCCGTTTATTATACTTGTTTGCGAAATGACATTCCTTTTATTCTTGAGGTTTGGGCAGGTGTCGAAAACCGAATGAAAGAAGGTCGCAAAGAAGGCAAACGAATGAACAATTATTTGGGATTGTATATTTCTGAATTACATAAGTCAAAAACTAAAAAGAATATTTGGAATGAATTATCAGCAACAAATGTTAATTTAAGTGATATTGATAGTAGAATAGAACAACGAGAATTAAGACAAAAAGAACTTGATGAATTTGAACTTAATTGGGGAAAACAAGAAAGTTCAGAAGATTATCAATATCTTGAAAGAACCTATGAGAGATATACAAAAAATGTAGAAATCATAAATGAACCGCAAGATGACCTTTATCGTGATTTATGTAGAGATAGATTGCTATTGAGAAAAATTGATGACGGTTCATATAGTGGTGAAGAAACAAGAGATAAAGTTCAAAATCGAATTATAAGAGATATGAATAAACTTCGTATTGATGAATATGAAAGCAATAAGCCTAAAACGGCTTCGGAACAGTCTTTGTTTGAAAAGATAAGACTTGTAGACGAAAATAATGTCGAGGATGTATATTCAGAGCCAAGCAGATATTATGACCTCAATAAAGTACATCAATATGAAAAAGATATGGTTTTAAGACCGTTAGGAAATATGTTGGCAGGCAATAGAGATTTTAATTTATCTATTGATGACATAGACAAATATAATCTTGATTGACGAAAAACAACTTATTAGCTTGGCAAAAGAAAAGAAAATAAAAGAAAATAAAAAATTGAGTAAAAAAGATTATGATAGGAGAATTGCTAATTGGCAATTATTTTATCTTAATAATCTTGATATTTTTACTGAAGAACATTTAAAAATACCACTACATTATTTTCAAAGACAAGTATTACTTGACTGTTGGGAATATGATATTTATGCGTTTATTGCAAGTAGAGGATTGAGTAAATAATAATGCTCCTTTATAATGAATTATAGATAGTTATAAAGCAAATTGGGCAAAATCGGTGAAACTACACTAATTTTAAGTACAACACCGAGATAACTATTTAATGTAAAAATTAATAGTATTGTAACGAGTAGTGATTGAAACTTTTGAAATGGAAGAATATAATATCACCAAGAGTGTCCACATACTCTGTATTTATGTATGAAAATGTACTCTGAACTTATACGAAAATTAGTACAGTATAAGAAGTATAGGATAAAGAGCCTATACGATAACAAAATTGAAATCCTTTACCATAGGTGTTCTCGCCAATGACCTTGCTTTGCTTTTACCCGGAGTTCAAATTGCTATTACTTCGCTTACTTTAGGTCAAAGTAATAAAATTATTGATGATAAAATTGATAAGTTGTTAAGTAGTGACAAAAAAGGCATAAGTCCTATTTTAAAACAACTACGAGCAGATGGCTATATTAACTTTACAAAAGATAAAACAACAGGTGGTAGAGTTGTCGAATATGGCAATGGTAGTAAAATATTCGCTGTTGCGTGTAATGAAACAGGTCGTGGTGCAAGAGCTAATATAACTATAACAGATGAGGCAAGAATTGTTAAGAAAAGAGACTATGAGTCTATTGTTGAACCTATGCTTGAGCCATATAGTTTTAATGGGTTAATGATTGAGCCAAAGCAAATATTTATGACTTCGGCAAGAACGAAAGATAATTGGGTTTGGACTTATTTAAAAACAGTAGTTAGAAAGCATTACACAGATAAAAGAATTAAATATGGCTTTTTTGCAGGTGATATATTTACAGCAGTTGCTAATAAAATTCAAACAAAAAATCAGTATTTAACAAGACGAGAAAATACAAATGATTTGGATTTTGAAATGGAGTTTTTGAATTTGTGGCTTGGTGAAACAGAAGGTAGTTTGTTTTTGTATGATGATTTTCATAAAAATCAAGTGCTTGAAACTGCTTTTTTACCAACTACAAATGATGACTATTATTATAATATTAAAAATAAATATGATTTTAGTCACGAAAATGAAATAAGAGTATTGGCAATGGATATTGCCGTTAGTGGTGGTAGAGAAAACGATAATACAGTTTTTGTATTAGGAAATATAGATATAGAAACAAATCAAAGAAAAGTAGAGTATATAAAAGCCGAAAATGGTTTAAATTCTCAAAAACAAATTGTAATGATAAAAAGATTATTTTATGATTATAAATGCACATATTTTGTTATGGACTCAAAAGGTGAAAACTTCGCCCTTTTATATAGTGATATATAATCGAACCGAGAAAGAAACGGAAAAACTGAAATGTCAATCCGAGTGGAAGGCTATTTTTAAAAGAATAGTCACACGCAGAGCGTAGCAAATGAAACTATTTTTATAGAATATAATTTTGCCAAGAGTTCTCGGCATCTAATAAATAATTAGTAGTAATAAATGATAATAAGTGAAGAAGTATATGTATTTTGGAACGCAAAAAAATAAAATAAACTTGTCATTTTTATATAAATAAATTTATTAGATGAAAAGGTACGCCGAACTTATAGGAAATACAACTATAAGAAATATAAGATAAAAAACTTATATGATAACATAATTGGTAGGAAATGTTTTCTTTGATTTATTGACAACTGAAACATATGATGATGAAAGAGATATTACATATCCTGCGTGGACTGTATGTAGAGATAAAATTTTACAAATAAGCTCTGATAAAATCATAAATGATAAAATTAATAGGACTATGGACTCTAATGCCGAAGAAGTAATTATTCCTATTGCTGGTACAAGTGAAATCAATAGTGATATGCACTTAGCGATGAGAAAAAATCTTAAAGATAATATAATTAGTTTTCTTAAAGATGACTCTGAAATGGAATTACTATTTCAAGAAAAAGATAGTAAATGGATATTGAAGTCCTCTGAAAAGAAGGCTTATGACCTTGTACCGTTTGTTGAAACAAGGTATGCTATTAATGAGGCAATTACTTTAACAACAGAATTTAAAGATAAAGGTGTTAGAGTTAAAGAAAAAAGTACAGCTACAAAGGATAGATATATGACTTTGGCAATGTTTAATTACTTTTGTGATAAAGTCTATATTAAGTATGTGAAAGATGAACAAGATGCTGAAATTGATTTAGATGATTTCAGTGATATTTACGATTATGGTTAAATAAGAAAGGAGGAATAGTCGTTATTGCCTGATGAAGTTATAACTCGTGACGAAGTGTGGAATGTAATTGATTTTATGAACGCACTTTATAGTTCAGCACCATTAGATAAGAATAATTATTTTTATGATACTATAAACGAATATAAAACATTAGTTGACTTAAATAATAATGAACAAATACCTGACAGAGATAGTTTAAGGCAAGCTATTGCTACTTATAAAAATTCTGCTGAAACATTACAAGATTATTCCGAATTTATGGAAACTTGGGATGCTATTTATAAAAGGGCAATAGAATATAAAACAAATTTATTGGCTTTTGATATAGATAGAGTTCCGATTAATATAGTAGACGATGATGAGTTTGAAAGTGAAGAGTATAAAGAGGATTGCAAAAGAGTAGATAAATTCTTTAATTATTTTAAAGCGAAACAAGAATTTAGAAATGTTGTCAAAAATATGCTCAAAACAGATACTTATTTTTGTTGGCTTAGAGATAGCGAAAAGACTTTTGACGATACTCCGATTGATTTGAACGATAATAAAGAGTCTTTTTCATTACAAATGATGCCACAAAAGTATTGTAAACTCACAGGTCGTTTTATAAGTAGTGGGGCAAATGGCTTTTTATGGGATTTTAATTTGAATTATTTTAATGGTTCAAATGTAAATGTTCTTAATTATGACGAAACACTTGCCCAAGCCTATTCTAAATTAGGACAAAGTAGTAAAGATAATAGCAAACAAATGCAAAACTTTATTGTAGACAATATGTCAAATTTGGGTAGGCAAAATACTTTTAATGCTGAAAATTATATAAGAACAAAGGTAAATGCAGGAAGTTGGTTGTTTAAATATGATACCTCTAATTTTAATACTGTTCCACCTTTAACTTCCTTATTAAAGTCAGTATTTGATGATGATATAATTTCTAAATTACAAAGAGATAAGGATATTATTTCTGCAAATGCAATTATTCTTGGAGAAATGAAAACAAGAGATAAAGATAATGTTGGCAATAATAAAAATGCCTTTACTATTGACCCTAAAGTTGTCGGACAACTTATGAGATTGGCAAGAAATGGCATTAACAAAAATATTAAGCAAATTGCTTTACCTCTTGAAGAAACAAGGCTTTATCAATTTGCTGATAATAATAGTAATATGTATAAAAATCAACTTAAAACAAGTGCTGGTTTAGGTGCTTCAAATAGTTCACTTATTTATACAGATGAAAGATTATCACAAGAAGAGGCACAGTTGGCTGCAAACGCTGATTATCAAGAAATTGCAAATGCAGTTTATCCACAATTTGAAAACTTTTTAAATTTCTTTGTAAACAAGAAAACTAAAAGATATAAATTTAGATTTCGTGTTAGTGGTAGTACACTGCCTTTTAAGAGGAAAGAAGATATTGATACTCATTTAAAATTATCTGATAAAGGAATACAAGTGCCTTTAAGAAAGTGGGGAACTCTTTTAGGTTATGAGGGCAGTGAATTTGAAACAATGGTAAAAGAGGCTAAACATAGTGATATGCAAAATACTTTATTTGCCTTGTTTAATGCTAATACAAATACTTACGATATTGGCGCACCACAAAAGGATAATAGTGATTTAGCTGAGGGTGGAGCGGTCAGTCGTGAGTATCAATAGGAGATAATGATATGATTATTTTAGGAAAACCTAACAATATTGATGATTATATTTGCGTTACCTCCGAACAGTCTAAAAAATTACATAAATTAGGTTTTATTCCGATTTATCGTGAAATCGGTGTAGATAAAATATATTATCTTAAAACAGATAAGATATGTAAAATTTTAGGAAAGGGGGAAACTCCGCAAAAATGACTTTTGAAAATAAAGTAAAAATGTCAATAGAAGATTGGCGAAAATACGAAAATGATGAAGATTATGAATTTGCATATGGTACAGTTGATTTTTTAAGTACAAAGAAAAATTCACATAATCACCTTTATAGTGAAGAAGTAATTAAAAAATATGCTCCTACTGTTATAGGTAAATGGGTACTTGCCGAATATGATAATTTTGAGGGCGATGTTACCGAACATACTGAAAATCAAAAAATCGTTGGTTTTGTGCCACAGCAAGATATAAAGTATAGATATGATGATGACAATGATTTAATTGCCTCAGTAGATATAGTTATGTCAAAACTTTATGCAAATGATGTTTATTCATTATTTCGTGAACATAATTATAGAAATGTAAGCATTGAGGAACTTGTTGGTTTTACACCCGAAACAAAGAATTATATGGACGGTGGGGATAAGCCGAAAATTGTTGAAGGCTTTAATATTACAGGCATTACAATTTTGGGTTTGAAGTATAAGCCAAGTGTTCCAAATGCAAATATAAAATTAACTCAAATGAGTGAAAAAGAAATTGAAAAGGAATATGTAAAGTATTCTGAACACAAAATGGCTGAAAAGGATAATTTTGTATCTCACCCTGTTAATAAGTCAAAAGAGGCTCTTGATGAGGGAGATTGGAATGGCGATAAAGCTAAACAAGACCTTATTAAAGAGAAAAACTTTAAAACACTTGCAAAAAGTGTGTGTATGAAACTTGAAGAGGGTTGGGAAGATAGACAAGTAACAAAACTTGGTTATCCTATAATGAACATTAAAGAGGGAGAATGGGTTTATAATCGAAAAGGACTTGCTTCTGCTCTTGGATATGCTCAAAAAGAAAATGAGTCAGCAGTAGTATCTAAAATTCAAAAAATTTATAAGAAACTTGGTTTAGACCAAGAAGAAAAAATGAATGATATTTTAGAAAAACTTGAAAATATAGAAAATCAATTAAAGGAGGAAACTATGGCTAAAGAGAAAGAAAAGGTTACTCCAAAAGAGGAAGATGTAAAGGTAGACGAAAAAGAAACCGAAACAACTGATACTCAAAAAGAACCTGATACAAAAGCCGAAGTTACCGATGACGATACAGCCAAAAAAGAGGGAGAACCTGAAAAAGAGGATGACACCGAAACAAAAATGGCTGAACTCAAGTCAGAACTTGAAACTACTAAAGCCGAACTTGAAACATATAAGGCAAAAGTAAAAACACTTGAAAAATATAAAGCCGATGTAGAAACTGCAAAGAAAGATAGTATCGTTCAGTCTACTCTTTCACAAATTAAGGGTAGTGTTGACGAAAATAAATATGCAGAAATCGAAAAGGCTTCAAAAGAATGTGCTTATGAGAACATAGGTGCGTGGAAAAACAACGCTCTTGCACAGGCTTATGTAAGTGTGATGTCAAAGAGTACAGAAAAAGATATGCTTGATATGGGTATGGTTCAAACAGAAAAGAAAGACCAACCGACAAGCATTTACGACTAATTAACTTTTTATAAGGAGATTAAATATATGGCTAAACATAATGTTTTGTTTGAAACAGATAATTTTATTCCAAGTTGCATTAACAGAGGTGGTATTGCAACAGTAGATATTGACGGCGGTACTGCACTTGCTGTTGGTGATTATGATACTAAAGACAAGGAACTTTACACGGTAACAAAGGCTGAAGCTGGTGCTAAAGAAGTTGCTATTGCTTTTAATCCGTCTGTAAAGTATGATATTATTGGTGACAATCTTTATCCTGCAAGAAGCAAGGATGATAGAAACTATACAAATCCTGCAAAGCATCCACTTGACTTTTTCATTCCTAAAGTAAATATTGAATTTGGTGTTCTTGCACACGGAATTAAGGGTGCTGCTCCAACAAAGGGTCAATTTTTAGAGCCATCAGCAGACGGTTGGGTAACAAAGGCTATTCAAACAGCCGATGTAGCTTCATTTAAGGTTGTTGATATTGTAGATAGTGCAAAATATCCTACATTCAATTTTGATGATGATACAGAAAAGGTTTATATTCTTAAAACTGTTTTCAATGGTTAATTTGTAGGAAAAGGAGAAAATATTAATGAAGAGATTTGATACAGTAGTTAAGTTTGCTACAACAGCAGACTCAAATAAGTTGGTTTCAAGTATGGAAGATTATGCAAGACATTATATGTCAAGCAAGTATGATGTAAAGGGTCTTTCATACGAAACAACTAAATATAGTCTTGAGGAAAAGGCAAATAAGATTAACGAAACATTTAAGAGCGAACTTGCTCGTAGAAGTAAGTATTCTCTTGAAGATTTCAATAATGATATTCAGGAATACGCTACTTATGGTGTAGTTGCTCAAATGGCTGCAAATATTCAAAAAGTAATGCTTGATACTGTTACACCTATCGTAACAGATGCTATGGGTCTTTCGGCACTTTCTAATATTCAGTATGGTGGCTATGGCGATGTATTTGAATTTGAACTTGTAGATAATAGCATTTATGAAGTATCAAGAATGGGCAGACGCCAAAAGCACACAAGAACACAGACAAAGAAAGCTTCTACTAAGACTATTGCAACAGATATGTATGGTATCACTACCATTACTAATCTTCCTGAAATCCTTGTAGGTGACTCTATGTTTGCTGAGGATGTAATGCTCAAGGCTATTTCAATGGTTGCAAAGATTTATCAGCTTGTTATTGGTGAATTTACAACTGTTTCAGAGGCTATGACTGATGAAAATCTTGTTCTTGAAAACTTTGATGAAACAGAGTTCCTCAAGAAGCTCCGTCTTGCTTCTGCTCGTAATGGTGCTAAAATGGTAATCGTTGGTGACGCTGTTGCCCTTAAGTCAGTTCTTCCTGCTGAAGCAAGAACTCGTATTCTTCTTGGTGATGAATACAATACTGTTGGTTATATGTCAGTATTCAATGGTTATACTGTTCTTGGATTTAATGTTGTTTCAGACGGAAATGACGGTGTAGTTGGACTTCCAACAGATAGAATTTATGCACTCCCTGTTAATGGCTCAAAGCTTATTCAGGTTGCTATTGGTTATACATCTACTAATACAGATGAAGATTATGACAACAATAACCTTGCAATTCTTTCAACACTTCGTAAGGAACTTGGTGTTTCTCTTGCTACAAATAAGAAGATTGTAAAGGTTAAACTTGCTGGTTAATTTACTCTTTTAGATTAGAGTTGATTATATTTGGGGTGGGTTGAAATATACCCACCTCGTACATATTATTTATAAAATATAGGAGTTTTATATATGGCTGAACAAACAGCAAAGAAAAGCAGAACTTCAACTAAAACTTCTACAACGAAGTCTGCTAATGATGAAAAGAATAAAGACGAAAATCTTGATTTGATTAAGCAAATGCAAAAGCAGATTGAACAGTTACAGTCACAGTTGGCACAAGCACAAAGTCAGCCAAATGTTGTAGTTCAATCTAATTCAGATATTACAAGAACTGTTAAGGTTGTTTCTATGCTCCCACACACTTATGTTCTTTCAGTAAAGTCAAATCCTAAAGAAAAAGGTCGTACTTATGTGTTTGATAAGTTTGGCGAGGTTAAGAATATTAGATTTTCAGATATGGTTGAAATTGTAAATAATTACAATTCGCAGTTTGAAAAAGGCTACGCTATTCTTACTTCTCAAAAAGACTATGAGGATTTAGGTATTGGATATATTTATAATGAAGTTATGAATAAAGAAACAGTAGAAAGACTTATTAGTCTTGTTGATGATAATGCAGTTGATACTATTCTTAATATGGATAAAGACACTGCTGAAAGATTTGTCGCTCTTATTGCTCGTAAAATGAGTGAGGGTTATAACTATGATTTTAACAAGATTAAGGAACTTGAAAAGAATGGTTATGACATTGATGAGATGAGTAATCTTATTTCTGCAAAATAAATTTAATAAAATGGAGGTAGCCAAATTGGGAACGAGTTTTATTGAAATATACGAGGATTGGATGCTTCCAATAATCAATGATTATAAAATAGATAAATTATATGAAATAAATAAAGATGTTGTTTTTGATTATCTTTGTGGTTTTCTTAAAAGTGGATTAAGTGATTTTGACTGTATTAAGCCATTGACTTATCACATAGAAAAAGTTTTTATTGAAGATACAGAAGAAAACAAAACAGCATATTATTTTGATTATGATTTAGATGATGATGAAAAGAAAATTGTTTCGGAAATTGCAGTTTCAAAATATTTCAAAAGATTGACACAAGATATTAAGGCAAGAGTGCCTTATATTTCGCAGAGAGAGTTTAAAAAAGACTCTATTGCCCCAATAATGAAACAAAATGATAATTGGTATAACAATCTTGTTAGTGAATATCAAGAGGATATTGCTAATTATCATTTAAAGCATTTAGATGAATTGCCGTATTGGAGTGATTTATCGTGAGTTGGTATAGTAATTTTATAGATAATATGGCTCAATCTAACAAAGATTATTATAAAGAAATTACTCAAGAATGGATAAACGATACTTTTGAAGATACTACGCTGAATACAATTATTAAAGAAGAAAAATATCCATTTAATGAACAATATAAAAGTTTTGATGTGCATATTGATAGCGTTAGTGAGGTTTCTACTAACTTAACTAAAGTAATGGGCGATTATATTGCCGTTTTATTTAAAGATTGTTCTCATAGAAATTATAGGGGGCAAAAATACAAATGGGAAGGCGAAACCTATTTGTGTTATGATAAAATAAATAAACTATCAAAAGTTGCAAATGCAAAGCTTATTCGTTGTAATAATGAAATTTCTTGGTTAGATAAGAGTAATGGAAATATTTTGACTGAAAAGGTCTTTTTTGGATATGAAGTATCGAGTACAAATCAGCAAGTTGCAAAAACAGCAACGGTTGAGAACAGGAGATTGATACTTTATGTTCAAGGAAATGACAAAACAAAAACAATAGACTTAAATCAAAGATTTATGTTTCAACATAGTCAATGTTATAAAGTCGAACAGATTGATAATTACAATCAAGAAGAAGGCACTAATGGAGATGTGACAATGATAAAGATTTATCTTGTTTATAGTCCATTATTGCCGATTGACAATAAAGAGCTTAATGTTTGCGACTATTATGCAGTTGATTATAGAGTAAAAATTGATAGCGATAATATTTCGCAAATTCAAGGTTTTCAAGGTCAATTAACTGCTAATGTAATGAAAGATAATGAATTAGCTACAGATATGCCTATATCGTGGTCTACAAGCGATAATAAGACTGTTTCTATTGATAGTAATGGAATTTATCGTCTTATAGGCAATAAAGGCTCTAAAGCCGAAATAAAGGCATATTTAACAGATAATGAAAATATTTACGATACTATTACAATTAACATAGTAGATGATTATTTGCCCGAAAAGAAGATAATTATTAGTCCAAGTGATGTAACCGAATTAAATGAAATGGAAAGTTTAGAAATAACTTGTGGTGTTTATATTGAGGGCGAAAAACAAAATATTGCTATTCAGTGTATTCCGAGTGGAGCAGATAGTAGGCATTATCAATTAGAGGAAACTATTGACGGATTTAAAGTAACTAATTTAAAAATGGATAAGAACTTACTAACATTGACATTCAAAGCAGATGGTTGCGATGATGTTGAACTTAAAATTAAATTAAAGAGTTTACTATAAGGAGAGTTTATGAATTATAATGGTAATAATACAATGTCTTATAATGATTTTTCTCAACAGCCTTTAGTAACTTATAAGATATTAGAATTTTTAATGAAAGAAAAAAGCCAAATGGCAGAAGATTTTTGGAAGTGTTTAATTTATGACACTAAAGATGCTTTAGATAAAGATAATTTAACTTTTGAACAAAAAAGGAATTATATTTGGACAGGCGAAACGGATGAACAGAATTATCGTGTTTTCTTAAAGCCTATTGTTGGCTCAATTCTTTCAGATAGCCAAAGTCAAACACAATTTAGATTATATCGTTCACAAACAGTACCCGAAGCAAGAAATAGTGCAATTATTTGTTATGATTTTGATTTCTTAACAAATGAAAAAACTTGCCTTGTTTATTATGAGGGTGTTTTATGTGAACGAACAGATTTAATGGAAAGTTTGTTTTTGGCAGTTTTTAATGGTAGGGATATAAATATAGGAAGTAGTTATTTATCTTTTGACAGAGAATTATATCGTGTTACAGGCTCAACTATTGGACTTACAAATAGTAAAACCATATTCGGTCGTTCTCTCACTATGGCAATGAGATATGTAAATGCTCAAAGTGGTGGTTGTATTGGTTGATATTGATAACTTGCAATTAAATTATTTTATTAACGAGTATGCTGTTCCTTATGAACTAAAAAAAGGAGCAGAAATATTTATATACCCCATTAAAGTAAAAGATTTTCCTATTTATGCAAATTGTAAAGAACTTTTAGAAATTGATAAAAATACAATAAATGATATTGATGTTATTCAAATGAATTATTTAGAATTTTTAATCAATCGAGTTTTAGTAGATATAAATACTCAAAGTTTATTTGCAATGTTGTTTCAATTATGTATTCATAAAAATATTGCTTTATCAAAAGATAATGGCAAAGATTGTATTGTAGTTCTTGGTGAAAATGATATTATAGAAAGTATTATATCGGCAAAAGAATTTGATGATATAAAAAAGATAATATTATTTCAAAATGACAAAGATTATGATGATAGATATGTCAATCCTGATGTAAAAGCCGAATATGAAAAATATTGTAAAATGGTTAATAAAGGAGTTCACAATCCAACATTAGAAGAACAGAAAACTTATGTAATGAGTAAAAATGGATATACAATGGAACAGATAAATAATATGGTTTATAGAACTTTTGAACAAATATTTAATCATTGTATAAATAGTGAAATTTATCTTGCACAAAAGATAATACAAGCCTCTTTTAAATATGAAGTTAAAGACGATGTTAAACATCCTATGTTCAAAAAGAGGGTTGATAAATATAAAGAAATGTTCACAGACGCAGAGTCTTTTGAACAGAAAATACAACAAATTAACGGTTAATTTTATAATGACATATAATCAGTTATCTCAAAAAGATTTTGAAAAAAGGGTTAGTAAAAATAACCCTAATTTAAAAATAATTAGCAAATATAAAAATGCACACTCTCCTATAAAATACAAGTGTAAAATTTGTGGGACAGAGGGCATTTGTAATGAGGCAAATGCTATTATGAGAGGTGTTAGTGGATGTGGTGTTTGTGGCGGAAGAAAACTCGTTATTGGAAAAAATGATTTTGCTACTATTTATCCACAATATTTAGTTTATTTTAAAAATAAAAAAGAAGCTTATAATTATACCTTTGGAAGTTCACAAGAGGTGGATATGGTCTGTCCTATTTGTCACAATGAAAGGAAACAAAAATTATCAGATTTGGTTAATAAAGGATTTGCTTGCCCTAAGTGTGGGAAAGGATATAGTTATCCGAATAGATTTATGTATTGTTTACTTAAACAATTAAACATTCCTTTTGAGCGAGAAAAAATGTTTGAGTGGTCGAATAGAAGGATTTATGATTTTGTAATTGAGAATAATAAAATTATAATTGAAATGGATGGAATATTTCATAAAACGGGAATTATAGGTTTTAATAAAAACATAAATCAAGAAGAAATAGATAGACAAAAAAATTTAATGGCAACTCAAAACGGCTATAAAATAATTAGAATAAATTGTTTTAAGAGTGATTTTGAATATATAAAAAATAATATTTTAAATAGTAGTTTATTTAATTATTTTGATTTAAACAAATTTGATTGGGATAAATTAGAAAATGAATTGATTAACCACAATTTACTTTCTTATGCTGTTGATATGTTTAATAACAATCTTGGTATATTGTCAATGAAAGAAATGGCAGAAAAGTTAAAAATATCTTCTTTTGAGTTTTGTAAATTATTAAAAAAAGCAAATAAATTAAACCTTGTAAACTATAATGTTGAAGATAGTAAGAGAGGATTATATACTCCTTCAAAAAACATAAAAAGAAAAAAGGTTTATTGCGTCGAAAAAGATAAAGTATTTGAAAGCATTTCTCAAGCTGAAAAGACATTGAATATACTAAAAGATTGTGTCGGCAGAGTTTGTAGAAAAGAAAGACAATCCGTATATGGATTGCATTTTTATTTTATATAAATTATATATAAAGGAGATAAAATATATGGCTAAAGGACTTTTGGCATCTGTTGCTAATGTTGACCTTTTTGATAATAATAATAATCTTATTGTATCTACCAAAACCTTGACTGACTCAGGTATTAATATGGCTATTAGTAATGAGGAAGCAAGGGGCGGTCAGAGTAACTAATGCTCCGTATGTTAAGTGATTAGCATAGGACACAACCTTAAAACCAGTAAATCCTAAAGTTCTGTTACTACAATAAAATATGAAATATGATTTTATGAATGTTGCGAAAGCAGAAACAACAACAGAAATTTCTATATGGTTAAATCCTAAGTAGAAGCAACAATGGAAGTTTGGTCGCCAAGTTCTGAATAGGAAAAGGTTAAACGACTATCTCGGGAGAGAGTAAAGCCTCAAGTGTTTGGAGGAAGAAATGGGTTGCCCTTTAATTTAAAGGTGAAGAAATAGTCTTATCACATATCGAAAGAATGTGGCTATTAGTGTGAACGAAATAGCATTATAAAAGTAGCGTTTTATAATAAAAGAAAAATAGTTTAATGCCGAAAAACTATTTTGAATGTAATATTCTCCTCGGCAGGTATTATCACGACTCCTCATTTGGTCTTACACTTACAGACCAAATTTGGGATTTGAATTATATTGCACTTAGCTGTGGTGGTGGTATTACCGCAGGTGCAGATATTCTTACTGTTGAACAATTTACTGTAAAAGAGAAAGATACTCTTGAAGTGGCTCAAACACCTAAAGATTTTACTGCTACAAGTGGCACTATTGGTTGGTATAAATTGTCAACAGAAGCTGATGATGCTTATAAGAAATTTGATTTTACAAAAGGCGAAAATAAAGCAACAGTTGATGGACTTGTTGTAGGTTCAACGATTTGTATTAAATATGTAATCTCGGATGCTACTGCTCGTAGATTTACTGTAAATGCAGATTATGTTCCTTCTGTTTGTCACGCTGTAATGACAATTCCGCTTTTCAAGAGTGGTGCAACAGGCGAAACAATTGAAAGTAATGCCTCAAGAATAGGTGATATTGTAGTTGATATTCCTAATTTCCAACTTGAAGGCTCACAAGATTTGTCGCTTACCTCAAGTGGCATTGCTTCTGTTTCACTTTCAGGTACAGCACTTGCTACATTTACAGGTAATGTAGGCTGTTCAGACCACGGCTATTATGCAGTTATTACAGAATGCATTTACGGACAGGATGAGCTTGCTAATGTTTCTGCTCTTGTAGTTGCAGGTGGCAATATTGAACTCGGTCATAATGAAACACAGACAATTAAAGTTTATAAAATGTATTCAGATGGCACACAGCCTTCGTTGATTGACAATACTAAGCTTACATTTACTGCTTCAGGTACATCTGCAACAGTAGACAATAATGGTGCTGTTACAGCAAAGACTACTGACGGAGTTACTACTATTGAGATTGTAGCAAAGGGTAAGACTACTCTTACTACTGCTTGTGTAGTAAATGTTAGTGCATAACTATAAATTAGTTTAAATATAAATTGCGTGGGTTTTATACTCACGCAATAGTACATAGTGAAAGGTGGCTTATAGAATGAGTTATGGTGGTTATGGCTTTCCTAATAATTATGGAATGACTTATCAACAACCAAATGGCTTTCAAAATAATTTTAATAATGATAGCCGATATAACAGATATATGAATATGGTAGAACAACAAAATAATAATAATAGTCAAATGACTAATACTAATTTTGATTTTATTACAGTTTCAAGTATGCAAGAGGCACAAGACTTTAATGTGCCAAACGGACAAATAAGGTGGTTTAGACATACAAGCAAGCCTGAAATTTATGTTAAAGCGGTTTCAGCCGTGGGGCAACCGAGTTTTGGGGCATACGAATTACACGAGATTGATTTTAATAATTCAGAAACAAAAGAAAATAAAAATTATGTAACTGTTGACAAATTTAACGAACTTAATAGTGAGGTTGATAGGTTAAAAGATGTTATAATTCAACAGAATAATACTATTCAAGAATTATCAAAAGTTAAACCTACCAAAACTCAAAATAGGGAGGCGAAGTAATGAAATCTTTTAATCCTTTTTCTATGGGTTCTTCACAGTCTAATGGTAATGGGTTCAATATGAATAATTTTCAAAAATTCGTTGATGTTATGAATATGAAAAATTTAGACCCAAATGAGCTATTAGCAAAAATGCAGAGTAGTGGGCAATTTTCTCAAGAACAGATAAATCAAGCAACAAAACAGGCTGAGGAAATAATGAAAACTACTCAAGGAAATTTAAAAAATATAAAGGGTATAGGAAATTTTCTTAAACACTTTATGTGACATATATTTTGAAAGGTGGCTTTAGAAATATTGATTGTGCTTTCTTTAAACAATCAATCAAAATAATATGATTTTGGTTAATACAATCAAAACATTATTTGTACTACAAGGGGGTGCAATTAATGTTTTTAAGTAAACCCTTAACTTTAAAATCTCTTTTAGTTGTACTCTCTTTTAATAAATGATATTTTATTTAAGAGATGCGTACGGCTCTTAAATTTAATATAAATATATATTTTATTTAAGTAAAAGGAGATTTTTATTATGGCAATGGATAATGGTTTAAGTATTGGAGATGCTCTCGCTCTCACAAAGAATAATGATGACAACGGCGGTTTCCTTAGTGGTGGTGCTGGTGGTATTCTCGCTCTTATAATTGTGTTTATTCTTCTTTTTGGTGGAGGTAGTGCTTGGGGTGGCTATGGTAATGGTGCTGTTGGCACTTATGCAACACAGGCTGATATTCAGAGAGGATTTGACACTAACCAAATTATTAATAAACTTGATGGCATTTCTAATGGTTTGTGTGATGGCTTTTATGCTATGAATACAACTATGCTTAATGGTTTTAATGGTGTTTCAGGTGGCATTACAGAACTTGGTTATCAAATGAAAGATTGCTGTTGCACAACCAATCGCAACATTGATGCAGTTCGTTATGAAAATGCACAGAACACTTGCGAAATTACTACTGCAATTCACGCAGAGGGCGAAGCTACTCGTGCATTGATTAACGCTAATACAATGCAAGACCTTCGTGATAAACTTGAGGACAGAGATAGAGAATTACAGACTGCAAACTTCCAACTTTCACAGCAAGCACAGTCTGCAAACCTTGTCAACCTTTTAAGACCGTTCCCAATTCCGTCTTATATTACTTGCTCACCATATACAACCCCAACAAATGTATATGGTTACAGTAATTGCAATGGTTGCGGAACAGTAGCATAATCTAAATAAAATATGACAGAGTGCATACTCGCACCAAATATTAAATAATAATGGCGAGTAGAAATACTCGCCATTTTTCTATTTAGATAAAGTTATTTCAGTATAAGTGCGATATGCTAAATACTTGAAAGGACTTGATATAATGGCTTTGACTACATTCTCTAATACTACACAAACAGTAAATACAGGCAGTGCCGTGGTATTTACAACTAATTATAATAGTAATTCTTGCACAGTAAGACATTCGGCAGGAAGTTCGGCTATTAGCTTGCATAGGGCAGGTTGGTATCTTGTAGATTTCACTGCAACGGCAAGTACAGTCGCAACGGCAGGTGGCACAGCGACATTCCATTTGTATGGTAATGGCACACAGATTGAAGGCTTTGAGGCTTCACAGTCTGCTACTGCTGATACTGTAATTATGAACTTATCTCAATCACAGTTTATGGTTAGAGTAAGTCCAAATTGCTGTGCTGTTACTGATAATATTCCACTTAATCTTACTATTCAAAATGACGGAACACCTGTTACAATAACAAATGCTAATGTAACAGTTACAAAATTGTCTTAATATGGCAAACAATAATGTTCGACAAGAAATATCTGCTCTTGATGTAGTTTCTGTAATGGGAACTATGTTGGGAATTATGACTTATGATAAGGTCATAACCAAAGATGATTTAGAAAAAAATATGCACAATATGCTTATAGATATTCATAATCATTTAGAAGAGCAAGATAAAAAACTTGATTTAATTTTGAATAAAATAGGTGGTGATGTTAATGGATAAACAGATTGCCCAAAAAATTCTTAAAAATATTGTTGAAGAATATGAAATGGTAAGTGATATGTCAATTACTGAAAATCTTTTAGATTATCTAAAGGATTTGATGAAAGTGGAACATAAACTCAACAAGGTCATAAAAGGTGAAGCATACGATGAGGATGATAATGCTCAAAGTATTGCTAAACATACAGAAATTGACAATTATTTGGCAGATGCTTGGGATGAATTTGTTTCATACAAGACTTACAAAGAACAATATAAGAGAACAAGACAAGACGATGATTTACAAATGGCTCACGATGAATTAGGACATTTTTTAAATAATGTTAATGATGTTTACCGAGAACTCGCTAAAATATGTCAAGATGATATGGAAGAGTGTTCAATGGTAAAAGCAAAAGTTAAAGAAGTTTATCAAATGTTTCATTAAGGGGTGAGTTTAAATGGTAATTATTGCCGAACTTGTTAAAGATATAAATTGTTTTATCGACAAAGCAGAGTGCTATATTGATAAGGCTATTGAATGGAAAGATGAATATGCTGAAATAAGCGAGGAGTATTTTAAGATTTATGAGGGTTGTATGGCAAATGTAGATAGTTTGCATACTTTTGTAGTAAATCTTATTAAAGAAAAGAAAGACAATGAAATAACAGATAAGATAACACTTGATGTTATGACAAATATTTGGAAATTTACTCATTCAGAAATTCTAAATAGAATAGACCATATTCAATATAAAGTTGATAAATATAAAGCAATGTAATTTTGCTTTCAAGAGTAGGGGTAAAACTCTACTCTTTTTACATATAGTGGGAGGGTTTTATACTCTCCCACATTTTTATAGGTGATAAACTTATGTGTTTTTATACAGAATATAGGAATTTTAAAGGCAAAGAATATTTATTTTGTAAAAAAACTAATAATATTTGCAATTATAGTAAATTCTGTAATTTGCAAAATAAATTTATTCTCAATGACAGGTGGGAAAATTGTAAAGTGAAAGATTTAAAGGAAATTCCAAAAGGCTCGAATAGAGTTTTGTTTGAGCGTAGGGGATATTTATATATTGAATATAAGGACACTACAATTAAAGTAAAAAACACTTTTAAGAGTGTACCCGAATATGTATATGTTCAAGAGGGAATTGATGATATTTATGATGTTTCGTTGACACCTTTTGAACAAAAAAAGAAAGTAGTAACAAGTAAACCTAAAAAGATATGAGTAGAAGCATAAAACAAGGTGGAATTTATATGGTTAATCTTGGTGACGAAAATGTTGGCAATGAGGAAAAGGGTATAAGACCTTGTATTGTTGTTTCGGCAGAAATGCTGAATAAAAATCGGAATAATGTTATTGTTATTCCAATTACATCAAGTACAACCAAAAAAAATATGATAAATCATTACGAATTATCTCGTGACGATTATCTGTTCTTTGCAAAAAAGACAAATACTGTTTTATGCGAATGTATAAGAGATATAAGCAAAAAGAGAATAGAAAGGTTACTTGGAGAGATAAAACAAGATGATTTAAAACAAATCATTAAAATATTGAGATACAATTTTACAAATGCTTGATTATGAAAGGTGGCTTTATAGAAAATGGAAAATTGTATAAGAGATAAGATTGATACACAAATTGATAGACTAATAGCAGAAATAGAGTCAAGAAAATATGATGAAATGTATGTTAGCGAACTTAAAGAGGTTGCAGAGTGTTTAAGTCAAATTGATAATATATTTAGAAGTAGGGTAATGTATGAAAAAATATTGCCAAATTTAGATTGTTGTTGTGTACCACCAACAAAAGTAGTAGAAAAAACTAACGATAATTTTCCATTTTCCTCTTGACATCTTAAATATTATGTGATATAATGTAGTCACCATAAGAAATAAAACAAAGAAAGGTGATTATATTATGGAAATTATTAAAGGCTTAGCAACAGATTATTTGTTATTTAGTTTATGGGATAGTTTAGTATTCTATCTATTTGTAAACAAGTTGACAAAAATCAAACTGAAATTTGTCGATGCTTTAGTTGTTAGTGCAGTATTTTGTTTGAGTTCATTAGCACCACCTATTGCAAGGCAAATTATAGGTATTATAGTAATATTTGCCTATATTTATAGGATAAGATATTACACAAATGAGGATATAAAGAAAGTGTTTTATTCGTTAATTGTTATTGCTTTAGAATATTTATATACTTTAGTAATCAATGCAACATTTTCTTTGTTTTATGAGAGAGTTTGTAATATTGATTTATCTAAACTTACAAACTTTAAAATGTTCAAATATTTCATAGTAATTGATTTATTTGAATTTATATTTATTTTCGTTTTAAGGAGATTAAAGATGAAACAATGGTGGGGTTCAGGCGTAGTTCGTAAGTAATTACACCTTAAAAGTTTTCTTATATGGTTCTTTTACTTGAAAAAGCAACCATAGTACATAATAAATACAATGAGGTGATTTTTATTTTAGAAAAAATACAAGATTTTATTATTAAGAAAACAGACAATCACGATTTAGCATATTATGTAACTTGTTGTATTTATCTAATAACTACATATACTCCAATAATAGTATTTGGTATTTTGTTTGACATTTTGCCTTTTGTAATTGTAAGCGCGATTGTTTTTAATAAGATTAGAAAATTTTGTGGCGGTTTTCATTGCACTTCAAATTTGAGGTGTAGTGTAATTTCTAATATGTTAATTATAGTTACAGGATATATGTCAAAATATTCTCTACAATGGCTTTGGTTAGTCTTTTTAATTGCGTTAATATCAATTAAGGACTTATATATAAAAGCACCATTTAAAGAGCAAATAAACGATATACAACCTAAAGATAGGTGGTATAATAATAAACCTTATACTTTATTGTGGAATAAATTAAATATAGATACAAGCAAATATAATAAACCTTATGATGTTGTTTGGTATAGAAAGGGTATGATTAAATGGATAGTCATATCCTTATTTTTTGCCATTTTGTTTCTATATTTAAAATTATATTTATACACATCTTGCATTTTGTGGAGTATTATCCTTTGTGATATAACACTCTTTTTAAATAAGGATGATTTTTTGTAAAAGGGGATAATCTCAATGGCAGAAAATACAACAGTTGAAATTAATAGACTTATTAAAGATATAAAAGACACTCAAAAAAGAATAGACCATATTGAATATGATGATATTAAAGAAATTAATCAAAAAATGAATAAGTTTGAGGTTGAACTTAATACTAATGACCTTTTAGTTAAACAATCTATTGAGGCAAATGAAAAACTTGTAAGCACATTGGACTCTGTTAAAAGTTCTATGGTTGAAATTGCACAAACAGTTAAATATCAAGGTGAAACATTTTTGAAACAAACAGAAGTTATTTCACAGTTGACAGATAAAGTTAATAGTGTTGAAAATAAAGTAAATAATGTTGAAAGTAAAATCAATAGTGTTGAAAATAAATTTGACGAAGTAGATGATGAAATTCAAAGAGTTGACAATAAATCAAAAATTGATATTATTGAAACTCAAAGTAATTCAGTTAAAACATTTTTATCAAAGTATGGTGGTTATATTGTGGGTGGAAGTGGTATTATATTTGCAATAGTAGAGTTAATTCAAAAGTTGTCTTGATAAGGGGCATTTTGCCCCTTTGGTACATAATTAAATTAGAAAATGGGAGGGCAATAATTTGATTTATGCCTTTGATATAAATAAATTAGATGTAGTTTGTAAAAATGCCAAAAGAATTATTTTAACAGACTCCGTTAAATACCACACCGCTAAATTCAAATTTAGTGAGGATTGGAATAATTTTTCTAAAACTGCATATTTCATAAATAAAAGTAATGATAAAGATGAAAAAGACATTAGTGTTCCTATGTTCTTGGGCGAAAATGAAACAGTGTGTCTTATTCCGTGGGAAGTATTGACAAGAGAGGGTCAATTAATTGTTTCTATTCAAGGTGTTCAAGATGATACAGAAATTTGGACTAAAATGAATAGACCTATTATATTACAAAAGAGTGACAAAGATAGCGACACAATTCCTCAAGAGCCAACTATTCCTATATATAATCAGTTATTGAATAAATTAGACTCAAAAGGTGATAGTATTCAATTTGAAGATGATACTTTATCTTTAAAGAGTGGTAATAAGGTACTTTCAACAACAAGAATTAAAGACGAAACAAAAGATTATGAAAGTCTTTTAAATATCCCAATACTTAACGAAATTGAAATAAAAGGGAACAAAACAGCAAATGATTACAATATCGGAAATGGATTAAAGGTTGACGAGGCAAAAGTCACTTATAAAGGCGAGGAAATTTCTTTTAAAGATTTTATTACTCAATACATTAAAGATAATGAAGTATTTGCAAAACTTATTGAAAATAAAGCAAAGAAGTTTGATGTTAATAGTCCTTTAAGCAAGGAAATTGGCAATGGTGAAAATGCTGACATTTTAAAACTTAAAGATAAATCTATTGATAAGCAATTTCTCGCACAGTCCATAGTTGATATTCTTGAAAATATTGAGAATATTGATTTTGCCGATTATTCACAATATTCAACGGAAGATAATTTCTATGATTTATCTCAACTTGACGAAAATAAAACTATTTTTGTAAATAAAGCAGGATATGTTGGTATTGCGAATAGTATTTTATATGATTGGCAAGCAGAAGAACCAACTCAAAAACAAAATAATGTCATTTATGTTAACGCAAATAGTTTTATAATAGTCAATAAAGGCGAAAATGGATATAAGTCTATTTATTTTATTACAGACGAAAATCAATATTATTTTGAAAAACTAACAACTAATGATAGTTGGAAATTATATAGAACTAATCTTAATGCAGTTTATCAAACTTGGCAATTTGCGGAACAGTTAGACAAGGGTAAACAAAATATTTTAATTAGTGGCGAAAACATTAAAACCATAAATAATGAGTCAATTTTAGGCAATGGTAATTTTGAACTTCTTAATACTGCTGATTTTAATAATTTAGAAAATTTACCTATAACTCCTGTCTTAAAAGATAGTATTGAATTAACAACATTAAGTGATAGCTTTTATATTATTAATATAGAAAGTTGCAACATATTGTTGTCTAATGAAACAAAAAGAACTTTTACTAAAGGAGTAATAACTTGTAAGTCAGGCACTTCTTTTTCTTATTGGGATAATGAAGGTATGCACTTTGTTAATGATTTTCATAATGATGCAGAATGGATAAATAATTATACTCCTACAAGAGCAGAAATGGATGAAGAATTAGTAAAAAAACAAGATAAACTTGTGAGTGGTACAAATATAAAGACAATAAATCATCAATCTATCTTGCATAGAGGAAATATTGATTTGTCACCAAGTTGGGATATATTAAAAGACGAGTCAATCTCGGTAGATACAGAATACTATACTTTGTCTAATTTGAGCAAGGGAGAGTATTATATTTGGTTAAGTAAAGATACTCCTATAAATACAGGAGTACAAGGTAGTCTTACAGTTGATTTATTTGGTACTAATATTACACTTGGCAATTTAGAAACAGATAGTAAGAATGTTTTATTGCATATTATAAAACAAAGTGATGATTATGCTTTGTTAGATTGGAGTACGATTACACCAAATACTGCTTTTGCTTTAAGTAGTGATAGAAATTTTGGTTTATTCCCAACTCCTATTATAAACAATTCGGTTACTATTAGAACTTCGATGGGTAATTTTAGTAGTGGAACGCAAGTAAAGGTTTGGAATAAAGGATAAAATATATAAAATAGGTTAGTGTTTTATTTAAACATTAGCCTATTTTTTTTGTTTAGAGGTGATAAAATGGCAGATATAACAGTTGATACAGAATTAAGTTTGACAAGTGAAAATCCCGTTCAAAACAAGGTCGTTACTCAAAAGTTTTATGAGGTTGAGGGTGATATTGAAAAAGCCACTTTATCATTAGTTCAACTTAATAAAATGATAAATGATGAAATAGAAAAAATTAAAGAAAGTGGGTTGGTAAGTTGAGTTTGGCAAGTGAAGCACAAAAGGCTGTTGACGGTCAAAATACACTTAATTATTATTTTGATGAATTAATTAAGCGTGTTAAAAATGTGACAAGTTATAATGGCTTAACAGATAAACCACAGATTAACGGAATTATACTTGAAGGCAATAAAACAACTGATGATTTATGTGACAGCGAGATTACTGCACAATCCACAGGAATAGCAAGTAGTAAGGCTGTTTATAATTTAATTATGGGTGCATTGGAGGATAGTTATTAATATGGCAAGGACTGATAATTTAAAAAACTATTTAACCGATGTGGCAAATGCAATAAGAGAAAAAACAAAAACAACAGATAAAATTAAGGCAAGTGAATTTGATGATAAAATCAGAGGAATAAGTGGAGCGAGTGAACAATGGGAATGGGCATTAAATAATGTAATTAACTTTAGTTCTGCTAATCCAACTTTTTTTAAGGGCAATACATATTTAAAAGTTATGCCTAATTATTTTAATGAAGAATGTGTAAAAATAACCAATTGGAGCAATGCTTTTAATGGCTGTTCTAATTTAGTAGATATAGATATTGATACAAGTGCTGGTACTAATTTTACTTCAACATTTAAAGCTTGTACTAAGCTAACTGATGAAAGTATAAAAAATCTAAATTTTAATAAGATGACTAATGGTTTTGCTATGTTTGGATATGGCACAAAAATCACTCGATTGCCGAGGTTTAATCACGAAATTATTATTAATATGGGTGAGATGTTTTGGGCAAGTTCATTAAGCGATTTAGGAGAAGAAGATTTGAATTTTCCAAATGTAACTAATGCTGATTATATTTTCGGTCAGACACAAATTACTAAAGTGCCTAATTTATTTCTTCCTAAAGCTACAACAGCCAAGGGTCTTTTTCAAAATTGTTCAAAATTAAATAACTTTCTACAAAATTTAGATATTCCGAAAGTAACAACTGTATATCAATTATTTAAAGGTTGTACCTCATTAACGGAAATTGGAAGTATTGAAGCACCTTTAGCAACAATCTCAAATGATATGTTTAGTGGTTGTACTAATTTAGTATCTATTGGAAATGTCAGTCTTGATAGTACGACAAATACAAATGGTTTTCTTACTAATTGCACTAATTTAAAAACAATAGGTGTGTTATCCGTTCCCAAAGTTAAATCTCTTGGTAATCCGTTTAAAGGATGTTCTAATTTGGAAAGTATTGGGGAATTTAATGTAAGTTCAGCAACTTCATTACCTCCTTTTACAGACTCTACAAATTTAAAGTCCATAGATTTTGTAAATTCCACATCGAAAGTAACTAATTTTAGTGAGCTTTTTAATGGAAAAACCTTATTAGAAACAGCTAAAGGATTAGATTTAAGTAGTGCAACAAATGTATCTAATATGTTTTTAGGCTGTTCAAATTTAAAAAATGTTACTTTTGTAGAAAATAGTATTAAAATAAGCTTCAATTTGGGTGACTCACCATTATTGACAGATGAGTCTATTCAAAGTCTTATAAATGGTTTAGCAACAGTTACAAGTCAACAAACATTAACATTACACGCAGATGTGAAATCAAAATTGACGGAAGAGCAGAAAAGTGCTATAACTTCAAAGAATTGGCAACTTGCATAATTTATAAAGGAGAGAATATAATGGAATTAAAATTAAAGAAAAATTATCTTACTATTGAGGAAATTGGCAATATTGTAAATCAATGTGCCGAAAAACATACTTCTTATGAGTGCGAACTCATTAAAACTGTTCTTGTTGCAAAATATTGTCTTGATTATGATTTTAGTGATAAAGACGATGTTACTGTTTATAACGAACTTGCAGAAAAAGATTTTCTTGATAATGGCTATTTTGCCATTACAAATATCGAGGTTCTTGAGGATTGTATTAGAAAAGAAAATAGCATTGAGCAGACTTTTAGAGAATTTCTTGAAGGTCTTAATAAGTCAATTGAAAAAGGTATGAAAAAGATACCAAAGAACTTTGATACAAAAGAATTTATTAAAAAGGTCGAGGAAGCAGTTGGCAGGAAAGAGAACAATAAGTAATGAGGCTGAATTGCAACAAGTGCTTATAAGACGGCTTAGAATTGCGTTTAAAGCGACTTTGACTCAATGTTTAGATAAATTAAAAGACATTATTGAAAGTGAAGTTTACGAGGCTTATAAGGGCGATTGGGCAAAGGCAGGACTTCGTACATACGAATTTGAAAAATCGTTTTATAAGAGAAATACAAAAGTAGTAGCAAATGAGATTATCGGTGGAATAGAACAAAATTTTTCTATAATGAAAAAAAGAAAAATGAAAAATGTTATTATGCACGCTGATAGAAAAGAACTTGCAGAGATAATTGAAACAGGAATAGGTTATACTATTGGTAACCCACCTGCTCGCCCTTTTTGGTCTAAATTTGAAACTTGGCTTTACGCTAATGCCTATGATATTTTCAAGAATGAATGTTCTAAAGTCGGCTTGAAAGGGGTTTTTACTTCTTATGATTAGTTTGGGTCTTGATATGAGTTCAACTAAAAGTGGCTATGGCTTATTTAAGGATGATAGGTTAATCGACTATGGTGTTTGGGCAATACCTAAAGACATAGTTGATTGGCGAGATAGGGCATTTTGGATGGGTGATAGGCTTAAAGAATTTATTGTAACTCATAAGATAGATATTATTTACATAGAAGATGTGCCTCTTATAATGAAAAACCCTCAAACACTAAAAATATTAGCGTTCTTGCAGGGCATTATAGCAGGTATTGTAACGGCTTTTGATATAAAAGTCGAATATATTGCTGTGTCTAAATGGAGAGCTGATTTAGGCTTATTTACAGGCAAAAGAAAAGACACAGAACGAGAATTGATGAAGCAATCAAGTATAGAATATGCAAATAAAACATTTGGTCTTGATTTAATATGGAAAAGTAAAACAAGCAAATATAATCAAGATGATATTGCTGATGCAATAAATATTGCATATTCGCAAATTAAACCCAAAAATAATAATGCTTTTGGTCGAAAATCAAAGGTGGGTGATTAGTTGGCTGATTTTTTCATAAATGCGAAGGTCAGAGTTGATACTTCTGATGTTCAAAAACAATTAAGTAAAAAGAAAATTAGCGTTGACACTAAAGACGCTACTAACCAAATTACAGGGTTAGGTGCAAAAATAAAAAGTCTTGGTAGTGATTTTATTGATACTACCAAGAAAGTAGCTAAATTCGGTATAAGTACAGCAGTAATTGGATTATTTACCGCAAGTGTTACAAATGCAGTTCAAATTGTAAAAGATTTTGATGATGCTTTAACCGAATTTAAAAAAGTTAGTGATTTAAGTGGTGACAGCTTAAATGAATACACTCAACAATTAGGTGAGTTGGGTGAAAGTGTCGCAAGAACTCGTATTGAGATGACTGAAGCTGCGACAGAATTTAAAAAGTCGGGTTATTCAGATGAACAATCAGCTCAATTGGCAAAAATATCAAGCTTATACCAAAATATTGCAGATGAAGAATTAAGTGCTTCTGATGCTTCAGCTGTTCTTATTTCACAGATGAAAGCTTTTGATATTCAAGCAGAAAATAGCGAACATATTATAGATGCTATCAATGAAACTTCTAATAATTTTTCTGTTTCATCAGGTGATATTGGTAAAGGTTTAACAGCGGCAGGTGCTGCTTTAAGTACATATGGCAATAGTTTTGAGCAAACTATTGCATTAGTAACAGCAGGTGAAATAATTTCTTGCCTGTATAGGCTAAATTGCTGGAAAGTCCTAAAGATACATAGACTACAACATAATAGGAAACTATAAGTGTGAATGTTTGAAAATTATGTATATGTAATAATGGATAATCAGCAGCCAAGTCTTACTTGAAATAGTAGGAAAGGTTCACAGACTATCGAAAACAATCAAGTAAAAAATACTTGACAAATGTAACTAATTGTGGTATAATTAGAATAAGCTACAAAAGTAGACGAAGTGAGTAGAGTAGCGAAAGCAAAAGAGCCTACATTTTATTATTAAAATGAAAATATAGTCGGTTCTTATATGAAAATATAAGAAAATTAAATCGTCTAAAAAAGAAATTGATATATGAGTAAGAAAGTAACTAAAGAAACAATAATAAATTCAATATATAACAAGGGATATATTCCATTAGATTTTAAGTTTCAGGGATATAAAACAAAAGTTTTATTTAAGGACAAAAATGAATATAAATATTCTATAAGTTGGTCAAGATTTAATGTTGGAAATGATTTTTCTCCTTTTTATTCAGTTAATCCATTTGCGTTAAATAATATCAAGCAGTATATTAAGAATAATAATATACCTGTTGAAATTTTAGCACATAAATATATAAACTCGACAACTAAAATGTTGTTTAGAGATTTAAATGGGCATTTATTTAAAAGTGATTGGAATAATATTTATAATAGACATTATTATTTGTGTCCTAAATGTTATTTAAGTAGAAAAGGAATTGCTCAAAGATTGAACGAACAACAATATGAAGAAGTATTTAGCGAACACGGTTTAACTATTCTTGATAAAAGTCAAATAGAATATAATGATACTTTAATAGATGTTATTGATAAAAATGGATATAAAGGTAAGATTTGTTATGCTAATTTAAAACAGAGAAGAGATACTATGTTTAGTCCTTTTATAAAATCTAATCCGTATACAATTGATAATATTAAACATTTTATAAAGCTTAATAATTTAGGCATAGAAATATTAAGTACAGAATATAAAAATTGTGATGAACTACTTAAAATAAAGTGTATGTGTGGAAATATTACTTATCATAGTTGGGATAGTATAAAACAAAGAAAAAGCATTTATTGTAGTGAGTGTAGTAAATCAATATTGGAAAAAATTGTGTTAAATTATTTAAAATTTAAAAATATTGATTTTATCACTGAATATAAATTTGAAGATTGTGGAAATATTAAGCCTTATCCCTTTGATTTTTATTTGCCAAAACAAAATATTTTAATTGAAGTGCAGGGTGAGCAACATTATAAACCTGTTCTTTTTGGAAATATTGCTAAAGATAAAGCGTTGGTAAATTATCAAAATCAAATCGAGAGAGATAAAATAAAGGAAAATTATTGTAAAAAACATAATATTCCATTATTGAAATTAAAATATGATATAATAAGAAATGGAAAATTTAAAAAGATTTTAGACGATTTTATTAAAATTTAAAGACAGAAATATTCCAAGGCAAGTCACAACAGGTTGCAAGAGGTTTAAATACCATTTCAAGCCGAATAGCAAAGAATGAAAAAGCATTAGCCGAATATGGTGTTGCAATTAAAGACGGAAATGGTAATCTTCGTTCAACCTATGATATTCTTGCCGATTTAGCACCTAAATGGGAAACAATGAGCAACACGGAACAAGTTGCTCTTGGTAATGCTCTTGCTTCTAACCATCAATATAAGGTATTCGCAGCCGTTATGAGTAACTTCAACACGGCAATCGAGGCAAATATAACAGCACTTTCTTCGCAAGGCTCGGCAACAAAAGAAAACGAAGCTTATATGGAGTCCTTGCAAGCAAAGGTTACACAATTAAAGTCTGCGTTTACTGAGGTTGTACTCGGTGAGGGTGGACTTAACACATTTTTAAAGAATCTTGTAGATGCTGGCACAGGTATAGTCAAATTTATTGGCTATGGCAACAATTTGGTTGCTATTTTAACTACCATAGGTGGTATTTTAGTTACTATCAATGCTAAAGTGATTGCCCTTAAAATTGATAGTGTTATAAGTGGAATTGCAAATCTTGCTAATTCTATAAAACAAGATTTGGCAAATGGTTTAGCCACAGTTGTAAAACATTTTGCAGGATATGTTACAGGTGTAAATACTGCAACAACTGCTAATGAGGGTTTTGCAATTTCAACACAAGGTCTTATTTCTGCTATCGGTCTTGTTACATCTGCTATAAGCATAGGTGTAATGGCTTATAACAAATATAAGCAAACACAAGAACAAAACGCAAAAGAAGCAAGAGATAATCTAAAGTCTTATAGTGAAAGTGCAGATAAATATAAAGAACTTGAAAAATATTTAAGCGACACAAATTTATCCGAAAAAGAATTAAATACTATTCTCAAAAATAATACCGACATTTTTGGTGAATATACAGAGGCTATTAAAGGCACTACTAAAGAACGAGAAAAGTATTTAGAAATTCTTAAAGAGCAAAACGCTGAAGAGGCAGCTTCCACATATAGAGAGTCTGTTGGTGAGGTTAAAAGTGCAACTAAAAGAGCCACAGAAGGCACTTCTTTAACAGGATATTTAACATCTCAGCGATTACAACAGAGTCAAGGACAAATTTCTATAATGTCTGAATTTGATGATGTAAAATCTGCTAAGGGGATTACAGCTCAAATAGAAGCCTTGCAAAAATATCAAGATAAACTTCAAGAAGTTAGTGACGAATTAAGAAAACAAGGCAATAACAGATATAAAAATTATGATAGTGCCATAGCTCAAACAAGTGAAGAAATTAAAAAACTCACAGAACAACAAAAACAAGATAAAGAAACTCTTGAAGATGCTAATATTGCTTATCAAATAGGCAAAGAAAATCTTGGTGCTTATGCTCAAACAAACGAAGAAGCAAATAAAGCCTTAGATAAATTAAATGGCACTCAAAACAAAAATGCTAAAAGTGCGGATAAAGCGACAGAAAGTCAAAAAACTCTTTTAAAGAAATTTGGATTAACGGCAAAACAAGCAAAAGAATTTGCAGAGTCTTTAGGCTTGACTACCGATGAGTATTTAAAACAAAGAAATGCACAATCCGAGTCAACCGACTCAACTGACGAAAACACCGATAGCACTACGGATAATGCCGAGGCTGTAAAAGATTTAGCAACTCAACTTAAAGAACTTAAAGATATTCAAGATACTGCTAAAGACGCTCTTAGAGAGTATAATAAATATGGTGGTGTAAGTTATGATACACTTCAAGATTTATTAAGCCTCCAACCTGAATATTTACAATATCTTATAAACGATAGCGGTCAATTTGAGATTAACAAAACAACGCTTGGCAATCTCAATCAAGCTCTTGCAAATAATTATACTCAAACTTTAGCCAATTCGGCTGTTCAAGATATGTATAATTATGCAATGGGCAACACTAACGATATGTCTAATCTTGCTCAAAGTGCAGTTGGACTTTTTGGTGATACTGCCGAAACAACGGGTAATAAAGCTACAAATGCTACGGGAGGAGTGCTAAGCTTTGCTACTGCTCTTGCAACTGCAAATGAGGCAGCAGGTGGTAAAGGTGTTAATTTAGACAAATTGACCGAGGGTCAAGAAAAGATTATGAAAGCTTATCAAGGTTATCATAATCAAATGCAAAAATCCTTTAAGGTCACTGCTGCTCAAACTAAAGCAACTAAAAGTAATTCTTCTGCTACATCAAAAGCCACAAAGGCTAAAAAGGCATTAACCGAGGCAAACAAGAAACTTGCAAAATCTATTGAAAAGGTTTCTAAACAACTTGAAAAGGAAAAGCAAAAACTTGAGGACAACATTGATAAATGGAAAGAACAAGCCGAGGATATTGAAGATGTTTTCAGTGTTGTTTCGGATAAAATTCAAGATAGAATTGACCTTTTAGAAGAGGAAAAAGATGCAAGAACAGAACAGATTGAGGCTGAAAAAGAAGCACAAAATGACTTATTACAATCTCAAATAGATGCTATTGATACTGAAATTGAAAAGCAAGAAGAAGCTAATGATGCTGTAAACGATGCTATTGAATTACAAGAAAAGCTTGAGGCACTACAAAAGGCTAAAGCGACTAAAGTCAAAACATTTAAAGATGGCGAATGGACTTATGGTGTTGACGAAAGGGCAGTAGATGAGGCACAGCAAGCTTTAGATGAATATAATAGGGAAAAAGCACAAGAAAATGCTGTGTCTGCTCTTGAAAGTCAAAGAGATATTTTACAAGCACAGCAAGATAGTCTTGATAAAGAATATGAGATTAAATTGGCTAATGACGGAATACTTAATAGCCTTAATAATCAAATAAGTATTCTTGAAAAGCAAAAGGAACAAGTTGATACTCTTGCTAATAAATATAAAGATATTCAAAATAATCAACTTTTAATACAATATCTTGGAACAACAGATATTTTTGGAACAGAAGGACTTAAAAATAATGTTATTCCGACATTAAGTAATGTTGAAAATAAATACATTTCTATTCAAAAGAAAATTGAAAGTGCAACAAAACAAGTTGAAAAGCTTGAGGCTGCGACTAAAAAGTTAGATGAACTTGAAAACAAGACTAAAAGTTCATCTAAAAAAGTTTCAAAAGCATCTGTAAATAAGAAAGTTGAAAAGATTGTTGCTTCTACAAAGACTAAATCTAAAAAGAAAAAAAAGAAAAAGCACGCAGATGGTGTGGCACGAGTTCAAAATGACGAAATTGCTTTGGTTGGTGATAGTCCAGATACAGAACTTGTTGTTGGCTCAAAAATAAATGAGGGTATTACTACAATGTTACCAAAAGGTAGTGGGGTAGTTAATGCTAAAAGTTTAAATACTTTAGCAGGTATTTTAAATAATGTTGGTGCTTTTAGTAGCAGTAACTTTGGTGCAGGAAATGGCACGATAAATAATTCTTCACAAGAAAATTCAACAAATATAAATATTTCTAATTTGAATGTTCAAACGGATAATGGGGAAGAATTTGTTAATTATTTACAAGATTTTGCTTTAAAAATGAAACAAAAATCTTATTAGAATATATTTTAGATAAAGGAGTTAGGCTTATCTAACTCCTTTATAGTACATAAAGAGAGGTTTTAGATATGAATAAATATGAAGAGGCGGTAAGGCAACTTCAAAAAGGTATTGAAACTTATGTTGATAAAAAAATATCTGAAACAAAATTTGATAAAACATATATAGGCATAATAACAGCAATTACAGATAATAATACTTATTCAGTAAATGTTAAAAATGTTATATATAACAATGTACCCGTTGCAGGCAATGCAGTGTGTAAATTGAACGAAATTGTTAAAGTGCTTGTGCCAATGAATAACTTTAATAATATGTTTATTATAAATGTCAATAATGATTATGTTAATAATGTTAATAAACCTAAAATCAATGGAGTTGAAATTGTTGGGGATTTAACATCTGCCGACTTACATATTGACGATTCAAGTTCTATAAGTGAATTTGGTGGTTGGGTACAAACAATTGGTGAATTTTTTAGTAATAAAAAAGGCTCAAAAAATGTTGGTATGTCACCCAATAAAAACAGATATGCTTTGTGGGCAGGAGAAACAAATAGTACAAATGGACTGATAGATGGCTGTAATGCGTATTTTAAATTAAAACAAAATGGTGAGTTATCTTTACATAGTGATAAGGTTGTTGAACAACAATCAATCAAAAAAGGAAGCCTTTTTATTGATTTTACGCCTGAAGATAAAGATGATATTTTTTCGGCATATTACAGAAAAGATATACGATTAGAATTGATTTCTTTGCCAAATTCAACTGCAAAGAGAATTTATAAAGATGAAGTTTATAAAAAAATAATAGACGAAAATGGCAATGAAAAAACTGTATTTGACCCAACCGTTTATTTTGCCGATATGGGAAATGGATATATTTCAAGAGTTTATTCTCAAACATATAAAGATTATGAAGAAAACCCATATGTCAATCCATTAGATAGAGAAAATATAAAATTTGATGAAAATAATATATCAGGAACTAAAAATAATACAGTTTCTGCTGGATATGGAGCTTTTACAACATATAATACTTATAATCCTGATTTAGTAAACTCAAATTTGTTTTTATCAAATTCAAGTAATTTAACTGTATCGTTTGGATTAGGAACAGGGGCAGATACGGTAGGAGATAATAGTTTAACTTTTTATAATTGTAGCAGTATAAATGATAATGAACAAACAATAACTTTTGTTTGCAATAGATGGTCACCTGTTTATTGGGGTTATGGAATTGGACTTGATTGGGACTCAAGAGAAACCTTAAAGTCGGGAGTAACATTAAAAAACAATAATTTAAGTGAAAATAAATATAATTGTTTTATTTTAAGTAATGGAGAAATTTTGCCCATTCCCGATGATGAAGATAGCGAAAATAAAACAGGTCATATATTATATTATGTTTTTAGGATGGATGCTGCCCCTTGCTTCATTCCTGACTATGATAAAACAAAATATCAAACAGTTTTTGATTTGCCAAATAGTTTAAAGGGAACAATTATTTGTTTAGGAAATGGAACAGGAACAATTCCTGAATTAGAAAATAATCTAAAAGACATTGAAGAACTTCAAAACCTTTTGAACGTGAAAAAGATAATGTATATTTCAAGAGATGAAGATTTGGTACTTAACTCTCCTAAATTAAAAACTAAACTATCCATTATAAATAACTTTAATGAAAATGTAGATATTCTTAATATAAAAGATAAATATAATATAAATATTGGTAGATTAAATCCTTTAACGAAAAACCTTGATTATAAAAATGCTATTCATTTTGAAGAAGGTTTTGATAGTGATAATAATTGGCAAAGAAAAATTATTATTGAAACAGATAAGTTGATATTGCGTACCAAAAATGGTGATATTGAATTGGGTGTGGCTACAACCAATACTTCAAATGCCACAGAGGAAAATACAATATAAGAGGGGTGAAAGCAAATGGCTGATTATGATTATTTTGAAGTTAATCCAAACTGCAATAAGGGAAATGTTGATTTAAAAAGTAATTTATTTTCTATTCAAGGTGAAACAAGAAAAAAAGTTATTTATAATGACGGTCTTGACTTAACTAATGATTATTTAATTTGGAACTCCGATTATATTAATATTAAGGCTAATTTTTTATTAAGAATATGGATGAAGCCTTCAAGAATAGATGAGGACTTTTGTTATTTAGGTGATAAAAGTACAGGCAATTATTTTAAGTTGCATTGGGCAAGAGAATATGTTGAAGTGGATAATAAAAGTAAAGATTGTTTTGTTTTACAAGGTTATGAAAACAATGTTCTTAAAGTGCAACAAAAATCTAATTATGTCAATTTAATCAATAATCTTACTCGACTTATGATTTGGGTAAAGAAAAAAGGCAACGATTACGAATTGATTTTAACAGCTTTTGAGTATACTCCTACATTATTTCAATGGATAGAAAATGGTGGAGTGAGCAATGTTGAATATAATAAAAGTTCAACAATAGATTATGAGTTTAGTTCTATTGATTTAGACAATACGGTTAAATTTATAGGGGAAATGAATAATGACATTAACATTACTCCATTAAATTATGTTGAATTAACAAATGGTGTATATCAATATTGGGATTTAACAGATGATGTTAATTTGCCATTTTCTTTAGATAAGTCAAATTGGACTAATAATACTATAATGAATTGTAATTTTAAGGATAATATCAACGCAGGAAATATTGATTACAATATTGATGAAATCGAAAGAATAGAGATGACTAAAAAATATATAAATAAAAAGGCAAAAAATAGTTATCTTGTTTATGGTAAAAATGTTACTGAAGAAAGAGATATAGAATTTGAAACTTATGATAATTTTATTTCTAATAATTCAATTATAAATTATAGTTTATTATTGTATATTAAAAATAAAGAAACGGTATTGATTGAGCAAAAAGAAGTAAATATTGTGTTTAATTCTTGTTTTATTTCAGATAGATATAATATTTTCAAATTATATTCGGCTGTTGAATATAGTTCAAATTCTCAAAATATTCCGATTTCAATACAGCAACCTATTGGCAAAAAATATCCTATTGTAATTAAAAATGCAAAAACAAATTACGAGTCGGGTCAAATTAGCTTTCTTGTTTTGGGCGAAAACTTTGAAGTAACAAAAAAGGTTAATAGGGCAGATGTTGTCGCTCAAAAAGAAGAAATTATAGAGTTCCTTACAAATGGTTTAACTAAATTTTATACTGATTGGAACGGAAACACAAAAATTATTTCTATTGGTGGCTCACCTACATTTTCATATAATTCAAGTTATGGAAATGGTGTATTGTCAATAACTTTTGATTATGTTGAACAAGGCGATTGGACTAATCAAGAAGATTATTATACAAGTGGGTTAATGGTAAGGAGTGCATAAATATGACACAAGAGGAATATAATGTTTCTTTACAGCCTACAAGAGTTTTGCACACTAAGATTATAGTTAAGAATTATGATTTTAGTGATTTTGGGAATTTAGAGGGTGTCGTGGTTGGTTTTCCGAGTTTTACAATAGACTCTGAAAGTAATATAAGACGAACTTGTAGTATTAGCCTTATTCCAACAGCACAAACATTTGAAATAAAGTCAGGCAGTGCAATATGGCTTGATAAATATATTCAAGTCTATGTAGGAATCGAAGATATAACAACAAGAGAACCTGTTTATACTAATATGGGCATTTATCTTATTGACAATCCTGAAAGAGTGTATTCGGCAACAGACAATACATTATCTTTTAAATTAGTTGATTTAATGTCAAAATTAACAGGGATGAGAAATGGCTATCTTGAGGGAATGTCATATATTATTCCTGCTGGTTCAAATGTTCGTAAGGCTATGATTGCCACGATTACTGATGCTGAATTTGGGTTTGATAAGTATGATATTGATGAATGTCCTTATGAAGTGCCACAAGATATAAATATATCAAGTGGTGGAACGGCTTATGATATATTAAGTCAACTTTTAAATATTGCAGATAATTATGAGATGTATTTTGATGTTGATGGAGTGTTTCATTATCATAAAATTCCTATGAACGCAAATGAGGGTGAGATTGTTGCATATCATAATTTTTGGAATAATGTGTTGATTAACTATAATGTTTCAACAGATTTTGAAAGTGTTAAAAATATCGTTGAAGTATATGGGCAAACACATACTATTGCAAATTATAGTGATGCCACAATTGTTGACAATGGTAAAGCATTTGGATTAATTATGGAACAGATAAAGTCATACACAGATGGACTTTTAGTCGGATTTACAACACCAAAAGACACTCAACTTAATACATTATATGGATTAGTTATAAATCAACTTGGAAGTAGACCCATTGTAGATGATAAAGGTAATTATCCTACCTATCAGCCAAATACATATTATGTATGTAAATATGTGGCAAATGGTGATTATTTTAGGTTTTTAGGTCATATAACACCTTATGCAATTGCACAAGAGAATAATGTGGCGAGTCCGTTTTATGTTGGTGGTTCAATAGGCAAAATTAGAATAGTTTTGCAAGGTGATAATTATGATAATTTATATACAGATTTGCAATGTCAAGATTGTGCTGAATATGAATTGTATAAAAGGTGTTTAATACAAAATAGTATTACGATAACTTGTGTGCCGATTTATTGGCTTGATGTTAATGATTTAATCGAAGTAACTTTGCCAAATAAATATGGGCAAGATGAAACTATGATTTGCCTTGTTAAATCTATAAATACAAGTGATACTCAAACAATATCTTTAATGAATGTTTCAACATATATAATTATTGAGGACTTTTTAGATATTGATAGTACAAATATCGTGCAAAATAAAGTTATAACGCAAGAATTTAATAAAGTTGCCGAATTATTAGGTTAAGGAGTGATAATATGGGCGAAAAGAACACGGTTGATGTTCTCTTTAAAAGAGATACCCTCGAAAATATAAGAAGCACCCCTCTCAAAGACGGTCAAGTTTTATGGACTATCGACCAAGAGGGAAACGATAAAATATATAATGATGTCAAACAAAGTGACGATACAATTAAACGAACTCAAATTGGTGGTACTATTCAAGTAGACCAAGATTTTGACAAAGAAAGTCCATATCCATTAGCTAATAAAAAGATAGTTAATGGACTTAAAGATTTTATTCCTGCTTATGCTAAAGATTTAGATATTTTAACTGATGCATTATCTATTTCAACAACAGATGAAAACTTTGAATTGAATAAAACACAGTTAGTTTCTTGGGGTACAACTGCTAATATGCCCGAAGATTGTCTTTTGGGAATAAGAGATGTTGGGCGAGGAAAGGGTAACCCTACTTATGTAAGAATTTTTGGCAGAGATAAATATGGTATTCCTACCGAGTGGTTTAATTCGTGGGAAGGCACAAATTGGACTGGTTGGGCAAGAGCTATAACTCGAAACGACTTATATATTGGTTATGATAGTCTTATCAATAATGTTCAGAAATCTGTTAAGATTTTAAAGCCAAGTTCTGAAAGTGAAGATGAAGTAGCTGTTTCTATTGCTAAAAATAATACTTCAAAAGTAGCAATAACTTATGCTGGAAATGCTTTTGTACATAGTGTATCGATTAATAAAGATGATGGAACAAGTCCGATTGTTATAGACCATAATGGTAATTTTTATGGTTATAATATTACTTGTAATAATGATATAAAATCCCCATATATTTATGCCACAAATGCTTTAAATACATATAATTTAACTGCAACAGGAATTATAGAGTGCAATAATATAAGTGTTGCAAAAAACTCATCTATTTATAACGACCCAACTAATTCCAATTCGTTAATGTTATATAGCAATGCTACTGTTAGATTGTCTGCATCTAAAGCAAGTGGACTTACTTTATACGATGATGGTGAAGGCGGAGTATTTCAACCCGATGTTACAAATGTTTTAAAATTAGGAACAACAAACCACGCTTGGCAAAGCATATATTGTACAGGAACTGTTTATTATGGTTCTTTATCTCAAGTATCAGATAAAAAAGCAAAAACTCATATTGCTTATTTAAAAGATGAAAATAAACTTGATGAGTTTTATATGAATTTAAAGCCTGTTGAATATAAATGGAAAGATAATGGGCATAGAACACATTTGGGATTTTATGCCCAAGATATTGCTGAAAATGCAAAGAATACAATAGGCGATATTTCAATGTATCAGGCAATTCAATTAGCAAAAGACAAAAATGGAAAAGAAATTGAAAAACCTTATAGTCCTGATGTTGAAGATAAAGATTTAAAATGGACTTTGAGTTATGATGAACTTATTGCACCAACAGTAGCAATGGTTCAAAAACAACAAAAAGAAATTGAAGAATTAAAACAACAAATTGAGAATTTAAAGAGGTAATTGCAATGAAAATTAAGTGGACTACAAATGAAATTATCGAAAAGTACAAAGAAATTGAGGAATTTGTGCAAAATGACAAAGAAATTCCTCTTGAACTTGCGTGGGATTTAGAAGAAAATCAAGAGGAATTTAAGGCGATAGTCGAAAAGTTTGAACGATATAGAGCAGATATTATTCAAAAGCTTCAAGAACATAATGTTTTTGAAATAACCGAGGATAATAAAACAATAGTTCGTGAAGAACATATTAAAGAATTTCAAGAGGCAAATGAAAAAGTTGACAAACTTCTTGCCATTGAAAATGAAATCGAAGTTAGTACATATGAAAAAGATAAAGGATTGCCAAAGGAAATGTCAGTTAAAGACATTCGTGCAATTAAATTTATGCTTGTTTAATTAGGAAGGAATAGATATGAAAGTATCAAAAGAAACAATTATTAGAACAGTGTTACAACTTGTAGCAATTATTAACATCATTCTTCAAATGACAGGCAAGAACACTTTGCCATTTACAGACGATGAAATTAGTCAATTTATTTCATTAGTCTTTCTTATTTGCACCTCAATTGCTACTTGGTGGAAAAATAATAGCTTCACACTCAATGCAATTAAGGCAGATAACTATAAGAAAAAGTTAGATAAGGGTGAGTAATATAATGGCAAAGTTTTATTACAATCAAAATAATTATGACAAAGTATCATACGACAATCCAAACACAAAGAAAAAGGAAACAGTGGCAAGTTCAGGATGTGGTGTCTGCTCGGCTTGTATGACTTTTAATAATCTTTGTGGCAAAGAACTATATACTGTGTCTAAAATGGCTAAATTCAGCCTCTCACACGATTGTAGGGACAATAGTGGTACAAATGTTGAAAAGCTTTTAACGGAATTGTGTAAAAAACATAAGGAATTTTCGTTTAAGATTACAGACGATGAAAATAAACTTGTCGCTCATCTTAAAAAAGGTGGAATTGTCATTGCTAATCAAGGCGATAAGTATAATGTCTTTTCAACCGCAGGTCATTTTGTAGTTGCTTATAAAATGAACGGGAAAAATATTGAAGTTCTTGACCCTCAAATGTATTCGGGTAAGTACGATGCTTACAAAAGACCTCAACGCATTGTAAAAAAGACTTCTACAGGTTGTGTGGTTAGTGTTACTCAAATGGGTAAGGCAACAGCAGATAGAACTAAGGCATATTTTCTTGTAAGTTATAAGAAGCCTAAGCCAAAGATTAAAGCACCAACTATTAAAGCAGGTTCATATACTCTTACAAATGAGCGTGGTATCTATAAGGGTGTTGGAGCAAATAGTGGTAGAAAGAAAGTTAAAGACTTGACTTCTATGGGTAAGAAATATGCTACTTCTAAAAAGGCAAATGATTACGCATATTTAAAAGCAAAAACACCTATTACTATTAGTGAAACAAAACTTGCCTCAAGTGGTAATCTTTGGGCAAAAATTCCAAGCGGTTGGTTTTGTGTTTGGGAAAAAGATAAAAATAAGAAATTTGTTAAATAAATAAATTATGGGAGATAGATTAAGTTCTATCTCCCATTTTTCGACCTTGCTAATATTTACTTTGAAATAATTTCATTCTCGTTGACTGTTTTAATAATAGGCGGTCTATTGTCAGTCTTATCAATATCATAAGGTACGGCTTGATAAAGTCCGTCATTATATCCTCTTTGGTAAGACTCCAACATCACTTCATTGAGTTCATCACGAGTAAAGGTGATAAACCCTGCCTCGTCAACTTCCTTTATATGTGTCTTAAATTGCATTTTATATCCTCCTAATGTAATTTCATTGATTAAAGGCAAAAACTTGTTGTAGAGCGTTGTAGAGCGTTTAAAGGTGTAATACACGCTCTTTTATCTCTTGTGTTCTACCTTCGTTCCAAAAATTAGTTCCTATATACCTTTATACCCTCGGTTTCCCGATATTTATTGAGGGAGTAGACTATGCCTTACATTCTCTCCATTTTTTTGGTTGAGCAATGTTAATTATTATAGTCGTTGCACCTTTCTATTTACATAATCTTTTATTTGTTCTTTTCTGTTTTCAAGAATATTTGGTTCTTCTTTAGGATAACGATATTCTTTAAACAATAAAGTTTCTGCATACCACCTTGCATATAAGGTTTCTTCTTCATCGACATAAGTACCGAGATTTAATAGTTTTTGATTTATTTTAATATATGCATAAAATTTATTGGATTTTGTTTTGCATACGCCTTTATAATTCACATTCATCTGATTTTGTGATTTTGTTACTATTCTTAAATTATTTCTGCAATTATTCAATTTATCTCCGTTTATGTGGTCTACAAAATCATTTGTACCTAATATTCTTCGTGATAAATGTATGTTTGAACCTTTAAATTTTGGTGTATTCATAATATAACCCGAATTTGATAATTTCCACTTTGTATTTTTAACTTTATCTACATCATCTGCGTTTATAGTCGTAATGGCTATTACATCGCATTTGTCATTGTAAATATTGATATATGCAATATCTCCGACAACATTTATTTCGTTTTTATCAAGAATTGTTCGTGGGTTTATATCTATTGGTTTGCCATATTTTTTTAATTGTTTATAGTGTTTATTACACCATACTTTTTTGTTTGCAGAAATTTTTTTTGACATCAATCTGCCACAAACATTACACACATAATATATTTTATTATCAATTTTTACTTGTTTAATATCGTGGTTTGGATATGTTTTAACTTTATTTATTGTATATATTTTTGTCACCCTTTAGATTATGTTTATAGACTTGGCTCACGATTGTCTTGCACATTTTGTGTTTAGATTTCCCGTGAATTTTAATTATTTTATATTGTGGCAATATAGTTTCTACCACAAGTCCTCCGAGCCACATTCATTTTGTCTTGATTTGTATTACCGCATTTAGGGCATTTCCAAATCAATTTTCCTGTGTTCTCGTCTTTGACTATTTGAATTTCACCGTCATATCCACAAACTTGACAATAATCACTTTTCGTGTTAAGTTCTGCATACATAATATTGTCATAAATGTATTTAATTACGGATAAAACGGCAGAAATATTATTTTGCATATTTGGCACTTCTACATAACTTATTGCCAAAGGTTTTTTGCTTTTAATTTTTGAATTGTTTTTTCTTTCAATTCATTTTTGATGTTTTGTGGAATATCATTTGTAAAGTTTTTCTTTTTATTATGTTCTTCTTCATTAACATATTCACCAAAGAGTAATTCCTCGGCTATATATCTTTTGTATACAGCGTGTTTTTTATCTTTTTCATATCCTAAATGACATCTTTTATAGTTTATTCTAATTTCGGGGTCATAAGCATTTCTATCTTTTACAGCAGTAACCCCTATAAAATTACTTGTATTATTACTTATATATCTTTTATTTAATACATTTTTGCTTTGAGGGCAAATTCTTAAATTTTCCCTTGTATTATTCATAGGATTTCCGTCTTTATGGTCTATTACAGTATCAACACTTGGATTTGTTCCTAAAATGATATGACCTACATCTTTTTGTTGCTTTTTAGCAGGTTGACCTGTCACAATATGCCCACTGCTTATTCTCCATTTGTGCCATCTTACTTTATCTAAATCACATTTATCAATAAAAAATTCACCTATTTTAATATTCTTTTGGTTATAAACATTAAAATAAACAAGGTTGTCTTTTATGACAAAATCACTTAAGTCATTATTTGTTCTTGGAATATTATCTAAAACTTTTCCGTATTTATTCATTTGGTGCATATGTTTTGAACATACTGTATACCCACCATATCTGATTTTTTTAAAACTTTCTCTTCCACAAAAATCACATTTATACATTTTATTTTCCCTTCTGACTATATCTTAGCGTAGCAGGACAACTCTGCTTTACACCCTATGCACTTCGGATTGTGCTTATCTCAACCCTACTAATTAGTCGATACACCTTCCTATAAATAAATAATAGGCTTGGCACGGTATTGTCTTTTGTTAAAAGAGTCCACCGTTAGCAGATTAAATATCTACACCTGTTAAGCAAACAGTTCACATAGTTTAAGGTGGCTACTCAAGGTATGTAGAAATAACCACCTGTTGATAATGCTTGAAATTCACTTTCAAACTTTAATTTACTAAAGGCGTCAATCGGCTCAAATACAGGATAATGATAGCTATTAGTAATGTAATCTCTATCTCTACCGTCAATTTTTATAAATACATCATCACCAAAACGCTGTTTTAAATGTTTGGCAAAACTATAAGTAGTTGACTCAATAGGACTACCATAAATTGAATAGCCAATATTATCACTTTTATCCCATTCTTCGCATTTGTCATTCATATATTGCATTATCTTTAAGCCAAGTTCTTTAGACTCTTTGTCTATATAAGGCTTATGTGTCAAGCAAGTTACACATTCATAAAGACCTGCATAACCGAGTGAAATACTTGAATATCCACCTGTTAAAAGTTTATCAATAGTTTCGCCTTGTTTTAGCCTTGCTAATGCTCCATCTTGCCAAAGAATAGGAGCAACATCAGACAAAGTTCCTTTTAGCTTTAAATATCTACAATATAATGCTTTTCTACAAAGTTCAAGCCTTTTGTCAAAAATCTTCCAAAATTCATCAATGTTTCCGTCAGCAGACAAAGCTACATCGGGTAAATTGATTGTTACAACCCCTTTATTTAGTCTTCCGTAGAATTTATATTCTCCGTCTTTATAATTTTTCGCATTTGAGATATTTTCGGTGTCTTTAAAAGGAGCAAGAAAACTTCTACACAAATATTACTATTTAGACTATATCTTTACTTAATATTCTATTACCAAATATTAAATACTATGCACTTCCAAGCAAGGAGTTTCACCTTGAATGTACTCTACTCACTTCTTCATATAAGTGTTTCTCTTATATTATGTTTTCGATAGTCGTTGAACCTTATTTAATAATTATATTAAATCTTGGCATAGGATTGTTCAAATTTGAATATTCCCTATTAGCATAATCTTTAGTTGTCATTTCCTACAATTACTATTCGTAGATTATACACCTCATATTTATGAGTTCACATAGTTTTAAATGAGCAATAGTTCACCCATTGAAGGAAAACAATTTCCCTCTTTAAGTTTTCTCATCACTTTTTCACTTATGTAATCAGGCACCATTCTTTTAGCAGTACATTTAGCAGATAATTCAGTAAGATACCAATATTTGCTATCTTCTGTAATATTATCTTCTTCAAGAGCATATATGAGTTTAGGAAATGCTTGAGTTACATAAACACCTTTTCTATTTTTTATTCCCTTTATGCGTTGATTAAGAAATTCCTCAATAATCATTGCAAGTTCATCTTTATATTCTTCGGTTTCATTAAGATACATAAAGATTGTAATAAAAGGTGCTTGCCCATTTGTTGTTGACATTGAATTGATTTGATAATTAAAGGTTTGCACACCATCTTCGACCTCTTTTTTTAGGTCTTGTGTTGCATATTCTTTTGATTGTTCATCACTAAATCCTCTGTCTTTATATTTGTTATAATAAATATCATAACTATCTCTTACAAAAGGAGCAAGTGCTGTTAATGTTATAGTGCAACCACCATATTCAGAGCTTGCCACAGCAGTTATAGCTTGTGTCGCAATAGTACAAGCAGTCAAAAATCTGTGAGGTTTATCAATTTTAACATTATTTATTACTGTTCCATTTTGTAGCATATCTTGAAGATTGATAAGGCAACAATTATGGAGGGCAGATTGAGCGAAGTAGTCAATATCGTGGAAATGGATAACTCCTTCTTTATGTGCCTGTACTACATCGGGTGGCAATAAAAATCTTTCGCTTAAATCTTTACTGACAATTCCTGCCATATAATCTCTTTGAGTGGTTACAAGAGTTGCATTTTTATTAGAATTTTCAGTTTTCCAATAATCATTTTTATTTGAAAGAAGTGTTAATAATTCTCCGTCAGTAGTATTGTCAATATCTCTTTGAAATTCTCTAATGCTACGATAACCTTCGTATGCTCTTGCTGAAAGTCGCTGTTTATGACTAATCAAAGCATTAAAAACATCAAGTTCAATGTCGTTTATCTCAATTTCTTGAGTGTCGCTTTTTGAGTATTTTTCTTCTATTTCATCTGCAATTTTTTGAGCAATATCTTCTTTAATACCATTGCCTTCTTCCATTGCAGAAATAATAGCAATTACAATTTTTTGTTTGTTGAAATCTTCAAGAGAGGCATCTCTCTTAATTACTTGCATATTATACAAACCTTCTTCCGTCTAAATAAAATTCTTTTATATATTCAACACAGCTTGGTATATCGTCAAAAATCTTATTACAAGAGTCAACGAGCCAAGAGTGGAGTTTTTCAGTAGGTTTGCCTAACATTTGAAGTTCTTTATTATGGGCATTTTCATAAATGCCAAGAACAGGTATATCAAAATCATTTGCACATTGTAATTCTTGAGCAGTACCGATAGATTGTGGGTCATTAAAATAAACAATAATTAAGTCACTTGTTTTAACTTCGTGAATATCCCAAGCCTTAACTTCTCTTTCGGTATCATAAATCTTACGCTCAAAATTATAATAATTGGTTGGGTCAACAATTTCAAGTATTCTGAATTCGTCTTTTAGAGAGTCTATGACTTTTTTTCGCCATTGTTTTTGTTCTTGAACTGTTAAATTTTGCATACCACCTGCAAGATAAATTTTCCTAATTATGAATACCACCACCTTTATTATATAGATAGTCTATTTTACAACACAAAGCGTAAATATCGTGAGAGTTTTCATTACTTATTGTATAATCAACTTCATTTTCTATTCCCGAAAACATACCTAAATCAGATAAATTTCTCCGATATGCTTCTTCAATATTATCACCTCTATTAAGTAGCCTTATCAGCCGTTCTCTGCGTGGCACTTTAATATAAAAACTTTTAAAGTCTATTTTATTGTTGCTTTTAGTTCGATAACGCTGTAATGCTCTTAAACCTTGTGGAGTTAATATAATTACTTTATTATCTCTTTCTTGGGGAATAGGTGAGCCATATTGCCAACCATTATATTCTGCTGTTTCAAAGAAATAATTTGTATTTTTTAATGAATTAAATGTGTTATCAGATACAAAGTAATAGTCTTTACCATTTTCTTCACCTTTGCGTTGAGGTCTTGTGGTGAAAGTGATAATTTTTTCATAACCAAAATAATCAGCTAATTCATTTTCTATTGTTGACTTTCCACTTGCACTTTCACCGACTAATACAATCAAATAAACCACTCCTTTATTACATTTTTAATGTGATACCACATTCGTCAAATATATCTTTTTCAGTAAGGTCTAAGCCTACTGCTAAAAGCGTTTTTCTTAATTTAATCTTCGATTTCAACTTCTTCCAAAATTTCTTCAACTGTATATTCCTCTCTATTATAGATTGCATTGATAATTGTATTTATAAATTCTTCATCATCAATATCACCGAGTCCACAAATGAGGTTATATGCTGTTTCGCAAATTTCTTTCTTATTCATAATTATTTTCTCCTTAATATGTTACTTAGTTTCTAATTTCTATGTGTTCTCTAAGAATATCATCAATCGTGTCTTGTATTCTTTTTGTGCAATTTGGGCAAATATCTGCGTCAAATTTGCTATTAGTATTGGTGTCATATAATGAATATACATCAGTCCCAGAAAGTTTAAAAAGATTATTGTGTTTAATAATTTTAGAATTTGTGCTTTCATTATCACAATAAAAACCTTTACAAATATCACATTGATAAGCTCTTGACATATTTTAGTCCTCCAAACAAATTTCTTTAAAGTATGGTAATGTTTCTATCCACTCACAAAATGTTCGCCATTCAGGGAGTTTATGATTTTTTCTTTGATAATATATTGTTTTTAACTGTTGATAATTTGTTGTCATTCCTGCTGTAAGTTTAAAGCCACAAGGATTAGAGTAAAGAATTTCAAGATATAAATTGTTTAGAACATCTTTATATTCTTTTTCATTTTCAATATCCCATTTGTTATTATCATAAAAAGATTTGTCTTTAGTGAGTTCCACTAACTTATTATATTCATTAACTTTATCTTTCATAATATCAATAATTCTTTTATCAACATATTCAATATATGCTTTATCTAAATCAAATTTTGTAATTCGGTGCATTGTTGATTGACTTGAAATAAAATCAATAAAATGATAGCGTTCAAGTTCAATCGACATTTTAGGTGTCATTGTTAAATCAAATTGCACAATAATACCTTTTAAAAAATTATCGTGTCCGCTTCCTTTTTGAGCATTTCCAAGTTTCTTGACAGTATTTGTTATATCTGTATTAAGAGTTGAAATATCAACACTCATAGGATATTTGGAACACTTAATAGCGTTTTCAAATCCATAAACATCTACATTAGTAATCATATCTGTTACTTTCAACTATAATATCACCTACCGAATAATCTTTATTTTCAAATTTTTTTGATACTATAAAAGGCTCAATATATTGATTTAAAATATAGTTATCTTTATCTTCACTTGATATTCTATATTTTACACCTTTATAGTAGTACAAGTTACTAAATTGAATGTCATTAAAAAAGACAATATATTTATTCATTAAATCACCTTATATAATTGAAATATTTTGATTTTCAACAAGTCTACAACCCTCAATAATCTTATCAGGATTTGTCTTTAAGTAGTTCTTAATTTCTTTCTTATCAGGCTTATATTCGACCTTTTCAATCTTTCGTACAAATTCTTGAGGCAATTTACTTTCATCAAGAATTTCAACTTGTGTTGATTTACGGAATTTAATAAGCACTTTAGGTGTTTCAAACTTCTTAATATCCTTACTTAAAAGATAACTGCTCAAATAATTTGTCAAGCCTTTAAGTTTGTTTTGTTTGATTTCTTTGCGTTTCTTTAAGGCTTCAATTTCCTTATCAATAGCCTCAATGTCACTTTCGGTGTTCTTACGATATAAAGCAATTCCCTCAATTTTATTATTGAGTTCCATATATAAATCTTCTATGCCTTTTTCGTCAATAAACTCACCTGTTTCAACATCACAACCACATTCGATTGCATTGACAAGTTTTGTGTCAATTTCATATAAATTTGCCATTAAATCACTCCTTAATTTAATATAATGGTTTCAATTCCGTATTTGTCACAACATTCTTTTTCAATTAAACAGCCACGAGCCTTATCCCAACCACTTAAAAAGACTGCACAATCTGCTGTTGAAAGTAATTCAAGAGATTTTGAAAGATAATAAAGACCTTTGTTTACATTTTCTACATTTTCAAAATCAAAAACACTATCAATAATTTCAAAATCATCTCCAAATAATTTATGCAATTCAGAAAATGCTTGTTCTCTTTCTTTTTCGATTTGTTCTGTTGTTTTATCTTTCATTGGTTGAGATATAAAAATCTTTTTCATATTTTTTTACTCCTTTATAATTTTTTCTACTTTAGTAATATTGCCTTTAAATCCTTTGATATAGGATATATCGCCCATTCGTCTTGCTTTAGAGTTTAGGTTGCTATCAACATAAAACTCAATCATACAACCATTTGCTGTGTATTGATGTGTTGAATTAGTGTCGCTATTAGCTTTAAAATCACATATTCTAACTGTAAACGATTTTCCTGTCGATAAGGTAATTTTAAATCTATCACCTAAATGCTTTGTATAATAGCTACCCATTGCAACAAGGTAATCGTCACCAATTTTTCTTAAACCATTTTTATCTGTATAAGCCTTTTTTTGTAATTTCCATTGTGCTGAAGAACGACTTAAACATTTGTAGTTAGTATAAGATTTAAAATACATATTTTTCGGCACTTTATAAGATTTCAATTTTGTTTTGTCTTTCTTTTGTTGCGAGTTTTTAAGTTTTGAATTTTCTTTTTTTAGTGCCTTGACCTGTTCTTTTAGCTTTTGATTTTCTTTTTTTAGATTATCAATTTCTGTTTGCTGATTTGTGATAATAACATTATTATCATTTATCGTTGTTTCTGTTTGCTGTGCCAATGCAAATTTTTCACCATAAAATACCAAACACATTATGGCTAAAATGCCAATAAGTATTTGCATAATTCTTTTCTGTTTAATAAAATCATCCTTTCTATTTCTCACAACATCTGTATTATATCAAAAAGTTTAGTATTTGTCAAGTATTTTTTTTATTATTTTTCTTCAGTCATTAAATCTAAAAGCCAAGTTTTTCTTAAATCATTGTCACATACAGATAACGCATATTGAAAAGCACTTTCGTCACCTATATCTATGTGTGATTTTCTACACCTTGTAGTTGCAACATATAATAAACCTCTTGACAACATATTTTTATGTGCGTTTGTAATAATGTTAATACTATAATCAATAGTTGAACCTTGTGACTTGTGACAACTTATTGCATAACCCAAAAGTAGATGATTAAGTTTATTTCGGTTCATATAAACCATTTCCTCATCAAATTGAATTATCAAGCCTTTGTCAACTACTTCTCGAATTATACCCATTTGCCCATTTACTATTGCTGTGGTTTCATAATCTGACTCTGAAATGCCCTCGACATCTTTATTTTCATAATAGCTATCGGCTTTAACTGCTTCATAATCATTTTTGGTGTTTATTACTAAATCGCCCTCTTTAAATACAATCTTTGTTTTATTAACTGTTCTTGACTGTATTTTATCATTTGGTAAAATAGGGTTAATCATTTGTTGGATTTCGTTATTTATTGCATAAGTGCCAAACAAACCAACATTGAATGGACTTAATACCATAATGTTTTCTTTTTTTATGCCTTTTTGTAAAAGCTTTTTATATTCATTAACAACAGTTTCAAGCACTTCATCTGTTTGAATGAACTTATAATTATCGCTCACAGTATATTCGTTTGTATTTTCATTATGTTTTACAAAATCATCATCAAAGAAATTTTTGCCTTGACGAATATTTGTTGCAACAAAAAGAGAGCCGTTACTTTTATATCTAAATACTTCAGTAAGCATTGTCATAGGTACTTTATTTGATTTAATCAAATCATCATAAATTTTAGACAAGCCGATTGAGGATAACTGTGCAGGGTCGCCTACTAATACTATTCTTGCATTATCATTTTGAATTGCTGATAATAACATACAAAATACATCAAGTGACACCATACCACATTCATCAACAATTACTACATCTGTATCAATAGAGCCTGAAAAACAACGCTTATGAATAGTGTAGGCTTTTCTGCCTGTACTTTCAGATAATACTTTAGAGGCTTTACCTGTTGGAGAGAGTAAAGTATAGGTCAAATGATTATCTTCCATAAGAGAAACAAGTCCTTTTATAGCTGTTGTCTTCCCTCCGCCGCTAAAGCCTGCCAAAATACTAATATTACTTTCGCAAAAAACCTTTAAAGCATTTAACTGCATATCACTCATAATAAAATTATCAATGTTTTTATATTTAGTATAATCAATATCAAGTTTTTTACTATTTTGTATTTTACTTTTTACAAAGTCTGCTATTTTACATTCAGCAAAATAAGTTGACATTATTGATAAATCTTTAGTTTTTTCATCATAATAAATTAAATCACTTTCAACTGCAACATCTTTGAGCATAGGCAACAATTCTTTAGCGTCATATTCCTCTTTAATATAATAGAATAAATCGTTTGCATAAAGCCTTGTTGAACCGTCAACTTCATTCCTACGCAGAACACCTATTATAAGAGCCTCACAGCGTTGTTTAGACACTTTTAGGTCAGGTTGAATATCAAGTATCATCTTGTCAATATTCTCGAATGTTCGCCCTAACACCTCCATAAGAATGAAATATGGAGTATTATTGATTTTCTTTACACATTCCTCTATTGTTTTGTATTTGCTCAATAAAAGTTTACAGTCCGACATTGAAATTTTATATTCTTTTGTCTGTTTCATAAGATAATAATATCTAAATTTTTCATTTATAAGTCTTTTGTAAACTTTAAGCCTTGTTTCACCTACATTATAGATGTTTTTAATATCTATTTTATCTTCTTCGCCATTTAAAATAAGCCTTATAAAATTTGGATATGCTTTATGAACATAGTCGGCTTGAGAGTTTGTGGTTATTGTTCTTAATATTTCAAGTTCGTCATCGTCACTTAAATCCTCGACTTTTAAACTCGGCACATCAACCACTTTATAGCAAGTGCCATATTTATCATTGCTTATAGGTTCAATAACAAGGTCATATTCCTGCCCAACTGTCAACATTGATAATTCACCTTTGCAAGTAAATGTGCCATATTGAGTAATTTCAAGATTGTCATATATTTTCATAGGCGATAAAGCAAGAATATAAAAATTATCATTATGATAAATTTCTCTAATTACTTTTGCCTTTACTTTTAATTGCATATATATTTACTCCTATCTAAAGTATAATGATTATCGTCATTTTCGTTGAGCCAAGCCGTTATTAACAAAACACTTTTATTGATTTTCTTTAAAACAAACACAATATCTCGGCTGTCATCATATTTTGTTCTAATAACAAACTTGCAAGGGATATTATTTTCTACTCCAACTTCAAATAAATAACCTTTATGTTGGTATTTAATAGAATATAACGCTTGTTCAAAAAGTCTTAAATTAAAGCCTTTTTCTTTAAATCTTTGCGAAAAATGTTGACTATATTGAATATATGGTTTAGTTGACAACATTTCATTATAAGATTTGTCAAAATTTTTATTCCATTTAATTTTTCTGTGATATAATTCACACATAGTAAATACACCTCTTATATAGTATATTCGCATTATACCACATAAAAGGTGTATTGTCAAGAGTAAATTTATGAAATTTGAGAATAAAGTTTATCTAATGCTTTTTCAAATGCTCCCATACCACTAAAGAAACTAATAACTTTTAAATCTTCAAATATATCAGGAATAGCTTTATAAAGTTGCAAATAGATATAATATAATACATCTACCACAATACTATTTCCTGTTATCTTATAAAGTTGACGAGAAGGAATATTTGCATTTTGACAAGAATAATAATCTTCATCTGAAAACCCCATAACTCTAAAAGCCTCTAATTCAGTAAGAACACGAGGGTGAATAGATTTTATAAATTCAATAGGGTTTTCTTTTAATTCACAATTAGTTGTATCTAATAATTTGTCGCTATATAATATCATTCCACTATGATATTCGCCACAACCTCTTGCGGTTATTGTAGGGCAAACACTATTTTGACCGAGAACTTTAGTGAATGGTCTTTGTCGTGCTTTCCAATTATATATTTTTTCAATCTTATTATTGGATAAATAATAATCATTTTCATTCAAATTTTCAACAATGTCTTTCATAACTTTTTTATTATCTATCTTATCTATAAAGGAAAATAAGCCATTATCTATATCTTTTCTAATACTTACTATATAAATTCGTTCTCTGCTTTGAACCGAGCCATAATCCTTTGAATTAATTACTTTATAATGATTATTATAGCCTATTTTTTCTAAGTCAGATAAAATCATTTCAAATTCTTTTTTGAACTTTTTACTTGTTAAAGCCTTTACATTTTCAATAATAGAAACTTTAGGTTTCTTCTCTTTTAAAATTCTTAGTCCATCATAATATAAACCACTTCGTGTTTGATTTCCTTGATTATCTATTAAACCTTGTTGTTTACCACAAATAGAAATATCTGTGCAAGGAAAACCCCAAGTCATTAAATCAAAATCTTTTAAATCTTTTGCATTTACTTTAGTAATATCTCCAAGATTTTGATTTTCATTAACATTGTGAATTGCACTATATGCTTTAGAAGCATATTTATCAAGTTCACAATAATTTATTAATTCCCATTTCATAACATTATATCTCTATATCAATTATTGAATATAATTTAATTATATCTTCATATTCGCCTGTTGGCTGATAGATATTTTTGCCGTTTTCGTCAGTTCCGATAAATCTAACCTTTTTCTTTTGTGAAAAACTCACCTCAACTATATCTCCTTGTTTACATTTAAACTCATCATACCACTTTTTATTACACTTAAATTGTTTTGTCATACCATTTTGAAAATCATAAAGTGTAATAAATGGAGTGCCATAACTATTTGTTTCAACCGACTCAATACCATAATATTCACAATTAGGAATAATAATATTTGTACTGCCAAGTAATTGAAGTTGATAATGAGCTTTTGTCAAGTCTGTTGTATGTGGAATAGTTGAAGATTTTAAAATATCAAAAATAAATTTTTTATTGTTAATTTCTCTAAATTGTGTTTTTGTTTCTTTATTAAAATTACCTTGAATAGCCTTTAATTCTATTTCGGATAATTTATTTTTACTAATTACTTTTGAATTAGCAAATTTTTCATATATATTAAAGCCATACAATAATTGATTTATTGTTCCAAAATTTTTAAAATAATCAAGTTTTATTAAAATGTTTCTACTTGTTTTATTTACACCACATTTTAAAACATTCTCAAATAATTGCATAACATTGTTTATATTATTCGTTTGACCTAAATCATATAAAATTTGAGGAGCAACCTTCTGCATATCTTTAATACTTGACATAGCGAGCGTTATTGTTTTATTTTTTTCATCAACAATTACATCTCTATTATCCTCACCAAAGCACCATAATTTAGTTTTATATCCGAAAAAAGTATTTGCTTCCGACATAAGTTCGGCAATTTTCTTTTTATTATCTTTTTTCATATAATGAGAAATTGCTACTTTATAAAAATTAGCAGGATAATGAGCTTTAAAATAAGCAATATAAGCACTATCGCCAGCCATACTTAAAGCGTGAGGAGAATTAAAAGAATAAGAGGCAGCATCTTCAATTACTTGCCATACTTTATCAAAATTATCTGTTTTGCCAATTTTTTCAGTCCAACCTTTTAATAGTTGTTCTTTCAATGCTTTTAGTTTTTCAGGGTGTTCTTTATATTTTTTCTTTGAGATACTTTTAATAACCGTATAACATTCAGCCATTGACAAACCAAGATAAGCCAAAATTTTCATTACTGACTCTTGATAAAGTATAAACGAGGAACTCTCTTTAAGTAAATCGTCAATTTTGCTTTCACCTGTTGTAAATTTTTCTCTATGTAAAAAGGTCGGCAAAAGGCTTTTAAATCCAGGTCTAATTCCTGCAATAAATGAGGCACTTTCCCCTAAATTTCTCATTTGATAAATTTGTGCTTTTTTTGCTGTTTCTTTTTTCTCTACTTGGTTTACACAACATACAATTCCTTTAGAATAAATATCCCAAGTAGCATTATCATCTTTAATCAATTCTCTTAATTCATTAAATATTGGCACAGGTTGATTTATACTATCCCAACATTCTTGAATAAGTCCAACAACATCTACAATAAGAAAATCATCTTTTACATATCCGAAAGTATCTAAATATTTTCCCTCGGCACATACAACTAATGTTCTTTTTTTAGTTGATTGAGATACGGCACTTGTCAATCCAATTTCTCTACGAATATCGCCGTCAAAAAGTAAAAAAGCACAAGCGTGAACTTTTAAATTAATTACAATACCTTGATACTCCTTACTCTTGTTGTAAATATCTATATATTCTTTAGGAATAAAATCACTAATGTCAAGTAAATCTTTTGAGTCCTCATCAAGATGTTTTTTCTTTTCCTCATATTCTTTAATTTGTTTAGATACTTCATTTGCTATTGTCGGTTCAATATTATTTACACTTGCATACATTTGCCAAGCTGCACTTGTTTTCATTTTTTCAATAGCCATTAAAGGATAGCAAGACTCTTTGCCAATAAGTTTTCGAGCAGCTTTTACAAAAGGTTCTTGTTGAGCAATGTTAAAGTCACAGTCAGGCATTTGCCCACTTTGTACTCTTTCTTTTGTTAAAAATCGTTCAGGGTAAATAGGAACTTCAGCATTAAATCTATCAAGCGTTGTAAATCCAAGTAGTTTATTTATATAAAAAGATGACATACTACCTCTTGAAGTTTTGGTAAGAATACCACCTTGATTATTTATTGCTTCTTGCAAAATGGCTCTGTTAGTTAAGAAATAGTCAACAACTTTACTATCAATTACTTGTTCTGCTTCATATCTTATCCCCTCTACTCTTGCTTTAGACTTGTCTTTTTCATTTGCATATTCATTATTTAAAATATTTTTAAATATCTTAACTTTTTCCTCATAGGTTTTATCTTTATAAATAGAAGGAATTTTAAATGATTTATCTAATATAATTTCCTGTGCTTTATTTGAATTGAATACATTAGTATTCATTATAGATTGCCAAATTTCATATTCAGATAAAACACCTTGTTCTTTCAATCTATTATAAATAATTTCAATATTTGGAAAATCTAAATACCAACCCTGTTCATCATCATATTTTATCTTTTTATATTCAAGTATTTTTTCTCTTTTAATATCATCTAAATCAGTATCAATATAGTGAGAGTCAAGTCCACAAATTATTTGAATATTATATTCTTTTGATAATTCAAGAATTTTTTGATTTAATTCTTTTTGTTTATCCGTATTATGAGGCTGAATTTCAAAGAAAAAGTTATCGCCAAAATAATTAGCCACTTTAAGCCAAATATTTTCAGCATCATCATATTTCCAACCTGCAACACAAGCAGAAGTAACAATAACTTCATTCGGATTTAAAGAAAATAATAATTCTAAATCTATTCTTGGATTACCATAATATCCGTCAATATTTGCAATAGATAGAATATAGTTAATATCTTCTCTTGCTTTTGGAGTTAAAGCAATTAAACAAATATGGCAATTTGTTCTATCTTGTTCAAGCCTATTTTTAACCCAATAAGCCTCAGTAGAATGACGATATTTAAGTCCATATTTTTCAGCTATCTCATATACTTCAAATTGATTTCCTTGCCAACCGTGTTCGCCTGAAAAAATACATTTTCCATTAAGTTCTTTAATTCTTTTTGCGAAACTTTCATTATTAGTTGGGGAGTCTGCCATTCCAACATTAGAAAAATAAGAGTGATAATGATAATTTTCAATAATAGGATTGTTGACATATTCATCTATGGTATATGGAAATTTAAAAGTTAAATTATCTATAACATTTTCAATTATTTTTTTATCTATATTCATTTACCAACCCTGCCGTTCCTAATACTGAAATTATTAAGTTATATCTCGCTATTTTTTGCAATCCATTTAATAACTTGATACCAACCACCTGTTTTTATAGTTTTAACTGTTGCCATATAATTTTTGTTTGATTTATAGCCATTTGATTTGTTATTTTTACGCTTAATTATAAAATTTTCGTTTTTTATATCTAATTCGACCAAATATTCATAAAGTCCTTGCAAAAAAGTGACATCCGTTTGACCGAAACAATTATATCTTACATTTGGATAAGAAATATTAAATTTTTTACATAATTTTAATATCAATTCTTGTTGATTATCGTAATTATAGTGTTCATACCACGCTATGTCAGTCACTTCCTATCTAAATCTAATATGCTTTCAAGATTATTTTCAATAGCCGACAATTCGTCATAATGATATTTCTCAATAATCTCTCTTTCTATCTTTATAATTTCAGTTAGACAAGAAAGTTGTTTTTGAACTTTATTTAATTTAAAAGTATTAACAATGCCTATTGCAATAGTTATTATGATGATAGTAGATACGATAATCCAACACATAAATTCAGTTTTGTTCATAATTGAACAGAATTTTATCATATAATAGAACAAAGAAATCAACCCTGCCGTTCCTAATACTGAAATTATTAAGTTTCGTTTCAACCATATGCCTCCTTCCCTTTTAAAATAAGTATTTATTTAATTTTTATATGGAACATAAGTATGATAAGGCTTTCTTGCTACTACAACTTCATAAGCCTTTTCTTCTACATTATCAAATACAGTAACAACGGTATTTTTAAGATACATTTTCACAATTTGTTTAGTTTCTTTAAATTCTTTAATAGCCTTTCGACACAGTTCTGTTATTTCCTCGTTGGTTGCATTTTCTTCTGTTTCAAGATAGCCGTCATTTGTATCAAAATGCTTTGGATATTCAATATTGTTTTCATCAATATTAATCCCCATATGGTGATATTGTCTTTTATGACATTTAGGACATTCAAAATATTTAAGTCCATATTCGCCAATTTGCCAATCTTCCTTGCTGACCTCAATAACACTACCACAATCTTCACACTCAATAAGATTTTCTTTTTTTGTCAAATCACTATCCATAATAAGTTTCATAATTATTTTCTCCTATAAATTGTTTTGTCATTTTTTAATTCTTGTGTTGTTTCTTTACTCCATATATCACAATCTTTTACAATAAAGTCGTTCATTAAACTAAAAAGATTATTTCCAATTAAAAAACTTGCAAAATATAATGGCTCATAAAAGATTTTTGTTTGACCTGTTTTCAAATCTTTAAATTCAAGTTTTATAGTAAAATGATAGCCACTTCCATCTCCGTACTTATAATCATAACGATTAACTTGTCGAACAATAAATCTTCCTCGCCATAAATCATCATTTAAGATGTTATCATTCAATCCTTGAACATATTTATTTACTGCTCTTTGCAATTTCTTTAATTCTTTATTTTTTGTCATTACATAAAATCCTCAAAACTTTTCTTATTATAACTTATTTCTATATTATTTGAGTCAATAATAAATTGTTTATTTCGTTGCCCTCTAAATTCATTATAACAAGGCTCACCTATAAATTCAAGAGCAACCATTTGTTTTTGTTGACTATTAAGTTTTAATTGCTCTTTAAGTTTGTTTGAACAATTAAACAAAATAAAGTCAATACCGTTTCGTCTAAATTTTATAGTCCTTTGTGTTGCACCCAATACCTGAATTTCATCATTATAAAGACTAAAAGGTTTTATATGTATTCTTGGTATCGGTATATCCATTCCAAAATACGCTCTGTAATCGTCTATAAAGTCATATAAGTAGTTAGGTATATCCTTTGTTGTTGTAGATATAAAAACGGCTTGTAAAGGCTCTGACGGAATGTCAAGACTATTTAAAGCTTTAATTAACGCTTGCTCGTTTTCTTTTTGATAAGAAGTACCAAATGCACAATTATGCCCTTGGTTATAATTAAATAATTCTTGGGGCAACAAGTCTTTGATTTCAAAAGGACTACGAACACTTCCTGCTAATTCTCCATTATCTCTACTGTGGGTTAAGAAAATCGGCTTTTCATAAATACTCATCATTTTGTTTGCTACAAGACCTGTAAGTGTTGTCTTTTCAAGTATTCTTGCAATTACAAATTTATTATTATCTATAATTTCAACTGAATGTTCTAAAAGTCTTTTTGTTTCGCTTGACTGCTTATTATGTAACTTTTTACATTTATCAATGGTTTCTGCCGAGTTAATTTCGCCACATAACGCTTTAAATAATTCTATTTTATCTTCTTGTGTTCCTAAACGAATAAGAGAGTTTATATTTGTGATTAAACCAAAAGAAAAAGCCTTATTATCAGTTTCGTCATTTCTATTTAGATTAGCCACAAAAGGTTTAAGTACCTTATAGATAGATAACATACCCCAATGCCTAAATGTTTCATTTTCGGCAAATGTAAAAGACATACTATCACCTATATTTGCAATAGCAACATAAGATATTAACTTTTTACTAAAATTATATCCATAAAGTTCGTCATATCTTTTACAAATTTTCCACGCTACACCTGTACCTGAAAGACCCTTGTTGATAACTTTATTACTTACTTGATTATTAACCAATAGACAATAGGAATTTATTTTTTTCTCTTGTTTATGGTGGTCTGCACAAAGAATTTGCCAACCAAGTTTGGTCAACTTTTTATCTTGTTTAATGTCATTTGTACCTGCGTCAAGGACTACTAAAATCGAAGGCTCTTGACTTTTAAGATATTTTAAATTATCTTTATCAATTCCGTGTTGCTTTTCTGTATGAAATATAGGAATAATATTAACATTCGGGTTTATGTGTTTACAATAAATGTAAAACATTGAACTGCTGAAATATCCGTCAAGGTCACTATCAACTAATAGATAAAATTTTTCTTTTTCGTTGATAGCATAATTTAATTTTTCACACCATTTATCTATATTGTCATAATCACTTGATTTTTCTAACGCTTTGTGTGAAAGCCATTTTTGTGTATTAACTACTCCACATTTAGCAAGATAATCTGAAATTGTAACATAATCTGTGTTTTTATAAAGTGGTTTAATCTGCATCTTTCACCAAACTACAATCAATAATTTCCAAAAATTTATAATGTTCAATATCTGTATAAATTTCAAAAGTATCAAGGTCAACAATACAATCAACCCAAACACCATTATCAGCTTCTTTGCCAACTTTCATTCCATACCATTTGTCATCACCAATATTATAATCATTTGGGTCACAATATTCAAATACATCTCCGTATTGAATATCTTTATGAAAATCAAGGGTATTAGAAAATTCTTTTTCTTTATTAAGTTTAACATTAATCGGCATTTTTCATTTCCTCCAACAATTTAAGATTTGTTCTTAATGATTTTAATGCAATTTTTGTATTTTTATAAGCACTTTGTTCATAACAACTGCCATTACTTTGAATATCAACAAGACAATTTTCAAAATATTTGATTGCATTTTCAATTTGAGTTTTTGTTTGTGAATTTTTGTGTTTTATATTTATACAATTAGTAAACATCTTCAAAACTTCCTTTCTTTAAGTTTACTTGAATTATACCACAAATATTGCCAAAAGTCAAGAAAAATTTATTATTTAAGCAAAATCAACAAAAAGTGATTTAAAAAATTAGTTAAAATGCACTAAAGTTTTAAATCACTTCCCTATTTTTATATAATTCTAAATATTTTTCTTTCCCTAAATCGCTTGGACTATCTTTATAATTATGCCCACCATAACTTACTAATGCAGATACCTTACAAAAGCCTTTAAAAAACTTTGAAATTTTATAAACCTTATTCTCAAATTGAGTAAAATCTTCTGTTTTATTGCCATTTTCATCTAATATTGTATCATAGTCAAAATCAATAGCAATAATAACCTCATTTACACCCTGTTCAAGAATAATATCTCTTTTTTGTTTGCTCATTGCCGAGCCATAAAGCGAAACAGAAAAATTATCCTCTCCAAAATAAGTATCACATTGTAAGGTGCTTTTTTCAGCTTCAAATAAAACACATTTTTTATGATATTTAATTGCCTGTTTTGTATACCAAATACCATATAAGTAATTGTTTGTTTGAAATTTATATTCAACACCATTCAATAATCTAATAGGTAAATATTTAACTTGACTTTCAGGATTTAAAAAACGACCTCTTATGCCGATTAAATTAGCCTTATCGTCAAAACAAGGAATAGTAATGCAGTCCTGCAAAGGATAATAACCTATATTATATTTTTCCATTGTTTTAATAGAAATATTATCATCCAGCCAAGATTGATGATATATAGGCTCAAAAAACAACAATACATTCCTATTATAATAATTAGCATTGAAGTTTTTATTTTTGCCCATAAATTTAGCCAAACTACTTTGCCAATTATATTTATTAGGATTTTCTTTTATTTCACCGCTATAATCAAATGGTATATTAGCAATCTCACAAACATATTTGACACATTTAGGAAAAGACCATTGTTCATTAAATAATGCCTTATTCTTTTTGACTAAATCATAAATATCAAAACTCTCACTACACACATAACAAGTGAAAATCTTTGAACTTTTATAATAATATAATTTAGCTTTATGTGAGGGGTCACAAGGCTCTTTATTGTGGCAAGCCGAATAAAATATTATCTGTTCCTCATCCTCTTTAAAAACATCACTATTAAGGGAATAAAGCACTTTTTTTACATCTTCAGTATTAAGTTGTTCATTTATTTTTTCAATGTCAAATTTCATAATTATGCCACTACTTTAAGGTTGATATTTTTATTATCTATAAGTCGGCTCAATGCCCAATATTCTCCACCATAGATAATATTTATATAGTCTTTTTCTTGTAGTATAAATTTAACATTTGAAATTTTTTCGTTATTTACAATTACTGTCAAACTTTATATTCCTCTTTCGTAATTTTTTTATATTTATCTATTATCTTTTGCCATTCTTCGTCTGTTATTTGACTTTCACCTTGACTGATATGTTTTTCATAAAGGTTAGCCATACAAATTCTTAAATATTCTTTATTGTGCCAATCTTTAAATACTGTTGAATATTCAAGCGAGGGAGAGCCTACAAGTTTAAAATTTGTATATTCCTCAAGTTTATCTAAAGTGCTTTCTGAAACATTATAACCTCTTTGCAACATATAGTAAATAACTTTATTGCAATAGATATTAAAATCTCTAATATCATAATCAGAAATCTTATTCACAAGTAAATGATTTGGTGTACCATATTTATGAATGTTTTTAGCGATAGCAGTACACTCCCTTAATTGTGATACAAGTTGACAACGAGGTAAAACACTTAATAATTCATAATGCCATAATCTCATTATTAAATATCCTCCTCGGCTCTCACCCAACATACATAAGGTTTAAAATGCTTTGCACTTCTATACTTCCATTGATTATTCTCAAAAATTAGAAACATAGGATAACCTGCTCTATCTGTTCTTACATCATATACATCTACAATTTCATCTGTTTCTTTTTTATACACATTAAACATTTTATATACCTCACTTTACTATATCAAATAAATCATCAAATACTCTGTTTGAATATTGTTGGTTGTTATATATACCATAAATTGATTTATTTACATTATTGATTTCAGCACTTGTTATTTTAGATGATAAAATCAGACTAATTGAATTAAATTCATTTTTAACTTCTCTACGCTTATTAGTTACATTATGTAACATTTTATAAAGTTTATAGCCTTGACTTGCATTAAGATTATAAAACTCGGCACAATGTTGAATATCACTAATTTCTCTATCACACTTACTTATAAGATATTTTAAATATTCTTTTCTTTGTTCAAGTTGGTTTATTTTATCTTGTAATTCAATTATTTCTTTATGAAAATCAAAATCAAGTTCAATAGGTTCAACCATTTCAATATCTTGTTTGCCTTTAATAAACCATTCATTATTTACAGTTAAAGACCAACCATTTTTACTTCTAACAGCGTTTTCAAGCTCGTTTTCTGCTTTTGCTTTAGTAGAATATACACAAGCATTATTTATATTCGTTGTAAGCGTGCGTGTGCCGTTTTTATCTCCACCAACATATAAGTTGCCATTCGTAATTAAATACTCCATATCAAACCTCCCGTGACCTCTTATTCATAAAGATTATAGTGTTGATTTCATCTTTATCAACCTTTTGCCATTTTGAATTTTGCGAATACTTCCATTGAATATCTCCACAATATAATCTTACACAAAGTTTATCTGCGTTTTTCTTTGCTAAAAGCCATTGTTTTACTGCTCGTGTATAATAAATATCGTCACAATATATTTTATTGTATTTGCCACAAACATCATCAATTTCCTCAATAACAAAATCTAATTCTGTCATATTATCAATTTTTTCTTTATGTAAAATTTGCAATTCATTTAATTTATCACAAAGAGTTTTTATTTTATTATAATTAAATCCTATTGAAAAAGTATCTGAATAACATAATTTATGTTCGTTTTCCCATACATATTTACTATAATATTTTGAAATATAAATAAACGGATGGACATATGGGTCATATTCTCTTGTTAAATAATAACCTTTACCACTATCATCATATCTAAAACTTATGTAACTATTATCTCTTTCAACTAACGGAATTAAATCTTTGCTTAATACATATTTTACAATCTCATCACGATTTGAAATATCTATATCTTTATAAAAAATCGAAGTTTTTTCGTGTGTAATATGAACATATTTATTATATATCTCATAAGGCTTTAGTTTTCTATCATTTGAGACTAAAGGCATAACTTTTGTCGGTGTTTTAAATTCATTCCAAGACACACCATTAACTAATCTATCTTCTTTAGGTACAAGTAATGAAACCTTTACTTCATTAGTATAAAACCAATCATCATAAACTATACCAATATCAACTCGATAGTGTCTGCTTATTTTTGGAACTTTTCTATCATAATTGATAAAATAGACAATATCTCCTGCCTCAAAAATAGGCAATTTCTTTTCAATTCCATTTTCGTCTAAACTTTTGTGTAAATACATAATAAACACTCCTTTAATTAGTATGGTTTGATTATATCATAAAGTAGATTGATTGTCAAGTGTTTTTCTCAATTTTCTAAATAGTTCCTCATAAAAATTCTCCCATTCCATATCTAAATCATCTTCAAATTTATGATATTCTTTTTGTTGTTGACATACCATATAGGCGAGTTGACTTGGAAGATAATCATTAACAAACAACATTATATTTTCTAATTTTATCCAAGCCTCATTGCGTAAAACTACATCTCCCCAACAGTCAGGATATACAAATTTATTTGCTTTATTTTTATTGAAATATTTATTTAAAATAACATTTAATGGTGCGTTCATATCTTCTTTTGGTATTTCAAAACTTTTAGAAAAATAATCTCGGTGTTTAATATAAATATCGTTGCCTTTTATAAAATAAGGGCATTTACATTTATTACGACAAAAGCTAATATTTCCACTTTGTTTTATATTGTTTAACTCTTTAGGCTTTTTTAATTTTGGCTCACCAAATATTCTGTCCGAAACAAGAGAAAATTTAAACCAATTTTGATACTTTGAAATTAAATTATCAATTTCCTGTTTGCTTATATTAACTGTACTAAAATTGGAATAATTTTTTAAATAATCAAAAAATCGGTATTCGTGAGTATCTTCGTTTATAACAATATACCCATTAGGATATAATATTTTCATTTAACTTTCTCCTTTATACCTCATAGGGTATGTTTATTCGTTTGGTGGTGAAATAATTTTCTCGTCAATTAACATATTTAGGTACTTAATTGCATTTACTTGAACTTGCATATCGTAGGGATTTTTAATACTTTTTATGGAATAAAACTTTTCAAAATTATAATAATCGCTATAAAGAGAATAAGGACTTTCATTTTTTTTGTGGAAAATAGCAAAGAGAGTAGTAAAATAACAAGCAACTTCTCCGTCTACAAAAAAGCCTATCCAAAATTCATTTTTATTATTAAATGGTTGTCCTTCTTTTTCACATCCTTCAAGATGACAACAAAATTGATTATCCCTTTTTGTGTAATCAGAAGTATGTTCTTTAAGCCTATCCCAATCCAATACTTTAATTGTACTTATGTTTTTAGGTGTTAAGTTGTATTTATTGGGATATTTTTTCATTAAATCAAAATCTAAATAACTATTCATTCATTTTTCTCCAATCTTTTTCTCTTGAACTTTTCAATTAAATTTTCCTATAATACCTCTGTTCCGTCTGGTAAATAAATATATTTCCAATATGTTGGGGCAATCTCTTCGTAATAACTCCAATAATAATTATAAAATACTTTTTCATCACTATTATAATAAAATACTTCTACTATATCGTTATAAGGTGCATTTCCTTTTTTAAAAACAAGAACTCTACAATTGTGAGTAGGTAAAGCTTCATCAATACTTATCCAATCGTTATTATTCATTATAAGTCCCCTTTAATTCATATTTTCCTTGTAATCTTGTATTGCCTTTTCAATACATTTCTGAACAGTTTGGTTCTTTGATAATAAACACTCTCTTGAAAAGAAACTACCCCCATTTTTATCACGCCAATCACCGACTAAAAACAAACTTGCGTTTGCCATTAAAATAGGTCTATCAAATTTGCGTATCTTGATATGAATTTCATAACAAGCATTTGCACTAATCACATAACGATATAATCCTTTCGTAATCTCTTTCCAATTATTAAGGTCTTTCATTTGTTCTAATTCAATATCTTTAATCTTGTTCATTATTTAACTCCTTTAACTTTTCTTCTGCTTCTTCTTTAGTGCGAAAAACTTTTTCACCAATATCTGACCCATCATAGTTAAAATGATATGCACAATAACAGTGTTTCATATCATCACACGAAGCCTTACATAAATAGTCTTCTTTTGGACAATAACATCTTATGTCGGGTTTGTCTAAAATCATTCTTTGCGGTATGTTCTCTTTGTTTAAAACATAAATTTCTTCGCCAACCCTACAAGGCAATTCAACAATTAGTGATTTATCTTTAAATTTATCATAATTATGACAAAATCCTCTATATCCGTCTTTGCAAGGTTCGTCATTATAATCATCCCATACAGGGCATATTTCATCGTGAATACAATTTTTACAATCATATTTTTTAATAGGCTCTTTAGGTATTTGTTTTTCAAGTGCTTCTATTGCCATTTGTTTAGCATATTTCATTTGCTCATCATCGCCCAACATTTCCATTTTGAGCGTTTTAATTGCTTCTTGTGCTTTCATTCCTCTACCTCGCTTTCAAACCACTTTTTTATACCTTTGCAACATTTGATAACACTACCGCTATCTCCTGTACATCTTCTGTCATTGCAAGGAAAGCAAGGAACATTGCCTATGTGATTGATTTCACTTGCCATTTCCTCAACACTCATATTTTTAATTCGCTCAAAATTTGTCATTCTTTTACCTCCAACAATTCAGGGTTATCGTGTATGTTGCCGATAATTTCGCATTTAAAAAATTCATTCCAATTATAACAAGTGAATTTGCCATAGTCAATGATTGTAACTGTCCATCTGGCTTCGTAATCCTGTCCATAAAAATGATTTTTGAAATGTCGTATCCGATATTCGACAACACCAATATGCTTTTTATATTTTGCTTTGCTGGAATAAGGTTTATCAGAAAATGGTTGAGTTTTTACAATATCCCCCTCAAAAATCTTTTTACCGTTTTTGTCGGTCAAGCCTGTGAATTGTCCTACGGTTTCAGGAATAACCTCAACTAAAGTCGCTGTTGTATTATTGATTAAACTGTTAATCGAAACACCTGCAACACCTATACAAATATAATATTTATCTTTTATTACAACTAAAGAACCATAGGCAAATCCATCTTTAAAAACATCAGACTTGTAAAGTTTTTCGTAAAGTGTATAATCTTCTTTATGAACAGGTTTCCCTCTAAATAATATTTCTCTCATAGTTAATCCTCCACATAACATTCTGTAATCTGATATGTTGTATCGTTTACTACAAACAATCCTTGACCTAACCTTTGTGTGTTCTTTATATTTAATGGGCAAAGAATACACTCTAATGCTTCACCATAAGTTTTATATGCTTTTGGCAAGACTTTCTCTCCATTGACTAATATTGTATAAATTCTCATAAAAAAATCTCCTTATCTATTTGTTGTCTTAATTATATCACAAGATAAGGAGATTGTCAAGTATTATTTTGAATTTATTATAAAAAGTTTTTCAACTCGTTTTGAGTCTGTTTTTGCTCTATCTATACACAATGAGGTTTTAATTTCTTTTTGCCATATACACTCAAAATCATCTGGCATATTATATTCGCTGACTAATACTATATTATTTTTAGCCATTTGTCTACACCAATCATAAAATTCATCATAAGGGAAATCATCTACTTTATATTTTGTAGAATTTTTATAAGGAATGTCGCAATAAATCACAAAATTCTTAATAGTCGGCTTAATATTTCTAAAATCACAACAAGTAAATTGAATATCTTTTAAGTTTAATGATTGTTTGATGAGGTTTCTTATTTTTTCGTCTGCATACTTTCTAACTGTTCCGATTTTAGTTTTAATATTATTTGCATAACCACTGAACCATTTACCATTATAACTTGCACAAAACCCAACAAGTCCAACATACCAAGCAGGATATTTTTCTTTATTGTCTTTAACATCTTTATATTCTTCTAAAGTAATCGTTTCAGGAAATACACTTGTATCTTTTTGTGCTTGCTTTAACAATGCAATTAAATAAGGATGAACATCACTTGCATATTTATGTTCACATTTTACCTTATCAATTACATTGCCCCCCCCACAAAATGGCTCTAAATAATTATGAATATTATTATCATCAATATAAGACTGAATAATCGGCACAATTTCTTTAGCTATTCGTGATTTACTGCCCATATATACCATATTTTTTTTACTCCTTATTTTTCATTCTTTCAACTGCAATATTAAAATACTGTTTGTCTAATTCTATACCTATAAATTTTCTATTTGTATTTAAACACGCTACTCCTGTGCTACCAGAACCCATACAGTTATCTAAAACAATATTGTTTTCGTCTGTGTAGGTTTTAATTAAGTATTCAAGTAATTTAACGGGTTTTTGTGTTGGATGCAATCCATCTTTATCTTTTGCGAATTGTAAAATACATTTAGGATAACCACTTCCTGTTGTTACATATTCCTTGCCTTTTTTAACGCTTGATGAACCAAAAGTGCCATTATAATCAGATGAATTTGTTTTTACAGTATTTGTTTTGTGTACTCCTTGTGGATTATACTTAATCGGTTGTCTTTTACCATTAGTTATACGACCTTTTGAAAACACCATAATATTTTCAACATTTTTTAAGGGCTGATACTTAACATTTAGAAAATTAGCACCTTGAATTTTATCCCAAACCCAATCATATTTATATAAATTTAAGTTACTCATTCTTAACGCACTGCTAAATGGCTCTGAACCAAACAGTATAATAGCACCATCATTTTTTATTATTCTTTCGTACCCCCCCCCACAAAGACTCAAAGGGAATTACACTATCCCATTTACAGTCAGTAGTTCCATAAGGTAAATCGCAAATAATACAATCTATGCTTTCGTCTGGTATATTCTTCATAATCTCAAGACAATCATTATTAAACAACATTCCATTTTTATCTTTATAATCTGCGCTCTTATACATTTCAGCTAAACTCATATTTATCTCCTATCTAACCCATCTCACAATCGGTTCACCTGTAAATCCCTTTTCCCAACAAAACCAAGCGTGGCACATTGTTGTCGATAATCTTTTTTTCTTTCCATCTTCCGTTTCTTCAAATTCTTCTCCGTTTCGCCAAGTTCCCATTCTTTTTTCAAATACATAAATATAACGAGGAGGGTATTTGTCAAAAAATTCTCTTCTCTTTCTACCCTCTAAAAACTGAATTTTTAAAAACATACACATTTTGCCATTAGGCTTCAACAATTCCATTCCTTTTTGTGCAAATTCCATTGCAATTTCATAAGGTGGATTTGTCATAATACAATCAAAACGCTTATCTGTATCATATTCCATAAAATCTTGCACAATAACATTATCATATCCACGGTCAGCAATGTCAAGACAGGTAAAATTAATAAGTAGATTTTTGTTATTATAATAATTTTTTATTCCTTGAATAATATGTCCTTGACCCACACAAGGTTCTAAAAGTTCTATATCGCTTCCATTGTTATAATCTTTCCAAAACCATTTTTTAAATTCACTATTTGAGAGCAACATTTCAACTGCTTTTGGATTTGTTGCATAAAAATCATTCTCAACTCTACCTCTTTTAGAATTACTACCTGCAAGTTTAGTTCCACTAAGCATTATTTTTACCTCCTATTATTTCTTTCGTTTAAATAATCAAAAAATCTATCTACTATTAAATATAGAAAAAATAAACCTAAAACTAAAATACATTCCATATTTTCGTCCACATAAATCTCCTTTTTTATTTTTATTGTGTCTTAATTATAACATATTTCATTCTGCTTGTCAATATATTTTGCAAATAAATTTCTGTCCATCTACTACTTCGTATTTATAACCACGCCTTGATAAATATTTATAATATATATCCCTTCGTCTATTGTCAACCCAACTAATCATTATCATTATTTTTCTATTGTAGAATTTATTTTCTTTTATAACTTCTTCCTCTAAAAGATTAAATACTCTCATAGCTTTTGCTACTGTTTCAAATGGATATTTTCCTGTAACGATAGCATCATTTTCGTTTTTCTGTGTGTGCTTTCTTTTATTATATACACCCAATACAACATTATAATATATCATATCAAAAGACCTGTCACATTCTTCAAACTACATAATCATTGTTTGATTGTGGACTTTCTCTTTAATATAATATGTGCGATTTTTATAATCATATTTTACATTCATAATATCATATTCACCTTAATTATTAATCGGATTTTCAAAATAAATTCTATTTCTATGTTGTTTCATCTCTTTAATAAAATCGGTCAATTCTGTTGTATTTATCTTAACTTCATAATTACATATATTTTTCATATTATAATCTATATGGCAATTTATTTTTCTTTCAGTTACACCAAATTTTTTTAACCATTTTTTGTTTATTCTCTTTTTTCTATGCGTTCTATTTTGAATATATAAAACAATAACTTCATTTTTAGATTTGGAAAAATTATTATTAGTCATATCTGTGTTTGTGTCATACTCAAATTCAAAAGGTTTATTTAAACATATGTTAGTTGTATTAGCACTCAAACCTTTATTATCATATAATTCCGACTCGTAAAGTAATTTTAATCTGTTTATTTTGTTTCTATCTAAATCGTTCATACATTACACCCTTTTAATATACATAGGTTGAATATTTATCAAATTATTATGTTCATCTGTTGCAAACATATCTGTAATTTTACCTATTGACTTATCAATATAAGACCAAATTTTTACATTATCACCATATTTACCATATCTTGTTTTAAAGCAACTCGTCAACATATTCGGTCTTAGAAGTTCAAAGTTATTATTAGTATTGTATTTTCTATTCCATTTAGAAATCAGTAAGTCAAGTTGCTTTATGTCCTTTTCTTTTGGATGGGTTGTAATACAACCATTATCGAGCTTTGTTTTAACTGCTTTTGAGGCATATAGACAACCCTCATCGAGTATTTCGGCTGTTTTATATGTATCATTCAACTGCATCGAAGTAGCCATAGCAATATCAAATTCCTCGGCAATCATTTTAAGTTGATTTGAAAAATTCAACAAAGCATTAGGCTCTGAAATATTTGTCAATCCCATTGTTTTTTTCATATCTGAAATGATATAACTATTATTCCAAATGTAATCTTGATAAAAATACTCATATCCCTCAAGTGCTAATTGTTTACATTTTTCTCTCATACCTGAAGAAGTAAAATTAGGATAATTGACAATTTTAAATTCGCTTTCTTTAAGTATACGACCTGCCTCGATAAGCCTTTGTTTTTCTTCTTTTGTATAATTTCCGTCAAGAACAGTTGAATAATTGATTTTTGCTAATACTGAAACAACTCTCGGCTGAATTTCAGTAAAAGATTTTTGCTCGGAATGAATTAAAACTGCCTTACCTTGATAATAGGGATTGTCAACAAATTTCTGTTCATCTTCACTCCATATCTTTAAACAACCAACCATAAGCAAATCCATAATACTCATTAAGGTTTTACCAAAAGAACTCGGAGCACCACGCAAAAGTAGGTGTCCTTTACACCAACCACGATATAAGTTCGTCAAAATAGGTGAGGCAAGTTGCCCACCAATCATAGGCTCTTTTTCTAATTCGTCAAGTAAATTATCAAAGCCATCACCACATATCATTTCCTCTATATCATTGTTAAATAAAAAGTCATTTTTTATGTCACATTGTAATTTGTCATAATAATTTACAATATCATCAATACTAACTTTATCAACTTTTTGCCTTTCTTTTGTTTCGTCTTTTGACTCATCAAAAAATTTATTTATGTCAAAGCCACTCTCTTTATATTTTCTTAATAAAGAATATTTTTTGAGAGTTTGCCAATAATAATCAAAGTTATCAACTTTTGCAAGTGTTCTTATTGTCTTTATATATTCAATTCCATTATTATCCGTGAAAGTATTATACTCTGAAGTATAATTTTCAAGAAACTCTGTTATTTCTACCTCTGTTGCCTCTTTAACACCTTTTAAAGCAAGATTATATACACTTACAAAAACAATTTTATGAAATTGATTAGGTTCAAAATCATATTTTACAAGGGGCATTTTATCCTTTAAAGCTAAAGAACAATCATTACAAATTGCACCTAAAATTAAATTTCCAATATCATTAAAATATAGCATATACCCCTCCATTAGTCAAAGTCCATTTTTTTGGACTGTAATTTACTTTTGCCCACATTTTTAGTTATAATTATCGGTTCTTCATTTAATTCTACTTTTTCAAAAACCTTTTTAAGTCTATTTGTATCAATACAATATTGCCTTGCCTCGTTATAATAATATTCTACAAGCGACAATACTGAACCATTTGACCTTTCATCAAATAAATTAACACCTATCATATTCATATATTTAAGCACATATAATATTGACTGATAAGTGTATTTTTGTTCTTTATGATTATCTATAATATTTTTTAATTGTGACATCATCATTTGCCACGGAATATTGTGTTTATCTATGCCTTGATTGACATAAAGTGCTAAAATATAGTCCGTCAATTCTCGTCTTGGATTTATATCACCTGTTATTGTAGTCTTACTTGGCTTATATTTGTCTTTTGCAAGTTGGTTATGATAACACTCAATATTACAAAAATAAGTGTTTCTACGCTCTCCTGCGACTATATAGCACTCTTTTGTGTTCTTTATTTCTTTTTTGCAAAATCTACATTTAGGCATTTAATATTCTGTCCTTTGCAATTTTAAAATATTCTTCGTTATTTTCAATTCCTATAAAATTTCTATTTAAGTTTTTACAAGCTACACCTGTACTGCCACTACCCATAGTAAAATCAAGAATAGTATCTTCTTCATTAGTCCAAATAGTTACACATCTTTCCATAAGCTGAATAGATTTTTGTGAGGGGTGTGCCACTCTTTCTTTACTCCAAGGAACAATAGGTGACAAATCATACCAAACATTTGTTAATGCACGATTTTCTTCTCCGTTCTTTTTGCCCATACCGCCTGTTTTTTTAGGGATATTTGAATAAATTTTATTAAAAGTCGGATTTTTGCCTTTTGAATACCATAAAATATCTTCTCTTGTAGAAACAAAGTTTTTCTTTGCTCCACGACCTTTTATTCTATCATATGCAATCCAATTATTTAATAATAATTCTTTATGCTCATTTTCTATATATGTAATTGTTTTACAAACATTCGACCAACCTTGAAATAAAATCAAATTTCCGTTGGGTTTTAATAAATTTAAACATAAATCAATAGCCAAAGGAGTATTAAATTCTTTATCCCAATCAGTATATTTTATGTTATAGGGTGGGTCGGCAATAATTGCATCTACTTTAATATTTTCATTTATTAGATTTTTCATTATATTAAAACAATCATTATTAAATAATTTATTGAACAATTTAAACACTCCTTTAAATTTAGCCACTCCGACACAAAATCAAAGTGGCTAAATAATTTGCAATTATATTCTTATGTACTCACACCGTTATGTCTAACGATGTTGCAAGTGTGACAAGTCTATTATAAATATTATCAAGATTTATAATTTCGTCATCGTCAGCACTTGTAATTTTACGACCTTCGCCAAGTTCACTCTCAATAATATTTGAAATTTCGTTAGCAAAGTTCTTTGACAACCTCTTAACATAAGGGGCAATCATATCAAAATAGTCTTGTTTTGTATAAGACTCTTTCTTTTGCTTATATTTTTCAACGGCTACACCCTCATTTTCTGCCGACTTTTCAATGGCTTTTTCAATAGCCTCTTTAAGTCCTTCGGCTGTAAATGGGTCAATAAAAGTCTGCATAGCAAATCTTGAACGAGCAAAACTTGTTTTTGTTTCTTTACAAATAGCCGTAGAAGGTATTGTTTCATAAGTGCTTGGGTCAATGCCATTTGGTCTTACATAAATGGCAAAATCGCACAAATCACGGAGCATACGCATTGAGGATTTTTCATTTGATGTTCCCTTTGGCTGAACATACGAGTATTTTTCATTAGTAACAGGGTCAGTTCTTTCCACTGTTTCCTCGTGTGAAATAAATACAACACAATAACCTTGTGATGTCAATTTATTAATTTGTGCTGAAAAATTATTCCTTGAAATTTTGTAGCCATTTTGTCTGCCTTGAATTTCACTCAAATCACGAACACCAAATTCATTACAAGTTGACTTTTCAGACAAATCAACAAGATTTTCGGCTGTATCAATAATAATTGTAGAAAAGAGTTTTTTCATTTCCTCATAATGCTTACCTGCCAAAGTTTCAACCATTTGACAAAATGCACTCCAAGTCGAAATAGACTTTTTACGATTGCTTAATGCACCACCACCACTCTCGGTCATAAGAAGTAGTGGTTTATCTAAGTGCATTGATTGATAAGTCTTTCCACAATCATTTGAGCCATAAATTAAAATCTTTTTGCCCTCTAATCCACCAACTAAAGCACCTTTATCTTGTGCAATACTTTTAAGTTCATCAAGTAGCGACATATATTATCCCCTCCCCTGATTACATAAATGGATTTTCGTCATCTTCGTCATCAATATCAAAAGGACTGTCACTTGCAGTCGGTGTTTCAACTGTTGCTCTATGACCTAAACCTCTCGGCTTACTATTTGAATTTGAGGCATTTTCTTTCCCCTTTTCAAGCTTTGCCTTTTTAACAATTTCAAAATCCTTGAGGAGCGACTTAATTTCAGTCTTTGTATAAGCAAGTTCTTGTGTGGTTTCCATATCACTATCATTATAAGGTTCGTCACCACCAATAACTACTCTTTCTGTTACAGAAAAGCCTTCATTAACCTTTGCTTTTCTACCAAAGCCGTGTGACTGCTGTGTTTGACTGCCACCAACCCTTACCTTTTTCAGTTCAAAGTCAAGCTTACAAGTTTGACCGATTTCAAAAGTATTTTCAAAATCATCAACAAGATTTTCAGGAATAATAAGTGATGAAATAATACCAATCAAAGGAGTATTAGCATCACCATAACCAACTGTCATAATATCGACAATCTTTCGACCTGTTTCTTCTTCATTTCTCATTTCAGGTCTAATTGCCTTGATAATACATTCTGTTGACATATCTGTTGAACTTTCAGTTTCTTCACTAACTCTTGTAATATATCTTGTATTAAAGGAATTTGCATAGACTAACACATCATCTTTTTGTCTATTATAACTAACTTGAGGGGCATAACTAACTGTCAATGCAACTCTGTCGGCATTTTCGCCATAATGCAATTTATCCTTATACTCATTGACCACTGTTTCCCAAGACTTAAAAGACTTACTTTCTTCACCCTCTCGTGTGATGCTTGAACAAAAACTCGGTGCAGGAAATTCAAAAGTGCCATTTGCTGTTTCAATACTAATTGCACTATTAAACTTCTTGTCTTTTGCTACAATTCTCTTACACTTTTTTGTTTTACCATTTGAAAGCTTAATTTCATCGTCAATAATTTCAAGTGCTAATTCAGAAAGCACACCTACAATCAAGCCTTGTGAGTCTGTTCTTCTAATTTCTCTTGCCATAAATTCTCCTTATATATTTAATTATTATTTGTTATCTTTGCTCCTGCTACTTTTCTCATTGTTTCTTTGCCTTTAGGACTTAACTGTAATTCACAAAAAGCCTTTACTTGCTCAAGGCTATATCCTTTGTTGATATTATCTAAAATAAGCGTATAAGCGATTTCAGAGCCTTCTATAAGATTTTTAATATAATTTCCTTTTAACTCTTTGTTAAAAGTATCAACAATTTTTTCTTTTAATTCTAATTCCATATTTTAATCCTTGTAAAACGAACCGTCAAGAAATGACAAAGCATCGGAAAATGACGGATTTAACATTTTATAAAATTTAAAAAAATCATCAAATTTTTCACCTTTATAATTGCTTACTGTGGTGTATTTGGTTTCATAAGTGCCATAATCTTTCATAAACTGCTTAAAAAGTTCATAAGCCTTATTTATAGCCTCATCAACTTCTGCTTTTCTTGCTTCTTTTGTTGCTTTAAGTTCGGCTTTTCTTTCCTTTTCAGCCTTTACCTTTGCCTCATACTGTTCTACTTTCTTGACATCTGAATGACTAAACTTACCATCATCAGATGTGTATGTTACATATTTCTTCATACTTTTATCAACCTTTCCTTAATGATACTTTTGGTGCTAATGGTTTAGTCACATAAGTTTTCCAAAATTGAGAGAAAAAACTCGGAATAACCTCACCATTTCGCTTTCTTACTGTTTTATTGATGTGTTTAATACCTTCTCGCTCCATTTTATAGTGAGCAATTTTTCTTTTATACTTTCGCATAATTCATCTCCTATTATTATTCAATAGAGGCAGATAAAGAGAATTGAACTCTTATTTTCTATTTAGTTAATAGATGCCTTACTTGGACTATATCTGCCATAAATAACATACTATATTTAATTTGCCGTATGTCAGAGCAAAGAAAAAAACAATGCAAAGTCGGTGTTGTAAAATTCGTATAAAATAATGCACACTCTTTTATCGTAAAATTACAACATTAGAAAAACTATGGATAGGTCAATAACCCACTCAATACAAAAAGTCCTAACTTATTTTGGTAATAATTAGTATTTGGCTTTTCTTATCTTTCTTTTCAAGTCACCACACTTGATTTTGTCACGCTCAGACTGCGTGTAGTCCGTTTTCAATTAAGTCTTTCTTAACCGAAGGCTTGACTAACTTGCCTAAAATCTTCTGTGCTTAACACACTGCCACTTAAATGGCTAACTGTCTAATGGAATTTTAGATTTTGAATTAAAAATCCGTGGCTAAATTCCTTAATATCTTTTGCCACATAAAAGCACTATCAAATAGTCGGAATATTAAATAATAATATTTAATTAGAACCTCACTATTATCATATTGTGCTTAGTAGTATTTTGACTATAAGAACTACCAAAACTTACACACCCACTCTTGATATTATCTCACTCTTTGGAGTCACCCTAAAAGACTATACAAAGTAATTATTATTTATAGTCGCAAAACCTAAAACGACACACGATTACTCTCCATTTAGGGAATTTGATTTCATCTTATGTACGGACACATTATAACCCTCGCCGTTAGGGATTGGCAGAGAGTAAAGGTTCTGCCCCTTTTCCGACAGATTCAAAGTCTGTTGTACTACTATTATACTAACTCTCTATATTTGGTTGAGCAATTAAAGATTACACCTACCTGTTTTATATATTTTTTTTGGAGGTAAATTATTTTAATTGAAAGAGGTATACATTATGAAAACAAACAAGTAAGTATAATCTCTAATTGCTCAACTCTTAACTTCTTCTGTATTATACCACAAAATAAAGCAAAAGTCAAGAACTTTTTTTACAAAATATTAAAATGTCTTGACTTATAAGAATTTTCATCTGCAATGCGTTCTAAAATACATTGTGGAATATCTTTAGCTTTACCTATATAGATATAATAACCCTTATGGTTATCATATATAAATACAACACTATTATATAGGTCTTTTTTATAAACTAATTCTTCAACTGTCATTATGCTATCCTTTCGAGTTGTCTTTTTGTATTTTCCAATAATTCTTTATCATTTCCATACAATTTAATTGTTACTACTTCATTAAGTCCACACAAACTTGTTAAAATAAGAAATGAGCAGGTTGAGAGCGTGAATTTTCCATTTTTACTTTCAATACGGAAATAAGTATCATAGATTTTAAAAGCCTTTAAAATGCCATATAAACGCTTAATTTTGTGTAGACTAAAATCGCCCATTTTTGTTTCTGTCATATAATATTGTTCCATATCAAACCTCTATTGTTAATTTAGTTTTTTTATAAAGTCTTACATATGTATCTTGAGTAAAATCAATTATATTACCGTTTGTCAAATTCATTGCACCAATCAAATATTCATCAGAATATCTATTAGTAAAATCAGGAATACGAAGTTTTGTTTTTAAAAAAGGAACATCATCTGCCCCTTGGATATAAAACACATCTCCTGCTTTAACATCTTTAAGTTTAATAGATTTTATTTCAACTGAAGGTCTTATTATATTTATATTCATATTTTATCTCCTCATATTTTCGTAGCCCAACCGTTACTATATATATCATAAGTGACTAAATCACCATTTTTACTGCCCGTAATTACTACACAATCCCCAGCGTCTGTGTAAAAATAAACCCTATCAAGACTTCTTTTAATTTCGTCAACTTTTTCCTCTTGAATATCTGTCATCTTACTGCCTCCATAACTCTTTCTTTATCCGTCTTTGCATAAGTCATAACTGTTGCAAGACTATGATGTCTTAATACCATTGCAACAACATCAATCGGCACATTTTCATTAACTAAATCAGTTGCCATAGTGTGTCGCATAATATGATTTGATAATTGTGAAATTCTATCTTCTGAAAACTTACCACTTCTTCTTGCCAAAGTCTTAATAGTTTTAGAAATACAACTTGGTGTCATTTGGTTGCCTTGATTTGATACAAAAAGATATTTACAGCCACAATCTTTTCTTAAATTCTTAATATAATTATCTATTGCCTTTTCGGTCTGTTCGTTGATAAAAATATATTCATCATCATAAGAGCCTTTATTAACAACAAGTTTAATTTCGCCATTTTCGCCACGATTAAGATATTGTTCAAGTGTTAAATTAACAAGTTCGTGAACACGCAAGCCAACATTCAAATAAGTTACAAGAATAGCATAATCTCTTACATTTTTACAACTATGCAATAATGCCTGTTTTTCAATTTCATTTAAAGGTGTCTTTTTCTTTTGTTTTGCGTTTTTGATACTTGGAATATCAATAGCTGGATTATTTTGAATAATATCTTCTGTCATAGGATTGTATCTCAAAGCTTTATACAAGCATTTAAACCCTGCCAATGAAATATTATAGGTTGTATCTGAAACACCCACAGAACTGATATTAAACAAATATTTTTTAATGTCTTTTGTTATAATCTCGGCAATGTTTTTATTGTCGAGGAATTTTAAAAGACTATCAATATGATATAAATAAGTCTTAATTGTATTCTCACTTAAAGAGAATGGTTTTTGCCTTATTGTCTGTTCAAATATCTTTATTAACTCTGTGTTTGTCATAATAACGACCTCTTTCTTTATTTGTTGACCTTATTATAACACATAAAATAAAGAATGTCAAGTGTTTTTTTAAAAAAAATTATGCCAAACCTGTGAATTTTCCATTTTCTACCGAGTAACCATATCTTGAACCATTGAAAACAACAACATATTTAAACACATCTCCTTGAATTTTTTGGTGTGTTATAGTATATCTACTTCCTGCACAAAAAGATAAAACACCAAAAATTAAAATGGTTAAAATACAAATAATAATTTTATTCTTCATTTTTGACCTTATATCCTGCCTTTTTCATTTCTTTAATAATTTCTTGTGAATATGGAATTTCTGTTACACATTTAACTTTTTTATCTTTAATAATTATTTGTTTCATTTTTTATAAATTTCTCTTTATCTTTTTAAGTCTTTAGAATTATAAATATGTTCACCCAATAAATAAATATCTATAATCATATCTTCCCAATTAAGAAACAAAGCATTAATATATTCTATTAGTTCTTTTGTTTCGTTTAAAGGCACAATCGTTTTCTTTAAGATATTAATATCAATACTTACACCATACGTAGAATTTTCAATATAATCAATTAAAGCCTCAGTTAGTGTATTTGCTTCTATGATATTTTCATCTTCATTTATGTCACTACTACTCATTATTAAGTATTTATTCATTTTTATCAACCTCTTCATCCATTCTTCTAATCTCACCTGTTGTTCTCATAATTAAATCTCCTTATCTGTATAATTAACTTTTTCTTCAATCAAACTTTTATTCTTTATTTCTAAAACTTCATAATTAAAATCATTGTAGTCAAATGATTGTCTTACAATGTTACTTTCAATTTCATTTTCCATAGTACTTATAGCAAATTTAGTAGGGTTTTTAACATTTTCGGGTACTTCTATATTCATTTCAATAGAAGCACGAACCTTTACTGTTGTTTTGCTGTCTTTTACTTTTCTTTCTTTCTCTGTCATAATCATTTTACCATAACCTTTTTATTTTGTCAAGTCTTTTTTATAATTTTCTAAACAAATTTTATTTAATTTTTCATTTCCATCTCTTTCTTTCATTCGAGAGAGCAAACCGCTATTCTTTTTAGTTCCATTAAATCTAAATTTGCTTTTGGTCGTAAATTATTTCTTATCATAAAAGTCACCTCAATGTTTTATTTCCTTTGATGTCTACATTATATCACAACAAAATCCAAAAGTCAATATCAAATTTTAATTTTCATTTTTAAATTTCAATTCTTATTTTCGATTTTCATTTTTGATTTTGAAATTGAATTTTTAAATTGCCTATAATTTAACTTTTTATTCTCTTTTATCATTCTATCAGCAAGTTCATATTCAGATTTAGTCAAATTCCTGCCATATCTTGATGATAATACAGTTAGATAACTTCCCAAAACTGCCCAATCTGCCATAATTGTGGTAAAAGATAAGTGTTTATAATGGAATTTATTATTATTTATATAATTTATCTCTTCTAAATAATAATCAATTCGGCTATTAAAATCATTTATATTGATAGGATTTTTATTTGCCATAGTATCAAACGAATGATTAAATTGAGTTTTCCACATAATATGATTAAATTCATTTTTCATTTCGTTTGCAGTTAAGTCTTTTCTTTGATAATACCTCATAATGTCAACTGTTAAATCATCATATAATTGCTTTAATTTAGCCAATTTTACATAGTTAGTTAAGAAATATTGAGCTATATCCAAATTGTTATCAAGCCAATATTCAATATCTCTTAACTTTTCTTTCTTAATTCTTTTGCAAAAAGCCTCAATAATATAAGGCATTTTATTTTTGTTCACTCTAATTCTAAACATAATTTATCTCCTTTTAATAATATATACTTAAATATAATATTTCCTTTTAATTCCAACTTTTAGCACACAAATATTTAAAACTGTGTGCAGAAAATTGGATATAATTTTCTTTGAACCAAATTTTCCGTGGGGGAATTTTTATTCGCCCGATTACCCTTTTACCACCTTGAGTCATTCTTAAAAACATATTAACTTGGTAGGTTTTAAGAACTTTAATGCTTTACCACACTAAAGTCTACAATGTTGGTAGGTTTGGTGTGTTTTTGTGAATAAAAGTCACAAATTGAATATTATTTGCATTTACAATTTATTAACAATTTATTCATATTTAAAAAATTGTTGCTTAGATGATTGACCGAGGCAAAGCATTTTGACTCTTCAGCCACGCTTCTCACTTCAGCCTATTTTATCATATTCATTTGTTGTCTTTATTCTACCAAATATGAACGCAAAAGTCAAGCATTATTTTAATTGTTTACAATTTGTTCATATTTAAAAAATTGCACCTTGAGTGATTTCGCTTACTGTTTTGCATCGTAATCACTCCAAATCTTTATCATATCTAAATTATAGCACAAGTTTTCTGAATTGTCAAGCATTTTTTCAAACTTTTTTAAAAATTTTTAATAGGCTCTGTAACGCTTATTTTAACACTTTTGATTTAAGTAATATACTTTTACTACTTTATAATAAAAACGCTTTATATAGCGTTCTGGAGGCTCTCAAGGCTATTATATGATAATTATAATAGTAATTATGTAAATTAAGAATAAAAAAATAAAGTCGATATAAAATATACCGACTTTATAATTATTATTTATTTAATCTAATCTTTTAGGGCTGTATTGTCAATAGGTAAATCCGTTTATAATTAAAATTTCGTATCAACAACAGTTAAAACATTTATCCATAAGTCTATATAATGACATACCCAACGCCCAGAATCTGTTTGAAAACAGGTTTTTCCCGTAATAACAAAACCTGTTTGTTTTGCGCCGTTTTCAGTTTCAATATACATAGGTTCTTTATTTTTTATGGCATTATTGGAAATAGAGACATAGCGTTCTTCTTCAACTAACGCTTGGAATCGTTCAAGGGCAGCAATTACTGTATCTGCTTTAATCGTTTTACTACTAATAATGTCAGGGTCAATCCACCACTTTCCCTTGTCGTATTCTTTTGTTGTTGCAATCGTGTCAAAAATATATTTCATAATATACCTCCCAAAAATAATTACACGCTTTCGTGTTTTTGTTTTTTCTGTTTGTATATATAATAGCATATTTGACACAAAAAAGCAAGAAAAATTTTGTTGTAAAATTGCACAAATAAACCGCCAAATATTTGTGCAAAATGCCAAATAAAATTAACAAAATATCTATTGACTTTTTCTGAAAAAATCTGTATAATTAGAAGTGGGAAAGTATGGGAAGTAAAAAAAAAAAAAAAAAAGAATTGTGAATAAAAGTCACAAATATATTACTGTTCTGAATATCGCCTACAACGCTTTATAACGGCTTTTAAAGTTTATTCGAGTATTTTTATTGATAATACATAAAAGCGTGTTAGATAGCGTTGTAGCGAACGACAATAGCAAGCAAACAAAAAAAAATAAAAGCACATTGCAATAATGTGCTTTTAAAAATTATAATTCAAATCCTTTTTCAATATGTTTTTTATTTCTTTTGTGCTGCCATTGCTGAAGCTCCTGCTCCCTGCGTTTATTTTTGCATTTTTCTGAAAAATCAAGAACTAACGCAAAAAGAATAAGTAAAAGAATAAAACCGAAAAATAAAACTCCAAAAAATTGATATTCAGTCATTGTTATTACCTCCTATAATGATTATATACTAAAAGAAATAACACAGCAAAACGCATTTTCAAATCTGTCTATTGAATAATTGCCGAATCCATACATTCTTCCATTTTTTTTAAAATCTTCCAAGGTGAAAATATCTTCGTTTTCATTAACAATAAGTTGTTTAAAACGCATCTCTGTAAACCCTAATTCAAACATTTTATTGATTGTCGTATTTTTTGTTATCTTCATAATAATTAACTCCTTTGTTATTAGCTTTCTTGCCTTTGTTGTACTTGTATTATATCATATTGTGCAATTTGTATAAATGATTAAACTCGTACAATAATTGTTATGTAATTTCTATCTTCTTTATCTAATTGAACGGATAATAATTTTTTGCCAAAATATTGTTTAATAAGTGCATACTGCTCTTTAATTGGCATATAATTATTGCGCCTTTTATTATATTGTCTAATCGTGTTCATAATCAAATCCTCCTAAAAAAAATAATATGTTATTGCTTTCGATTACAATAACATATTATCATAAATTTATTTAATTGTCAAGTGTTTTTCATTAAATTTTAAAAATTATAGTTTTTTGCCTGTTCAATATCACAAAAGAAATGAAAACCTGTTGAACACTCCCTATTTGATAAATCAAAATCATCAATATAAACATCATCCCCAACGAAGTATGTTGTTGTCATATCGTACATTGATATACCGACTTTCACTTCACCAAATGTACCTATAATATCAATGATTTTTGCTTTATTCGTTCTACACTTGTTATTATAACTGCCTCTGACTTCAGCATCATCTGGAATTGTAGCTACAACAATAACATCGCCCATACATTTTTTATAAACTTTTTTCGGTGGCTCAATCGCTCTATATGGTACATATACATTCTCAATATTATTATCTTTAATGTATTTTATTGCAACTTTGCGAACTATCCAATTATCATCATTTAATCCCTGTTTAATAATATCTAATGAAATATCACGACCTTGACAAGCTTTCATTGCGGCTGCACGGACATCACAATCATTATCATTCAATCCTTGTTTGATAATATTAAGTGAAACATCACGATTTTTACAAGTATTCATTGCAACAACACGAAGATGCCAATCATCATTAATTAACCATTTCTTAATGGTAGCAACACTTAATTGCTTTTTACTCATTTTTATTTCCTCCAAAACTTAATTTATTTTGTAGTTTAAATATATCACTTTTATTTCAACTTGTCAAGTAAATATTTTAAAAAAAATGCAAAATGCTTTTTATTTGTTTCTGTTGTAATATTTTTATTAAATTTCACAAGTTTTTTATTTTCGCCATTATAAACACTTATAGGCTTCTTAAAGCTGAAGCATATTATATCATTGTCAACCTGAATAATAGTATAGTTTTTGCTACTTTGAATTAACTGAACATTAGTCAACATATTTGAACTCCTTGTCACGCTTTGCAAAGATTTCGGCTGTTTCGTCGCTCGGTTTACATTGCATTAGAATACCTATTGAATTATCATTCTTAATTACAATAGGCTTTGTAATTTGCGGTGGAATATATATATCTCCTTCATCAATAATAGTTAAGAGTGTTATAAGATAATCAATGTCGACTATTGTGGAATTATCACAAAAATGAAAATCATACAAAAAAATATTCGGACTATATTTTTTTTTGTTTTCTTTGTACCATTTCTTTTCAACTTTTAGTGACTTTAAGTCACACTTGACTTTTTTATATTTTGACAAATCTACATCAAGACAATAACTTTTAATTAAAGAATTGTTAATAAGATTATAATTTTCAAAATCTAACAGTTTTAAGTCTTGCTCATCAATGATTTTTTCACTTGTTTTAACGCCCATATAATTGCAAAAATAATATTGATTGCCTTCATTATCAACTAAAGCGTTTCCCAAGTATTCTCTTCTTTTGATGCCATAGGTGGGATAATTAACTTTCAAAATCTTATTAGCAGCCGTCTGCTTTTGTTTTAGTGTTGCCATTGTTTATTCCTCCTCGCCCTGCTCTGCGTTTTCCAACTCGTCAAGTAATGCTTCAACATCTGTGTCAAGACTTAAATAAGAACGGTTTTCAAGCAAATCATCAATAAAATAATCATCAAGATAATTTGAATAATCTTTATCATCACTACTAACCAAATTACCATAACCATCATAATAATAATATTCTCTATTTGGGTTGAATTGTGAATATTCTTTTTCGCCTTGACTATTAGTAATATAACAGTCATCGTCTCTACCATAAAACATACGATAAATTAAACTGCTCCACAAATCTGAAGTATCAATATAATCTGTTAAGTCTTCCATAAAATAATAACGGTCATCGCCCAAGTAACCATTATAAGAGTCTAATTCCTCAATAGTTTCGTTAAATAGTGCATTGTCCTCCTCAAACAAGTCTTTTAATTCTTGTCTAATCTCTTTTTCTGTTCTCATAATTTTCCTTTGCGTTTTAAGTCCGCCGACTATAATTTTAATGGTATAGGGCTGATGCGCTCAACCCTCAAGAAGCGTGTTTTTTAATTAAAATATGCATATGCATCGTGAGAATGTGCATATTTTTCAGCAGTTGAACTATTTGAATTATCAAAAAATACAACTCTTTTATTTAACCATCCGTATTCTGTTCCTAAAGCAAGGTTTATACCCTCAAGCATTATTTTTGCTTTTGTAAAATCCTCTTTTGCGATTGTGTTTAATTTTGCAATAATTTCTTTAGTCATAATAATTAACTCCTTTGTTATTCATTGTCTATATAATAGCATACATTTGCTGAATTGTCAAGTGTTTTTTCAAAAAAAATTAATAATAAGCATTAAAATCTTCAAAATATGTAATTGTGAAGGCAAAAGCCACCATTTCAACCTCGGTTATAGAATAATAAATTGTTTTTTTGCCGTCATATTCAACTTCTTGTGATAACTCAAAATTATCTTTGTAATAACAATTAAAAAATTCTTTGCAAAAATCATATTGCAACGGTAAAAAATCGTGAATAAAAAAATCAACGGCTTCGTCAAATCCTGCCATTGTATGCGGATTTTTAAATTTATTGATTTTTTCAATTTCATTTTCAAAAATCTTCGTAAATGTATAAATGTTTATATTTTTGTTAGTTTTCATTTTTCAAACCTCATTTTCAATTTTCAATTTTCGTTTTCAAATCTGAATTTTGATTTTGATTTTCAAATCTGAAAACGAAAATTGTTTTTTTAAAATCAATATAAAATGTTATAGGCTAATTCCTCATCATAGAAGGCTGCTAACACTTCGCCTGTTACAGCGTTTAATATATCGACTTTATCATACGCTCCGCACATTGCCTCCTCAAGCGTTGCAATGCAAAAATCCTTGCTGTGCGTGTAGCCTTGTTGTTTTGGCGTTACTTCCTCTATCTCCGTGACCTCAATTAGATAACACATAATAATATCTCCTGCCCGTATAACCGTTAGCACAGTTTTATTTGTTGATTTTAATATAGCACAAATTTATGAACTTGTCAATACTTTTTTGAAAAAATTGAATTTATTTAAACTTCCTTGTAATATCAAAACTACCGTCTGATATGCGTTCTAATAGAAAAATTTTTACAATATCTTCGTTATCTTGTAATGCTTCAACATACTTCATTGCCAGCCAAAATTCAGGAAATTCTACTGTATATCTTTTTTCCCAACCTGTTAGATGGTTTTTGAAAAGCACATTAACCCTATAATTATAATTTTTAATTTGATTATCTAATGTCATAATTAAACCTCCCTATACTACATTTATTTTCGGCTTTTGCCGTTTAGCTTGATTACAATATAACATACTTGTTTGCACTCGTCAAGACTTTTTTGATTTGTTTACAAACTGTTCATAATTTCCTCGGGGCAAATTTCAATCTCACCATTACCCTCACAAGCGTTCACTACACTTTGACTTTGTGACTAAAATTCACATAAAAATTATATAATTATTCACATTTAAGATTGATAAAATTTTAAATAAGATTGATATATTTTTATCAATTAAATAATATATAATATCCTACTAATTTAATAGGACTTTAACACTTTATCACGGTAAAGCGTGATACCCTGCATAAAATTACAATACCTATAATTTTAATAGGTTATTACAAAATTGTTACAATTATAAAGCACTAAAAGTCGTTATAATTCACTTTGTATAATAACATAAAGCCGTTTAAAAGTCAACAATTATTTTAAATTTTACAATTTATTCATAAATAGACAATGATATAATAATAAACAAAAGTCTATTATACAATATGTAAACATAAACTATACAATTAGTTATATTACATATAGTAAAATTGATATATACAAAGTGTAATAATATGAACGCTAAAATAATGTGCATTTTATATCAAAGTGTATTATAAGGCTCTGAAAGCCGATATAAGCCGTTTTTAGTGTTAGTAATATATCTATATTCCTACACCCTCAAAAGTGGCAAACTTTACTTGACTAAAGCACACGAAGTTAGTTATAATACACTTTTAATTAAATTGTACTATAAAACATACCAAAAGCTCTGAATTTATGCAATATGCACAAAAAGCCGGCTATAAATCGGCTTGAAGTATACAAGTTGCATAAACTTCAAGAAATATGTTGACAAATCGGCGGATGCGTGTTATAGTATAGACAGAACGAAGGGCGTAACGCCAAGAGTTAAAAAGAATAAGCCGACGGGCGTTAAACGGAGGTATTTATTATGTATAATTACTATGAAGAAGTAAAACAATCAATAGAAGATGTTATAAATGATGAAGCATATTATTTAAACATTGAAGCGGTTCGTCCTAATGATTTGGAAGAATATGAAGAAGTTTTAAATGATGAGTTATGGAACGAAGACGCAGTAACAGGGAACGCTTCGGGCTCTTATTATTGCAATTCTTATAAAGCAGAAGAAGCACTAATAAATAACTTGAGTTTAGCAAGTGAAGCACTTCAGGAATTTGGATATAATAATATTGATGTATTAGACAAGGGCACAGAATGGCTTGATGTTATAATTAGATGCTATGTATTGCCGTCTTGCATTGCCGAATATATAGAAGATAACCGTCTTGAATTAGAATCAAGATTAGATAAAATACAATCAGCAGAAGAATAGAAAGAGGGTATAAAATGTATTATAATAATAACTATAAAGCGTACGAGATAGACCGCCGAGGCTTTATGGCTTTATTTAGAGATGAAGTATTACCAACAGCAGCAGAGCGGGAAGATTGGGCGAAGATATGCGGCGCACCTATTAAGACTCGTTATTTTATACTTAATGACGGGAATTATAAAAGTGAGTTATACGCTGTTGACGATATAGAAGCTTCGAAGCTTTTTAATTCAATAAATTAAAATTTTTAAAGCCTTGTATAATGCAAGGCTTTTTTTTATTGCCTGCCCACTTTAATACGCTAAATCATTAAAGTCAGGCTCTCTGACGCTTATATAAACACTTTTTAATATTTAATAATATAATATCATTATTTTATATTAAAACGGCTTTATATAGGTTTATAGGCAATATTTTTAATAATTAAATTTTATTTTAATATTTAATATTTTAAATTGATATTGATATATTATTATATCTTATATAATATATTACAATATACTATATACTGAAGTATTATATATTAAGATTATTATATATATTATAGTGTATATAATTGTACTATATCAATAAAGATATAGTTATATATAATATGATATATAGTGTATAAAATTGTACTATTGATTTTTAAAATTGTATATGTGATATTGATATGATGGTATATAATAAGAGTATGTTATATTATACTAAAAGATACTATAATATATAAGAGTATATATATATATATTGATATATAGTATATATAAGTAATGATATAATATTGATATAGATTAAGGCTATAATGATAAGCATTCGTATAGGTTGATTGTATAGTACACTTTTTGGACTTTACGCGATTACCTGAAAGCACTGTATACTAAAAATACACAAAAAAATCTTCAAAAAAAAGTATACAATTTAATAAATGCTTGATTTTTTCAACCGCTTATAAAAACATTGTATAATATTATTTATATATCATTTTTTTACAAGATTTTAAATGATTTTAACCGCTTACCGCTTGAATCGCTGAAAGTTTAAAAGATAATAGACAAAAATAATAAAAGTGTCTATTAACGGGGGTGTTTCTCAAATTCACAACCCCTTGTGATTTTTATTCACACGCTCGGCTATTCAACACTCGCAACTCTATTCCCAATTTCCATTATTTTCAACATTTTCTTTCATTTTTCCGATTTTTTACTATATTTAGCCACTCCTAAAAAGTAATTACCCCTTATATTAAGGACTTGCTATCGTTGAAAATTTGTTTCAGATAATGAAAATTTAGCTTTAGTTTTCGGATTTGATACCAAAGCGTGTCATACTGGTGGCAGGATTAAATTATATAATATATATAATATAGACAAGGTTTGGTATCAAAAACTGAAAGTAGCGTTGAATTTATGTTATTTGAGTATGTTTTTTCAACGATAGGTACGGAGGTCAAAGGTGGAAATTATATGTAATTGAGTGCTGTTCAAAGTTGAACTATCTATAAAATAAAAAAATAAGTGCCAACAAAGGCACTTATAATTATTTCAATCTCATTACGAGTGTTAAATTTTTGTTATCATAAATATCTCCATCGTGACAAATAAAGCATTTACATAATAATATATGTTTAAAATGTTTAGATAAAATCATTTCGATAAAGTCTTGAAAGTCTTGGTCAGAAACACAAATATTAGAGTGAGTAATAAGATTGCAGTTATTAAGAAAAGTATAACAAGGAATTTTAATGAGTTTAGAGTCAGAAGATGAGGCTATTGATAGTACATTCTTACTCAAAGCATTTAATTCATTTTTATATTTCTTTTTAAATAATTTATATTTTCTACTATCAAGATATTTTTTCTTTATAGTATTTTCAAACCATTCTTTAATAAGTAATAGTTTATATCTTAAATAAATTTTCATAAGTTCACCTTTTTAATTAGTCCATTGTGTTCCACAGGTATTGCACTTATAAACACTTTCATTTGTGTCAATAAAACCTATACACGATTTAATATGCCTTTCTTTATGTAGCGGATAAAAGGCTTATCTTCTCCACAAAAGGGGCAAATAAGTCTTTTGTCTTTCACCTTTGCTTTAGGTTTGATTATTATTTTCATAAATTCAATATAGTATTTCCGTTCTCATCTTTTAATTCTAATGATGAAACCACAATCTTCCCGTGTTTATATTGTTTTAAAACAGGTGTGGGTTTAACATCTTTTATAGATTTAGTCTCATCTTTATTTGTAAGCTCTTCTTTATTATCTCCAAAATAAATCATATTGTCGAGTTTTAATTCATAAATACTCAATACCATTTGTGGAATTTTAGAAATAAGTTCATATGTGGTAAGATTATCTGTTTTGTGGAAAGGAATACCACATTCAAGGTCTAAAAAGTGACGAAGGGCATTATTAAGGTCAGTGCCACTCATAAGAAAAGGAAAGACCTCCTTAGAACTTTTTATTGTATTGTCAAAGCCTAATAAAATAACATATCTTTTATAATCTATCAAAACTATTCCTCCTTAAATTCATTGCTATTCGTTCTTTGGGTAAATTAAAATTATATTTGTTTAGTTGATTTTCCGTCTTTAACCAACTATATAATTTTAATGCATATAATGTTGGAGTTACAAGACTTTTAGAACTTCCTCGCATAGCAAATCTTTTATAAGTTTCAGTAATTGCTATATTTAATAGCGTTTCATCATCTATCATCAATCCCATAACTCCCAAAAATATTCTTTCATAATGTCAAAATAAGCGTTAAGGCTTTCTTTTGCTTTTTTATATTTTTCAATATAATTTTTATCACCAAAGTCTGAATTTTCAAATTTATCAATGTCTTTTAATAGTTTGATAAGTTCGGTATAAAATTCCTGTGTTTGCTCGACAGTCATATCACCTATTCTTTTACCGTTAATAATTATGGGCAAACAACCACAACAATATTTTTCGTTTGTTTTTGTCAACTCAACATTATTAACAAGTTCTTGAAATAAAGCCATATTGCGTTCTATAAAGCTATAATAGTAATCATACCAATCTCGGTCATCATAGCCGTAAATAAAGCGATGAAAGGCATTTTTAAAGGCTTTAAAGAAATATTTAAGCCTATATTTTAAACTTCCGTGTTTGCAATAGGATAAATCTCTTTTGAGTTTATTTATTTTATATTTATTTTTCATTGTTGCCATCTATTTTAATTAAGAGGATAACAAGTTTCAAATATCCAAGCAAAAAAAGATACAAAAAAGACTGCTAAACTCATTATCGCTAATGGCACAAAACCATTTTCGAGAACAGGTACTAATGCTCTAATTGTACAAAAAGTAATAGATAATATTGCCGATATGATTGTAGCAATTAACATTTTAGTTGAAATTTTCATTATTTTCCACTACTCCCTAATTGACCGTTCATTCTGTCTGATTTAATTGATTTTAATTCATATAGGTGACTTCTTCAACCTTAACCTTTGGCACAGGCACAAGAATAGCTTGGGCGATAGCTTTATTATATGGATAAAGTTTTAAAGTTTCACCATAAACAAATGGGTCATTTTGAACGAAGTCTACATTTTTATTAGTTCCAAGATAATATTTTTCCTCTTTACCACTATATGCAACACCTTGTTGCACTTTATTGACCTTTTTAGTAATTCTCATTGTTTCTGCTGTAGTATTTGTAAGAGCAATAAACCATTCCCCTCTAAAACCGCTATCAATGACACCACAGCGAACAGCAATGCCTTGAGAACCTGTTGAACCACGCTCTTTAATAATAAATCCATATTCATCACTACAACAACTTGCAATACCTGTCGGAATTAGCTTTGTTTCGTGTGGGCGAATTTCAATATAGTCCTCGTCAAAACAAGCATAAATATCATATCCCATATTTTCATTGGTTTTTGTAGGAATAATTGCGTTTTCTTTAACTTTTGCAAATTTAACTGTTTCCATTTAATCACCTCTTTGTTTTAAAATAACCACATAGGGTCTTTTATGAATTTAATTATTGATTTTATAAAATTTATCATTTTCATTTATGTAACTCAAAAAAGTCTAAATGACTACCAAAATCATAAGTTGTCACTTTATCAGTGCCAAAAGTTCTTATGTAGTAGACATCAATGTTATTTTCTTTGGCATATTTTCTAATTTCGTAAAAAACTTCTTGTTGAGAGTCTACCTCTCTTACAAATTTAAGTTCTTTACTGTTTGAGTCTCTAAAATATAATTTCATTATTGTTCTTTCATTCCTATAATTGTATAAATGTCATCAATATAGCATTGGCAAATATCCTTTAATTTTTCTCGTTGCCTCTTATGGTCGGTGCAGGTCATTTGAATAATAGTGTCCTCAATTTTATCACAAATTGTACCAATTGTTACTTCAAGATATTGATTTATTGTTGTATAATCAGTATTTTCATAGACTTTTTCTGTCATTTTTGTATTTCCTTTCCTATAATTTTATATTCTGTCGTGTCGATATTTAAAAATCCATACATTTCATCAAATCTTCCGTCTGGATAATGAAAAGAAATCTTTGATATATTAGGTTTTGTCTTTTCAAAATCATCAAAAATTGCTTGAATATAATTGCCATAATCACCAAATTCAGTATAAATTACATCACCTTGTTGAATTTCGGTCAAATTTTTATATATCGGCTCATCAAAATATTCAATATTATCATATTTAATCATATTTAACTCCTTTAATGGTTTATTCGTGGGTTAGAATAAGCAGAAATAATAAATATTATGACTATTGTAATTAGTACCATAAAATAAAGCATTATCTTGACTCCTTTTATGAATTTTTTGGCGAAATAGCATTAAAAATAATTCCTAAATCAATTTCAATATCCTCTAACCCCACAGTATATTCACCATTAAAATTCATAATTACATCTTTAGGACTATAACTTTTTAATGTATCAATAAAGTCATCAATGTCTTTATGAATATTTAGCAAACTATTTGTCGAATTTTCATAATCTTTTGACTCAAAAACTCTTTTATGTAGTTCATCATATATATCTTTGTATGTAAATTCAAATTTTAATAAACTCGGTCTTACAAACTTCAATTTTTTACCCTCTTTACAATTTCTGCTAATTTATGTAAGAAAATATCAATTTCTTCTTCAGTATTTTCTAAATCGAATGAAACCCTAATTGTTCCATTTATGTAATCTTCAGGAATACCATACCATTTTAGCGTTTCGCTCGGTTCAAGAGTGCCTGTATTACAAGCTGAACCACTTGAAACATAAATATTTTCAAGGTCAAGTTGAGTCAAAATAGGCTCACTTTCAATATCTTTTAGCGAAAAACTTATAATATTTGGCACAGTATCATATTTAGTAGCATTTATTTCATAATCTAAACTCCAATAATGCTTTAATTTATTAAGAAAAACATTTTTAAGATGTTCACAATGTTGATTTTTCTTTTCAAGGTTATTATAAGCGTCTTGAATAGCAACACCAAGAGCAGAAATGCCTAAAATATTCTCTGTGCCACCTCTCAAGCCACTTTCTTGCTTTCCACCATAAATTGTTCGAGGCAATTCAATTCCCTCTTTTATATATAATACTCCTGTTCCTTTAGGAGCGTGAAATTTATGCCCACTAAATGACATTGTATCAACACCTAATTTTTGAACATCAACATCAAGTGTGCCGATTGCTTGAGTAGCATCACAATGAATTTGTTTTGAGGAATTTTGTCTTAATTCTGCAAGATAATCAGTAAAATCAATTCCTAATTCATTGTTTACAAGCATACAAGTAATAATATAAGCATCTCTTGTTTTATAAACTTTGTTTGGGTTATTTAAAATACTATGGTGTTCAAATGGGTTACACCAAAATAAGTCTTGCAATGCCCAAGTATTACTTTCAGAAGCACCACTTGTAAAAAAAACTTCTGTCGGCTTGCAATTTATACATTCGGCAACTTTTTTTCTTGCATTTTCAATAATTTCTTTTGATTTAAAACCGATTGAGTATATAGAACTCGGATTGCCAAAATTATCAAGGTTATTTTTTATATCATTTTTGACATTTTCCGAAAGTGGTGTTGTCGCTGCGTTGTCAAAATATATCATTGATTTTTCCTTTCTTGTTTTAAAATGATTTTTTCCACGATAACTTTCTTTAGGTTCAATTAAATTGATTTTGTTTCCATTTTTAAATAATATTTGCTTTTCTACAATCAAAATAATTCACATCCTTGTGCCTTAAATTTTGCTACTTCTCTATCCCAATCATCTTTAGTCCAATCTTTTTATGTTTAAAAATACAAACATAATTCTTAATTCCGTTCATATTTTTAAACATTATTTTGCGTTTTATTGGTTATTTTAGTAAATCTAATTATGCGTATTATCACCAAATCGAGATTTTTATTTGCTTAATAATACACCTTTTCGAGATTTCTCCCTTATTATACCATAAAAATATCAATTTGTCAAGAGTTATTTTAAATTAAATATAATAATTGTTCCAACAATTAAAACAATAAATTCATACCAACAAAAAATACGAAATTGTTTAGGTGTTATATCTGCTGGTTCATATATAAGAGGCAAATTCAACACAAAACACCAAATCATAACTGAAATTATTATTTTAAATAACATTTATTTTATTCCTTTATTATTTTTATTTCTTTTATAAATTTAAAAATTGATTTTTTCATATGAGCAATAGCATTATTGTAATTTTTATAATCTTTTAATACTTTTCCTTGCCTGTATTGTGAACTAACTTCATAAATTCTATATTCATAATTCATATTCATTAACAAAATTGATTATATAGTCTAATAATATCGTCAACATTAAATGCCCTATCATCCCATAATTCAGTATAAAATATTTTTCGTGGGTTATTGAAGTATTCTTTTGCCCATTGACAATTTTCATTTACGGCATCAAATTCAATGCCATAACATTTACACCATTTTAAAGCCAAATCAAGTTCCTTGCCTTCTCTCATAGTGTAAAGAATAATAATTGACCCTTTTTTCTTTTCTTCGGTAATAGCTCTGATAACAGGCATAATAGGTTTGCCACAATAAGGATAATTGCTTTCACATAATGTGCCGTCAAAATCAACGGCGATAATTCTTCTATCCAAATTTAATCACTCCCTTAAGGTTTTGTATTACAATATTTAATAAATTGTTCATATTCTTCATTTGTCATATTTGTATTATCCCCATAATTGATATATGTTAATGCTCTATCAAAATCATAACAATAATTTTCAAGTACACTTTCAGCTTCTTCTTTTGCTTTTTCAACACACATATCAATATAATCTTGTTTTGTCATATTGGAATGTGTAGGTGCGTCAATTATGGTTGAAATTCTACAATATAAGCCATTAGGTTGCTTTGCTATAATTCCTGCCATTATTCCTCTACCTCACTTTCAAGCCACAATTTTCTATTTTCGACACAAAGTTCTATTCTATCATAATAATTTTTTTCATAATAATGACATTTATCAATATCTTTTTTTACACAACAATAACAGGGGTTACTTGAAAATATTTCCTCTATCCATTCAGCCATTTCTTGAATGTTTTTATTTTTAATATCTTCAAAATTATTCATTCTTTTACCTCCAACAATTCGGGGTTATCGTGTATATTGCCAATAACTTCGCATCGACTCGCTATCTCTGCTAAACTTTGCTGTTCCAAGTAATCGTGAAATTTTTCAGGTTCGTTATCACACCAATCGGGGCAAGTAAAATTATCTACTTCAACATAAAATCCTAAACAGTCACTCGCTTTATATTCACCTTCACTACCGTCTTGTTTGTATTTGCCAAATTTAACGACAGATTGACAATCAAATTCATCATAAGTTAAATACTGAACAATATCACCCTCAAATATCTTTTTGCCGTTTTTATCAATCAGTCCTGTGTATTGCCCTACTGTTTTAGGGTCAACAAAAATTCTACACTTGTTACCAAATCTGTCGGGGTAAATCATTATTGTATATTCATTTTCAGTTGTATCTAAACTGCCAAAAACCCAAGAGCGATTGTTAACACCTGACAAATCCGTTGCTCTAAATAAAATCTCTCTCATTTTTGCTCTCCTTTCCGTTCTCCATAACTGCAAAAATCGTTGGGTTTCATTGGAAATACTGTAAACAAGCGATTGCATACATTGCCTAATAATTCTGTGTTTGTGATATAATGTTTACAATTTTTACAACGGACAACTGTAACCATATTGGTGAATTGGATAGGTATTTTTTTGTTTTTCAATTCATAACCTTGCTGTTTGAATTGAGTATTAAAATCGTTACTCAATGCACCAAATTTTAAAAATACATTACTTTCTGTCATTATTCTTTTACCTCAATCAATATGTATTTGCCGTCTTTTGTTTTGTAAGGCTTACTTTTGTCACGCTCTCGATTTACTTTATTAAAGTTTGAATAATCACAGTAATAATCATAATAAGTTAAACTTTGGCGATACTCACAGCCATTACACCCCGTTTTTCTATAAGTACAATATTCATCAAGAGTCATAACCCTAAACTTACGCTTTTTCTTGCTCATTTTCTACTCGTTTCCTTTCTGCCCAACTACAAAACCAATTATCTGCTGTGCTTCGGTTAAGCCTATAACATCTCTCATTTTCACGATTGTAAGACTTGCAATCTATGCAATAACAATTAGCTAATGGTGGTTTATCGAAACGATGCTTGGCTTTATAATCATATTTCAATTCTTCAATTTTTTCTGTGATAAAATAATATGCCGCCATTATAATAAACATTATGATAGTTACTAATACTATAACTGAAGATATTATTCCAAAGAAAGTAAAAAACAACATTAAATTTTCTTTCATTTTTCATTCAACTCCTTTGATTAATAACATTCATCACAGAAATTTTCTAACTTCGGTAAAATTTTACTTTTTAATGTTTCAGGTATGTCATTCCATTCGTGACTGCGAATGAACGCAATTATATATTCCACTTCGTCAAGTGTAAGTTCTAAAGTTTCATCAATCATTGCCGTTCAACTCCTTTAACTTTGCTTCTGCTTCTTCTTTAGTGAGAAATATCTTATCAATATTTGTTTCGAATGTATACTCTGAATTTAACGGTCTTATTTTCACACCACAAATTCCGTATCTATTAATGTTATAATCAAGTACTTTGGCTTCTACTATCTTGTATGTTAAAGGAACATATCTTTTTATTATTATATAATAGACTTTATCGTCAATTCTACAAGGCAGTTCAACAAGCCTGTCGCTTTGCAATAGTTCAATAGTTTCTGCTAATGCTTGCTCATAATGCCATAAACATTGATATTGGCTTTGTTCTAACTCTTTTTTAAGGCTTTCAAGCCATTTAATATTTTCTTTACAAGTCAT